AGTCGATGGTATCAACCGTGGTTCTGGTTTGGCAGACTTAGAGTAAAGTTGGCCCATATTTTATCAGTTATAACTCATAAAAATATGGTTTTTCGATGGTCTTATAAGTCGTATTTCCAAAAGATGCGGATTTCGTCTGTAAATATGCGAACCTCTTTTATCAGCATTGCGGCGACTTCATGGCGCTGTGCAATATCCATATAGGGCCACATATCCAGCGTGTCATACAGTTGTCGGGTGTTTTCGGGTGACGGTCTTTCCAGTATATGTTTTTGCAACGCAACCTCTATTTCATGGCGTTGTGTTTCTAATGCAGCGATTTTATCGTTGAGATAACCTATGACCGTTGCAGAGCCTTGAGCGATTGCGTTCACCAAGTTGTCAATCTGTTCATTGATTTTATTGATTTGTATTTTGTATTGTTGCTCCTTGATGTCGCACTCGGCAATCTGTTGTGCTTGTAGGTCGGAATGTCTTTGGATGTGTTGCATGATTTGGGTCTCAACCGCTTCTTCCACTTGTGCAATAGATACACGCGCATTATCATCACAAGTTCCGTAATTGGCATGTCCAGAGCATCGAAACTTTGGTACACCCTTTTTCATTACATCCGCTTTCATAGCTTTGCCGCAATAGCCGCATTTAATCAAACCAGTCAGCCAGGAGTGTTTGCCTTGTCCTCCATTATATACCTGTGTGTTATTATTTAAACGGTTCTGACACAACAAGAATGTTTGCGCATCAACTAACCCTTCATGTAATCCGATAGATAATGTGAGGCTTTTGAGCTGGTCGAACTTACGCCGTTTGTGATCCCACTGCCCATACGTTACACAACCATTCACGCCTGCAAAGGCTTCAATTGGGTTGGTGATGTTGATGCCTGTTAAGCGATAGTAGTTATATATGTCTGCATTAGCCTTTACATATACGGGGTTGGACATGATGCGGCTAAGTTTGCAGGAGTCCCATGCTGCACCGCCCGGAGATGGCACACGCCGCTGATTGAGTTGCCTCGCCAATGCTCCTAATGATGTGCTTGTGTATGCGTATGCGTCAAAGATACCGCGCAATATCTGCGTCGTTTCTGGGTCGCATACAAGTGAACTCACAGACTTACCTTGTAGGGCGATCTTGGTTTTGATAAACCCATAAGGTGCTGTGGAGTCGTATGCTCCGTTTGCCGAGCGCATATAGTAGTTATCCCTGACACGTAACTGTATAGTCTCACGTTCAAGTTGGGCAAAGACCATTATAATGCTCAACATGGCGTTGCCTATTGGGGTAGAGGTGTCAAATTTCTCGCGTGTAGACTGGAACTCTACATTGTGTTGTTTGAATACCTCTATCATTTCCGCAAAGTCTAATAGCGACCTACTAAGCCTGTCCAGTTTATAGACCGTTACCTTATTGATTACGCCGGAATGAATGTCTTTCATCATTTCCTGAAACTGTGGACGATTTGTATTCTTTCCGCTAAATCCTTTGTCAATGTACACTTTTGTGGGTACATCTATACCCAATTCTTGTTTACAGAGTTCAATTTGTGTTTCGATAGATAAACTGTCCTTTTTATCTAACGATTGTCTGGCGTATACCGCGTTCATGTGTCCCTCCTAATTTACACAGTACACGTCATCGCTTGATTTAATTATAACCTGTGCTTGGGATAATTGCAAATCAATTTCAGTTAAAAGCTGATTGGCAATAATGGCTAAAGTGCTAAGATCGTCGGTCAGATTGGGGTAGATGTTCTTTATATCCATTTGTTCCTCACCTCATAAAACAATATATGCGAATAGGGAAGCTGTGTATGATAGCTTCCCTATTTTTTTTTACTCTACTTGCCGCTACTGCCGAACCCGCCTCGGTCAGCATTACCGAGACTAATGACTGGTTCAAATTTGATTTCGCCAAACTCGGTCCGCATTGTATAGTTTAATCGGAACTGGCAAATGCGTGTACCCTTGGGAATGGTAATATCTCTGGTGGCGTAAGCGGGGAACTTCCAGATGTCGTTGTCGCCGCAATATGTGTTGTCGATCACGCCTATTGAGTTGGCCTGCAAAACACCATAGTTCTTAAAGGTGCTGCTACGAGGTACAATATTAGCCTCTACCCCATCGGGTAACTGCATGGCAACACCCAGCGAGATGAGGGTGTACTCACCGGCTTGCAGAGTTACTGTTTCGGCTGTATAAAGGTCTATCCAGTCTGATTTCTTATCCCCGATATACCCCAATTCGGCGGGATAATCCTTAGTATAACGAATATGTATATTAGTTGGTCGTTTCATTTAGTCTCCTGAAATAAATATGTTATGTCTATAAGTTCTGGGCCAAGCGGTGCGTGTTCTACACGATAAAACCGTTGATTAGTTGTAAGACTGTTTAATGCGCCCAAAGATTGCTGGTAGCTACCCATTTTCAAATAGTCAGTAAGAGGCAATATGTCTGCCATTTCAGACCAATTATCATTGCCTGCATATACACAAGTTTTTAGGTGATAAGTCTTCGCAATTTGCAACGCTTTACACAGCTCGTCGATATTCTGTGTGCCACCCATAAAGCACACACAGGTGATATAGGGCGCATACTGTTCGACAACATCTGCCAGTGATGCCAGCAATGGGGCCCCTACGTCTTCCCACAGGTGTGGGGAGTGGCAACCCTCGCATTTAAAAGGGCAACCACTCACCTCAAAAGCCAAACTGACTTCATCGGGAACCTCTTGAAACACCACCGTATAAGAAGTGTATTTAAGCATTGCCGTAATACCTCTTAGCAGCCTCCTTTTGCCGAGCTTCGCTAAACTTTGATACGCGCTTTAGATAGCCTATAATGCGCGTTGCATAATCAATGTCTTCAGACCCGCACTTAGGACATTTTGTTAAAGTGTGTTTATCAATATAACCGCACTTATTGCAAATAGTGTTACGAACATTAAAGGTGAAGTAAGAGCAACCTGTTTTGATGGCGTCTTGCATAATAATTTGATACTGCTTCTTGGTCAAATGCTCTTGCAGATTCACATGATTAGCGCTGCCGCCATCAAGATACTGTGTGAGCTTGTTGCCGTGCAGGATAAATTTATCTATGAGATTGACACCATCATCTTCGGGACGGAAAAAGTAGCTGTTATAACACTCGCGAGGAGAGAACAACCCGTCTGCCTTGTCCCATTTAGCATTTTTAACCCCAAGGTTTTCAGCAGGCACAAATTCGGTGTTAAACATCAGTTCATCTGTACGAGCTGCTTTATTCGCTTCAAAAATAGGTCTGAGTATCTTTTCGCCATACTCAAAATATTGTTCATTGGGCGTAATGTCTATGCCAAGAAACTCTGCGCCCTCAACGAATCCATTGATGCCTATGGTTAAGAATTGTTTTTCTAAAGAGATATAACCTGCATCGTACACAGGCAGCAATTTGGACTTAAAATTGTCCTTCATAATCTCATTGAACGCTATCAGGTAGTGGTGGCACTCATCTACAATCTGCCGTACTGCATCAGATATATCAATGCCGTCACGCACAGCCCACTGCACCAAGCGATTGATGTTGATGGTCATAACCCCCTTGGAGCCGGTTGCAATGCCTCCAGCACCTAACGTATAAGAGAAGGTGTTGTCTTGCAGCTCGTTCCGTAAACGGCAATTATGGGTGATCATGCCATTGGGCAGCGTAAAATATGGCTCGTCTTGGTTCCTACATTCAAAGCAATACACAGAGTCATAACTGTTTGCTACACTGGTGATGTTTTGCACCTTAAAATAAATGCCGTTGTTGATTACTTTATATACGTCTGCCAATGTGCGCCGGTTTTGTGGCGTATACCAACGAACACACCACAACGGGTAGTTGTGATTATATTCTTGTTCTCGGATAACGCATTTTTCATCTGTGCGATCTGACACATCAATCACAGTGCTGAGACCCAACGATGTACACAGAGCTTCCAAGTCTTGAACAAGGCGTTCAGACGTAGTATAAATACGGTTGCTATTGCCCCCGTCTGTTGCATATAGTCCATCTAATATGCCTTTGCGGAAATCGTAAGATTGCGCGAAAATAGATGGGTTAAGCCCTTTTTCTGCGGCATACTTACCCACTACATATTCCCGAATAAATGTGACCACTTCTTCTCCGCTAATACGCACAGGATATACATTGTTGTAAGGTGTACCTAATGTAAAGTCTCTGTCAATATCGCAATCAGATAAAGCCTTACGCATAGCGCCTATACAATTAGTATATTTGGCTTCATTTAAAGAGAAGTCAGTTGAGTAATAAATGGCATGATTTTTCGTCTCGTTTTGGCGAATACTCCCATCTCCCAAATACATACCAATCAGAAACCCTTGTTCGTAAGTAAGATGCAAGTCGCGTTCTTTGACTGCCATTAAAGGTCGAGTATTACAAAGAATGTAATCATCAGTAGTTAATTCGCTGACTGGCACATCTCCGCGCAAAGTGGGGAAGATATGATTGTCAGTTGCTTCAACAACTTTTTTGTTGGCTGTCTCTATGCGATACATAGGACGCACAGCCGGTAATGCGATAGTTTTTGCAGACACCCAACTGCCGTTATGGAACACTGTCAGATTTCTCTTATCAGCCCACTTGGTATCATGCAATTCTTTAATGGGTATTAAACGTTCACCGTCACTGGAACGAACAAGCACTTGAGTATCGGGAGCAAAACAACATGACGCGAGTGAGTCAACACTGCCACTACGATAAGTAAAGAAACTATGCCCTTCAGCATACATTTCAGCGGCAAAATCTGCCCATTCTTGATCCACATAATTCACTCCGTCATCCAGCAGATTCATTGTTTCCACGGGGAAGGTCAGAACTTGCTTAGTGCGCTCTTTATTGAACCACTTCATAAAATATTTCTGAAGCCAACTTACGCTCTCCCAACATGGAGTTGTACCGTCAGGGAACACAAAATCTGTAAATATGCCGTGAAAGTAAGGGTCGTCAAAGTAGGCAATATTCCAAAATCATTTATATTCTATAAGGTTCGCTACACCTTATACGTTCTCTTGTGAACTGCTATACATCACTGTATAGATTAGACCATATCACTATCCCTTAGAGGGATACTCCCCATTTCCATCACCAATCGCTTGTGATGTACTCGCTTGCGCGATGGTCGTTGAACCTTCCTCAATAGAGGCTTGGCTGCTGATTGTCTGTAACGAGCGATGTTTCGCTTTATGGCAATCCGCGCATAAAGTCACTAATATCGTCTTCTTCTGTTAAACGTCTGCCCATTTTCAGAGTTCCCAGCAATTAAAGGAGTTTGCATTATTCATTACTGAATAAGGGCGCATTGTAATACGCTTTGGAAATTCCTTGCCGCTGCGGGTTGATTAAGTGAATAGACCACCTGCTGAAACGCTGCGTCTATCCTATCACAGATTGTCTTTGGTTTAATGCTATGAATCACAATCTCATTGGAGTGCTTATAGTAGTCTTCGCCAAATTCTCGTCGCAGAAAATAGTCCAAATAGGTCAAAAACTCAGGAGTGGAGACTGCTCCGGCAAATTGCGCGGCCACAGCAAACACAAGGTTTACAAAAGAGCCGCAAAAAGAATCCAAATTTTTAGGCGCTTCGCTTTGCCCGCCCAGCGGTACAAGACCGTTAAAGAGAAAGGGGTAAAGTGTAATACTGACACAATAGACACTCAAGTTTGTCTCGTCTTGTTTATACAACAAATGCGACTCCAATCTGTCAATATATCGCTCTGCCCATTCTGCGCCGTACAATTCAGCCAGCTTATTTATCATTAACAATCGGTTGGTTCCAATGGCCTCTCTTTTGTATATTTCACCAGAGAGGGTAGTGATATTTTTACTCTCTACATTAGCATTAGAATCCACCTCACTGCCGGTTGCAGCATTACTGGCTTTTTTGTACTTGGTGATAAAATCTATATGTTTTTGATAACGGCTCTTGTATTCGTCTACTGTCATATTTCGTCCTTTCTGCTCATCACCCACTTAAAGGCTTCAGCATAAGTCATCGTTACTTGCAGAATCGGTGCAGACATAAACCCCATTCGTTTAATGGCATTCGCGTCAATCACCTTCTCGTAATTGACATTTTCTGCGGACAATTTATTAGCCAGAACATCGCATTGCGGGCATCCCTCCGTCCCATACATCACAACCTTCATTATTCAATCTCCTTCCATACTTCGTTGATATATGTGCGTGCCTCCGCTAATGTATTCACCCGCTTGATTAAATGCACGTCATCGTATTCGGCTCCGCGATTATTCCACGGCTGGTTCATACAAATGCGGTAAGCGTCATGCCTGACCAAGTTCGCAATACTGTCCTCAATGATGAAATCTCCCTTTACCCATTCTTTGCGGGTGCAACATACGATATTAGCCGGATCGATAAACGGGAAGTAATGCTGCAACCAACCTACCCGCAGCTCAAACAGGTCTGGCGTAATGGCTGTGACAATGCGAATTTCATCACCGTCATACACCATATCTTGCAGAGTTTGGACAACCCCTTCTGCCGTGTGCAAGCTGCGCCAAAAATATTTGTTCTCCCATATCTGGCGTATTACAGCGGCATCATCAGGTGATAAACTGTCTTCTATGTGATAAGTGGTTAGGCTATTATAGTCTAATGTTTTACCTGTGGATATGGTATAAGCGCCCAGTGTGTCTTTGATCAGTGTGTTCAGCACACCGTCCACATCTACTATTACTTGCGGTCTGCTCACTCTCTCACCTTCCCTGTTTTTATATATTCGTTAAGTTGCTGATATGTAGTCTCAAATACGTCATTGTAAAAGACCACATCTGCTAATTCATTCGCATCGGCAAACATCACATCGTCGTTTGCTATACGCGCTTGAATCATTTCTTCGGTGTCTCCACGAGCTGCCATGCGCCTCTCAGCGAGGAATTTCATACACTTGAGAAGCACCACCTTTACTTTCTTTTTGCCCTTGTATCGTTCTTTGAATGTCCGTATTCCGGCAGGGTCTATAACATAAATGTCACATTGCTCCACCTGCTCGGCAGTAGCAAAATAAAAGTTGCCGTCAAACATAGTTTCTGCAACACGATTAGGATATTGTGCTTTTAAATCGTCGATGTCTTTATATGAATCCGACGCTATAAAGATGTGACCTTGTTCGTTGGGCGCTCTTGGCGGTCGTGTCGTATAACTGGACAACTGTTTATAGCCTTCACGGTCGCATAAGGCTTGTGCCAGCGTAGTTTTGCCTACACCGCTACGCCCCATAATGAGATAAATCTTCTGTGCGTTAATCCTCCCCCTTCATGCTCCACTGTATAGCGCGAAAGCATAAATATGTCGCACTAAGTATACAAATCCAGCCAGATATAAACGACAACCACTCAACAATCTGCATCATTGCCCTCCGTAGTTAAAGCGTTATAGTCCTCTGCGCTGATTTCGATTACATTAGTGACGCGAATTATCGCCTCTTTACTAAGCTCATCAAATGTCTCCCGGAACAGCGATATAACGTGTTGCAAGGGGAATAGGGGTGAATACGAGCAGATATACGAAGCATCTGTACTTTCGTAACCGCTTTTAGAATCATAGACATAAAACTCAAAATACCAGTACCTCATTGCCTTTCCTTTCATTTAATTAGTCCCAACCCTGACAGCCACAATAATATGCGTCGTAAGGCTTGTCTGGCTGATACTCAAAGAACGGGAGATTCCATGCGCTTGCAGTGCGGTGATCGTTGCTATAAACGCAGTGCGCTTCCCGTCCTTCCAACCCAGCAGTGTCGTCATGCAATTCACTTTTTATCTCCCAGCACATACAAATCGGACACACAGGGTCTCCTATTTCATCTATAGCAGAAGATATATGTCCACAGGCCATTAAGTAATGGGTCATTAACTCTCCTTTCGATGTAGTCCAAACCATGCGTTATATACCGCATATCGCTTCAATATTGATGTGCTGGTGACATCGGGGTTATATGCCCGCAGGGTCATAAACAATGACCTCTCTCCAAATGGGCACTTGCTCATTTCGGGGCATCCACAACGGTAAATGCAATTCGGCACAAGCACATCTGCCAGTTCCGGCTCTATCTGATGCAGCGTAGCCTTGAAGTCCTCTGCATATTCACGGGTCTCAGGGCTGGCTTGGTAACACAGTCTTTTACGCATAGTGTCGATAAGAGCTTGAGCATTGGCTTCGCCAGTAAAGTCCACCGGTGCGTCTTGCGGCAGTTTAGTGCGGTCAATGCCGGTGCGGTCTGTGCGCTGAGTTTTGACAAACTTCTCCCACTTATGCCGAACCCAATGGACTGAAACCCATGAGGGCATTGCCAGCCACTTCCACTTCACAATGAGGTCGCGTATAGGGCTATGCTCTGCAACAAGAATGTTGCGCTTAAATTGTTCCGAGGGTTCTTTGCCCAATGGCGACTTGCCCACAGTCGAACGGCAATCGTCAACAACCTCTGCCCAATCGCCTTTGATCTTTATGATTTCTGTCTTATCTTTCATCGGCCAATTCCTCTAAAACACCCATTGCTTCAGCAAATATAAAACCCATTGCCATGCCGTGAAGGTCGCCATGTACCCCCATATAACAGCCCACTATACGAGTCAAAGACTTAGCTATGGAAATCCAGAAATGTCCTCTACTGTTCATTATTGGTGCGTTTGACCTCTCTTTCCAGCAATAGTTTGACCGCCTTACATATCCACCAAATTAGGTTGTTCTGCCACATATCGCGGGTGGTTTGGGTGTGCGTCATACCCTGCTCCATCGCTTCCGCGCACTCTATCATCTGTTCTCTTTTTGTCATACTTCAATTACAAAATCGTCCTCGCTGAGTAACACTTTAAGCACTTCGGCCTCGGTGCAAATATGTGTGTCTTTAATGATGCCCGCTAATGTGTCGTGTTCGTCTGCGTTAATCGCATTTACATCTATCTCGCCCGTAGTCCAAAAGGACACCACTGTGTATGCGTCAGCGATGAAATGCACACCAGCCGATGTGACCCAGCCGTAAGTGTCATGCCATAATGTGTTAAGTTGGTCTTTAGTGACCGCTGAAAATCTAACCATTACTTGTCCTCCTATCAGAAAAATTGTGTCTTTGCTTGCAGTTATATAGTGTATTACAATGAGTGGTGGTACTTTGCAATATGCGCATGATGACTTCTACGGTCCAGCCGTTACCGAGACATTTATACGCTTGTGAGTCGCTTATGACACTCATATCATACCAATCAGGGACAGTTTGCAGTCGTTTACACTCATTAACCGACAATTTGCGAATGATATAGTAACCATCAGGCAAGTTAATAGGATACCAATCACCATCAATCAGAATATACCCGTTGAAAACCGTGTAGACGATGTGGCCTTGTATGTTGTTATCTATCGGCACAGCATATAATCCCGTTTTCGCCCCTACGCCACCGCCTTGACCGCACAGCGTTGTTGCCTTACCTTCGCAAGAATATACGCGGTACTGTTTACTATCAAACATTATATTTTTAGCTGTATTCTGAATGGTCCCCACACGAATAGGTTCAGTTACCATGCTATGCCTATGCTTAGATAACGTGTCTTTGATTACGGCTCCTGCGATACGTGTTGTTAGCGCATAACTTTTTTCGGTCCATACAGCGCCGCTATCAATCACATCTTGTAAACGCCCCCCCTATGAGCAGGTAATGTTATGTTGACACGGCTATATGAGCCATCTGTATTACGCTGGCCCACCCAATACAACCTGCGTCTATTTTGTGCAGATACCAATGCAGAATTGATCTCTACCGCCTCAAACCCAAACGCTTCATCAATAGCAGCTCGTATTGCCTTACTCATACTTTGATTGTTTTCATACAAAAAATACTTAGGCATGGCTTGTTGCACAGCCCGCACATATTGGCTAAATAGTTCCCAGCCCATACCACTATTGGGTTGTGTTTCTCGATTATTCTTCTGGGCTATCGACCAATGTGTACACGGGCTACCGCCAATAAGCCAATCTATATTTTGATATTGAGTGAAATCAGCAGAAAACACGTCACCGCATTGTTCTGTGTTTGGAAAGTTGAGTTGCGTTACTGATATGGCATACTTATCTATTTCATAAGAAATGTAACGATCTACTTCTATACCGAGTTGTTTAAACGCAATTTGACCACAACTCATGCCATCGAAAAGACTGAGCACTGAAATTCCTATATTCAATTCACCTTACTGCTTATCTGAATTTATGAGTAGTTTGACAAGCACCGTTGTTAGATTGCATCAAAGTTAGAAAAAAAAACACATTGTATTGTGTTGGGTTACACCTCATTGCCCCAGCAGTCCCAGTCATCATGCGACTCATGAGCAAACAGCTCTATGCGCGGGGCGTAACTTACAATTTCTATCATTTCTCGCATTTGTATAGGTTTGCGACTGTGTATTGTTTTCGGCTCGTAGAATCCTGTCACACCTTGACAACGCTTATCGCCATCTATTTTGTACGGTAGACGCTTCTTTGTGGTAGCAAACAAACAATGCTCTGTTATTCCACGGTAATATTGACCAAGACCTACTTTGTCCTTTATCCATGTAATTGTGGTGATATATTCAAATCCCCACGCCTTGATACATTCAAACGCTGCCGGTAAATAGTTGTTGGTAGCCCATAGATACAAATGGCATCCTTCAGGGTCGGCCAGGTCGCCTACGGACAATGCTATAATCTCCTTTACTGACATCAATGGGTAGTGACGGTCTGCACCGCGCTTGATTCTGCCGCCCCCCTGTTCAGGCCAAGGAGGGTCGATATAAATAGTCCTATATTTGCCTTGCGGAAAATTAACTACTGCTATAATTCAACACCGCCTTTGATTTGATATGTTGTTATCCACGGTTCTTTTGTGTCCAACAATTTGCACCACTTGCCATCAATCATCTGCGATTTAGGCTTCCAAGCAAATTGGCCTGTTCGTATAATTGCACCTCGATTAAATGGGTTGGCTTGGTAGGTGTTGGTATATGTTTTGACTACTTGTATCTCGCCGGTATCCAAACTGTATAATTTAATTTTCGGTGAATATTTCGTGCTTAAATCCAGCACTAAGTAATGACCTTTAAGCCGTGGATCTTGGTAAGTGATATAACCCTGATATTTAAGCTGTGTGGTTAATATTTGAGAGACTGGCAACGGCGATGTGGCAAGTTGCTGACACACCAAAGAGAACAATTTGTCATGGTCAAGAATCTTATATTTTTTAGCGGTTTCCTTGCTACATTGTTTCAACAAATCTTCTGCGAAGGGCAGTTTGTCTTTCTTGACCTCTTTAACGCTATAAACATTTTGGTATGCTGTCCATACATCCATCAAATATCCACTCTCACCGAACTCAGTAAAAAAGCCCAACGCTATCAATGTTTCAAATTGAGTTTTATTGATCGCTGTATGTTCTCGTTGTTTGATTACATCTATAAAAGTATCAGCACATATCGACTGCAACCCCGTGGCTACTATATCACCGAAGCCGCTAAGAGTAGTAATGCCCAAATACACGATACCATCACGGCACGTTGTATCAGCCTGAATACGCCGCCAGTTGTCAAACGTCAAGGTCAATCCCATACGCTTGGCTTCCGTGATGGCTATGACAATATCTTTTAACGACCCCTTATAGGAATTGATATATGCCGTCATGCATTCAGCGGGATAATGTACCTTCAGATACATGGTAATATATGCCGTCAAAGCGTAAGCATAAGCATGGGCTTTATTGAAAGAGTATTTAGCGAAGTCCAGTATGTCAGTCCACAGTTGGTCTACTTGTTCTTGCGACCAGCCACGTTGCATTAAGCCGTTTTTCATCTCCGGCTCAATTTTAGCCATCAACTGAGGTTTCTTCTTTGCCGTAGCTTTACGCAATTCATCGGGGTTGTTCAACCCCGCCAAACGTCCTATATCAATAAGCTGCTCTTGGAACACGATAATGCCGTAGGTGGGTTGAAGGATGGATTGTAAATCTGGATGAATGTATGTGACCTGTTCCTCGCCATGTTTGCGCCGCACGTAATTAGATATATACTGCATTGCACCGGGGCGATATAACGCATTAGCTACGCCCAAATCATCAATGTTGTCGCATTGCATATCGCGCAAGACGCCACGCATACCAGTAGACGAAAACTGAAAGATCAATTCTGTGTGGCCCTGCTTAAACTCGTTCCACACCGCAGCATCATGTAGGTCGATATTACGAGGCGAAATGTCCTCATACGACTTACCAATCATGTCCAGCACATCCCACATCACATCTACTGTGCGTAGTCCTAAGAAGTCAACCTTAACCAACCCCAAGTCATCAGCGGTGTGCATATCTCCTTGTAGTACCCATGCGTCTGCATTTTCCGAATATTCCAAGGCATTGTAGTAATCGGCTGGTTGTGTACTGATCAAACGCCCACAAGGATGGATACCGAACGACTTGGGCAAACCTGCAATGTGTTGTGCATAATCCAATAATTCGGGATACTGGTCTTTGTAACCGTCCAATAGCCCTAATTCAATGACCTCTTTAATGCTTTCGTCACCTATACGCGAGGTCATTTCATTAGTTACCTCAAAGGGGATGCCCAGCACTCTACCAATATCTTTAATTGCGCCCTTAGCCCATAAATACCCAAACTGCCCCAGACAGGCTACATTGCCTTCACCGTACTTGCCGATAATATATTGCATGATATGCTCACGTTCCAGTTTGCCAAAATCGCTATCCACATCAGGGATTTTGAGTTCAGCCTTGGTGATAGAGCCATTAGCCAGCAAATCTAATGCTCCTACATCAATAAAACGCTCGAAATATAAGCCATATTGGATAGGGTCGATGTCTACTATGTTCATTAAATAAGCCAGCAGGGAACCACCTGCGGACCCACGAGCAATACCACGTCGTTTGGCGTGGGACAAATAATCATCCACCAGCAGGTAGTAGCCTTCAAACCCCATTTTTTCAACAGCGTTCATCTCATATAACGCACGCTGTTTGTACATTTGTTGCACATCGGCAGGCAGTTGGTCGAGACCCTTTGCTTTGTAGCCATCATTGCATAGCTTTTTCATGTATGCGATTTCGGTTTTATAAGGAGCAGGCACTTTGTTGTGCGGGATAATAGGCGCAGACAACGGATATTCAGCCGTGCATTTGTCTGCAATTTCCTGTGTGGCAGCAATAGCTTGAGCGTTGTATGCCTGTGTGCTTTCGCATATTCGTAATACATCAGCTTCGCTTTGTACGTAGCAGTCTTGATATGTTTCGCCTACATCCCGCTTTTGATTGATCTGGATAAAAATAGTGTGATACTTTTGGTCTGCCGGAGTCAAATAATGGCAGTCGCAAGTAACCACATATTTTATGCCCAATTCATTGGCAATGTCCACCAGTTGAGCATTATAGCGTTGTTGCTCAGGATTGCTATGAGACTGATACTCAATATAATAGTCGTCGCCAAACAGGAATTTATACTTATAGGCTATCTGTTTAGCCTGCAAGAGACTGCCTGCTTGCAGAGCGCGTGTCAACTCCCCTGCCATGCAAGCGGACAGGCAAATTAAACCTTCGTGGTGTTGCGTAAGCAAATCAAAGTCAATACGCGGCTTGCCTTTATATTTGTGGCGCGTAGAATCACTGACTATCTTTTGTAGATTCAGCCTGCCGGTTTCATTCTTAGCTAACAGGATAAGGTGATATGCCTGTCCTGTCTCAAACCGATTCTCGCAAATATAACATTCACAACCAATGATTAACTTCTTGCCATGCTGCTTTAACATTTTGTACAGTTCACAACAACCATACATATTGCCATGATCGGTGATGGCTACTGTATCCATACCCAATTCATCCAACTTGGTAATTAAATCATCCAGTTGAATAGTGCTGTCTAATAGGCTGTACTTAGTGTGTAGGTGTAGATGAACCATATTATTCACTCAAGCACTTGTTACAATGGCTACATAATTGCTTACAGAAGAAAGACTTCTGCGGATTTTCGCCCATCTCCCAAGTATCAATGTCATCCGGGTCTCTGGCGTCTATCTCCGTAATGATATTGTTGACCCAATCATAAAGTTCCTGTCGGCACGTTGCGGTGTACTCCATCGGCACAAACCCCTCGGTGTACTCGGTGTCTATTTTTAATTCATTGCGCGGTTTAAGGGTTTTACCCACTTGGGCGTATTTCATCATATCGTAGCGAATGATGATTTGATCATCTGGGTAATAACGAGATAGTGCTTCCGCATAAATGAATAACTGCATTTTTTTATGCTCAAGGTCAGCGGCAGAAAATTTACTGCTGGTCTTATAGTCGGTAATAGTAATCACACCATCTTCCCTGCACCACTTATCAATAAAACCCCAAATAACAGCGCCGCCGATTTCCACTGCAAACACATCTTCAATATGCTGATTGGCGGCTTGCGATGCTTCGTGGAATTGCAGATAATGCAATACGCAGTTGATATAGGTTTCCTGTGATTTAGGTGTTATCCACGTCAGACCCAGCATATCAGCGTTTTCTACTTCTTCCTTAAATCGCTCAACCGCCTTTTCATTGGTCGTATGGCCTTGGTCTATCGCTTCCGCAAGATCGTGTGCTACGCTGCCAAGATAGGTGTATACGGATTCGCCACCACGTATACCTTTAATGTATGTCCAATAGTAATTGCGAGGGCAACTTGTAAAGGTGTCTAACTTAGAATATGAAAACAACTGTGACAATCAATCACCCCATTCTATTTCAGTTTTGATAATTTGTTCTAAACGCTCTACACCTAAATCAGTAGGTGATGCTTTATCAGGGTCGTGATATTTACGCCAATCCCACCAGCCAATCTGTATGTCTAACAGCCGCGTATAACTCATTAGTTTGCGTGCATTAAGCTCTGTAACGGTCCAATCCAGCCCCACGTCCGGCAGTAGCACTATGCGCTTTGGCAATAACTCCACCATGAGTTTGCATTGTTTGTCGCTCACACGATTGCCGCCTAAACCGACAAAATTGTAATACCCATAACCCCACGCTTGCATCACCGCCTTTTCGCTCTCACAAATATAAATGGTGTCATTTACCAGATGCCGATAGTTATGGGCAAAACCATACAAGGTTTCACTGCATCGACATGGCGTGAGATACAGATACTTCGGCTCGTCATCTGCTATGTCCCAATTAGCACGACCCTTAACACCCATCAATTCGCCTGAGCTGCTGTATATTGGTATAACAATGCGTTGAGAGTCAGGGTCGTAGCGAATATCAAACTCGTTTTGGGCTGAAATAGAAATATTGTCATCAAGAAAACGTTTAGCGAATATTTTTGGATACGAGTTCAAAATGGCGGCATCATATATCTGCGGAGGTGCAGATGAACTGCGTTTACGAGTGAGCTTATCAAACGCCCCCGCAAATATACTACTACGTTGGCTAATGCCGTAATCATCAATATTCAGTTCTCGCTTGATAAAAGAGATTACAGAGCGGAAATTAGTGTCCTTGGCGCGGATTATAAAGGAGAATAACTCGCCGGAATAAGCATCCGAAAAATCATTGACATATAAATATGGGTTGTCATCTAAGCGTATGCGAATAGATGTTTTGTTGCGGTAGTCATCATGCCCGCATCGTATCTCATTTCCGCGATTCTCGATGTGAGAAAACCCGAAATGTGATAATGTGCGTTCAATAACCGTTGGATGCGTGAGAAGCATCTCTCTAACTTCTTGGAGAATGTCACATCACCATCCCCCTTATATCGTTCCATGCTTGGGACGGCAGAGACAAGATTCCGAGAAACAACAATACTGGCCTCGGAATTTGAGCATATACGCAACTCCATCACCGGCAGAATCCTGGCCGTTACGGTTTTTATCCACAAAGAGGACGCGCCACACTGCCGTAGGGTCACACTCAAATTCTTCTTCTACCCACTTGCCGTTCTTCTGCACACGACGAAATGGACGAATATAAACCTTCTTATTATCGGGGTCAAGTTCCTCTTGGTACACAGAACGCATGAGCATCAAAGTTTCACAAGTTTCTTTGACCTGCTTGCTCATGGACAATGTAGAAGCGTCCAACCACAATCGGCCCTGCATAGCAATACTAAGCTGCATAGATGCCAGCATGATAATATTAAACCGCTTTGCCAGTTTATCAAATTCTCGGCTATCCTTAATCAACCGCACCCACTCTTTATCATCTTTGGTGTCAGAGAAATCGCACTTCATTGTGTCATATAGTACAGTGTCGAACCCAAAACGCAGCACATATTCGCGGATTTTCTTCTTTACAAAAGTCATATCCGCATCAGGAATAGCGATAAATTTGAGTTTTCCTTTATAGGTTTTATCCCAATAATCCTGCACAACCTTAATCATGCGCTTATCTTCCTCGGAAATATTGCCGTTCAACATATCTTTACGAGTAATCTTCATGTAGTGGAACCGTTTGTACAACAACCACACAATAACTGCCACCTTAAACACTTTGCACTTTTGCTCGTTGCTGATAATCAAGACTTTGCGACCCCGGTACAGTAAGCCCATGATAATTGTAATCCAAATGGAACTTTTGCCGACAGAGCTAAAGCCACCAAGAATGTTGAATGTGCCGTCCATAAAACCGTTTAGCTGGTTGGAGAGGAATGGCAAGCATCGCACTTCCTCTCCGTTAATGTCGTCATCAAACCTGTCAAATGGCACGCCCGTTTCTAATCCGGCGCAACAGTCTTCAATGAACTGATCGTCAAACTCTATATCTTCCTCCTCAAGAGCCTTAGACGAATAGCCAGTTCCAAATGTACTGAGGCGAGATTCGTACCACTCCAACACGCCTTCGCTATCCAGTTTTTTAAACAACTCATACGGCACAATCGTTTTGCCGCTGTCAGTAATTGGCGAGATAACATTGAACCCGTTGTCATAAAGTTTGAGAACGATGTTGGCCTTATACAACGAATCCAAGAGTGCATCCCAATTCTTTGCGTTGACCACTTCGACCAGATTGTGCAGAGTCTCGTAGCCGCCTCGCTCGTTGAACCCGGTTTCCATAGTGTCGGTAATGTTGGATAAGACCGATAATTCATCTAAGACTGCAATACCCTGCGCTCGTATATGTTTGAGCAATGCAAAATAATATGTGCCGTCCTGTGTAATGAAATCATTCACCGTCAAGCCACACTCGTCTAATAAGAGCAAATCTTTGGCAATGCAGGCAATTACAGAACCCTCAATGGTCTGTCTGCCTTCCAGCAGTTCTTTAGGATATTTTTCACATCCGCTGATAAACTTGCCCATAATGCACTCCTATTCTATTGTTGCAAAACCTTGCCGTTTTTTGGACGCTTGGTAGTGATGGCTGGAAAACTCAAATTCTGCGGCCTTATCAGGTATTACCTTTTGTTTAAGTATAAAGCTGGCCATATTGTTCCGTATGATTGCCATAAAGTATCTAATCTGCGCATATTCGGACACAAAATCCTTAGCCATGGATTTGCTCAAATATGCTTTATTTTCTGTAATGTACTGAGACAACAGAGGGTAGTCATATTTAATGGCTACCTCCTGCATTTCTTTGTACAAAATTGAATTAGTAACATTGTATCCAAAGACCTCATTAACAAGCTGGTATAATCTATCCTTGTTGTCTGAAACCTTCTTTTTTGCTTGTTGCCAATCAGTAAATTCGGCTAAATTACAGTAATATTGATTGACTTTGCCAGTAACCACCTTGTAGGCGGTGGCTCGGTCTATTTTAGCTCCGCAGGCTCGGCACTTGACTAACATCAGTCAAGCATCCCGTTGATTTTCTGAAGCACCTCAACTGCTATGTCTTCGCCCAGAGACTCGTGACCGTGCTCTTGTAAGGTGTGCTTAATCGCCAGCTTCGTGTCACGAGAAGCCGCCTTAAAGCGATTAAGTATGTTCTGTTTCAGGACCTCCACATCTATTTCATCGGTCTCCACAGGTTCAGGCGCACCCGATACTTCAATGGGCGTAGGAGCGACTACATACTCTGACTTGGACTGCTCCATGCCGTGCTCGATGGTGGCAATAAACTTTTTAGCCATGTTGGGTTCGTCAAACACCAGATACTCCGGCACAGCACCAGCGGCAAAACGTCCTCCGGCATCTATTAGATTAGTGCCACGGAAGTACAGCTTGCGAATTGCATCAGTAGCGTGCCGTCTGGTCTTCTTCTGACCGCCGATGTCTATTTCTTCTTCTTCCAGTTCGCGGTCAATGATGCCGGTCAGCGTCATGTCAAAAATGTCGCCAAGTATGGCCTCATAGTTGGCCACCAGATTAGAAGTGAGCTGCATATAACCATCGGTCATATCGCCCTTCTGCTTAATGTTCTTATACTTAGTGTGCGCAATGGCCCACAACGTAAAACCAGCCTTATCAAGATCGCTCATATAATTCTTAACCATGCTGGCGGTTTCTTCAACACCACGATTATAGCCACCGTATGCTGCCTTAATGGAAGTACAGAGCTTGGCGGGTTTTTCCTCAACATTGTACTTGCGAATAACTTCTGCCTCAAAAATGGGGAACAGTTCATCGCAGGTATCAAAGCCTATAATCTCAATATGATGTTCGCTGCCCTTGGTAGTGATTAGCCACTGCTTGAGTTCCATAAATTCTTTATAAGTATCAACGTGAACACGATTCAAATTGTCCAGCAGTTTATCGCCACGTTCTTTGCCAATGGAAATCAGCAGACCATACGAAGGGTCATTGTATTTTTCCATGATAACGTCACGGAACAGAGTGGATTTACCGAACTTTTTGATTGTGCGTATATATATTGACAGGTCTCTAATATCAGTAGAAATGCTATTGATGTTGGGCTTACAAAACGCCATTTAAATCCTCCTTAAATGATAATATCGTCCTCATCGTCGGTAAACAGTTCATTCGCCAGTGCTTCAGTGTCTACCTTATTCAGAGGAGGTAGTACAAAATCTTCTTCGTGATAGGCAGTCAATCTTGCGCCACTCAGCCAGCCACGAGCAAAGCCGGTGATAACAAATTCGCGTATGCGGTCTCCGTAGACCTGCTTGCCGCGATCACGCACCAGCTCATCCATCGTCACAGCGCCAATCATCAGCAGTTCCTTTTCATTGTCACTGAGCATATCTTCCGTCAGTTCCAGTCGCTCGGCCCCGTCTACGCACTCCACCTTAACCGCTAATTCCTTGCAAATGTTGCCATCGACAGGATTGATGGTGAAGTTCTTTTTGAGCAGTTCCGCATAAGCCTTGCTCTTAGCGTCTGTGCCAACCGGCAGAGTCAGCATAATGGGGCAAGGAATCTTCTGCTTGCGCTGAGAGTCATAATCAAAAGTATATCCGTTGATGTAATACTTGCCCTTTTCCTCCACACTGCCGTCATCAACTGCATTTTGACCAAAGTTTAGGGTGATGACTGCCTCGGTGTCGTACTCGGCATCTGCCGCCGCACGCATAATGCGAGTAACTTCATAATGCTGATAGAACTTACCCTCATACTCAGTCATCACCAGATTGCCAGATACCCTGCACTTCAGATTTTTTACCGCCTCATTGTTCAGCAGTTTATATACAAAAGCGGCAAAGTCCCATTCGGATAAGAACTCATGCCGCTTGGCTTTACTCTTTTCCAGTGCCGCTTGAGCAGCTTCCAGACTGTCCACTTTGGCTTCAGCTAAGGTCTCATCGGTTACTTCGCCGTCCTCCACAATACGCTGAAGCAATTTACGCTTGCCCATTTCTTCAAGGTCAACAATGAATTTGCGGAAAGGTGCTACTTGGTCGATGTTACTCTGCAAAGTACGATCTTTCCACGGTATTTCAATCGGTTCGCCCTTAACACGCTTGCCTGCGTCATCAACTGTGCCAGGGGCGAATGTTTTAATTGTGCCATGACCATCTTCCCAACTACCGCCTTTGATTTCACACATGATGCGGTTTGTACCGGCAACGGCGTTAAACTTGAGAGTGCGGTTAATCCAGCCGCTATTAAACTTCTTTTCCTCGTAGGGTTTAAACTTATCGGTCTCTTTACCAAGTGCAATGTTGGCAATAAAGCTAAAAGTGTTCAATCAAATACCTCCTGTTAAAAATTGAAAGGGTTCCCGAAAAAGGATATGAGGTTCAACAGACCATCGTTATCAGGGTAGTCTTTATTGTATTGGCGACGTAGCTCATACGCTTTCTTATTAGCCTCCTCTACTTCTGCCCAGCGTTTTGCCCGCTCATCACCCAGCCGTTTACGTTCAGCTTTCTCATTCTTGTCCTTTTCTTCTGCTTTCAGACATTCTTTTTCACTGTCAAACATCTGATGCAGAACCTCCGAGTAGTAATAGTGTTTCATTGCCTAATCCTTTCTGTATTTATTTACAATTTTTAATCCTCGCAACATACAGCACACAACAATTTGTATAAATCTTCTAATGTGTGCAAGGGTATTGGAGTGCCGTCGTCCCATGTTGCTTGCAGCTCAGTATTACGACCCCAATCTTTTTCAAAAATAAAATATTCAATCCATTTGTCCGTGTCATGCATGACGCGCATTAGCATATCAACAGCAACATGAGCGCAACCGCCTTGCGACCAATCCCACACCCAGAGACCGCACGCATTAACGGCGTCAAGCCTATCAAACCATGCTTTAATTTCAAGCATGACTTCTTCAAACTCTTTATAAGTTAGCAATATTCACTTTTCCTTTCTGGGCAAAAAAAAATATAAATTAGAAGTGCAACGAACAGATACACTATATCATTTTCTTGGGATCGTGGATAGGGGTCTACCCGATACTCACCACACCGTTGGTGTCTATGTCGCAGTCAAAAGTAAACATATTGACCTCATACATATCGTCATCTTCATCATACGTCATATCAGAGGGCGCAAGAAACGTCCAGATAGATACCGGCGCATCAGCGGGGAATTGGCCGAGAATGGCCATAAGCTCATAAACTTTCATTCTACCTCCATCATGTAGTCGTCAAGATTGCCTTCAGAATCCAACCATTTTAACAGCATAGCACATTTGGTGTTCGCCGAACCTTCCGTACACACTAATCTACACGGGCAATATTCGCACATATTAGTACAATCAGTGATGAACTCCACCATTTCTTGCTTGTTCAGGGATATAATTTGCTCGTATCTGGTCATGTTACCTCCTTTATCGGTGATTATTTGCAAAAAACCATTTGTTTGCAACACGGGCATCTGCACTGTGCGCTGACCCCATCATGTATATAGGCTATTTGTGAACACACCTCATATTCCGATGAATCAGCTTCAAACTCACAGCCGCACGATGAACAAATGAACCGCTTAACTTTCTGATCAATTATACCCGCTCTAAGTATTTTCATCAACCAAATCCTCCCAATCAATTTTTTGTCCGCACATATCGCAATATTGTTGATATTCGTGGTATCCCGGTGTTGTACGAGGAGTGCGAATATAACTTCCACAAACCGAGCAACCACAGTGCATGAAGGGTTCATACATAAATACAAGAGGCTTCATTGGAATGGTTCGCATTATAGCTTTAGCGACTGTCGGAACGTCCTCGGCACTAATAGTACATTCCATTCCTATGATTTCATTACTCCATAAGTGTTTACATATTTCTTCATTATTCATTTACGCCCTCCGTCAGTTACCTTTTTAGTGCTACAACCTTCTTAAACATCGTCTTCCTCATCATTGATCGTTGCCGCAATCGCCATAAGTAACGGAGTACCAACAAGCAGCGTTGTCACCCCCCATACTATATTTTCAGTGAGTATACCTACGAATATCGGGCTAAGCAGTGCTACGATGTATAGCACGATAACGAATATATAAAGGGCTATATCACGAAATTTTTCCGCTACATTTTCCAAAAAGTATTTACACTCTAACATTTAATGTCTCCCTATCACATCGTGTGAGATTGATTGCGCACAGATAATGCAATCCTTTTTGCTCATAATTGGTCCGAATATCATTAGCCAAATAATATATGGGACAATTTTCACACTCGTGAGATTCACAATACTGTATAGCTTCTGTTACAGTCATACATTCTCTCGCAACGCATCCATCTGAGCTTGCAGTTCTTGCATCCTATATCGACCAATAGCTGCCTTCATTTTTTGACGGAACTTATCGTATCCAGTGTGGAAGTCGTAATAAAACCTCAACCCATTCTCCAAGGAAAATACATACTCGTTGTTCATATCGCACCAATCTATCGGATCATAGCTTTTGACCCATATTAAAAAGTCTTGCCACACTTCATCTGGCTCTTGCTCATAAGCGTATTGCGAACCAGCAAAATTCAAACGTCCTATACCGCCGCAATTAAAACAAATATACCATTTAGCTATCTCAGGCTGTGCGTTTGTAGTTGTATTCACTAAATGCCACTGGTGGTCAAAATAGAAATTGAAATCCATAGGACATTTATTAAACTTCACCTGTCCTGTGCTTACTGTTAAATCTGTCCACGGAATATGACACTCTACCGCCACAGTTAATAGTTGTATGGTCTGTTGAACATTCCGATACCCATACTTTTGGTACAATGTGTCTGAGTCCTTTAGTATTTGACGCGCCGTTTGCAAATCCTTCTGCAATTCATTCATTATTTACCCCACTTCCCTTCTTTAGTCTGCTGTTGAATATCTGGTATTGCTGGGTTATTTGGTACTCGTGCGCTATACACTTGGTTCTGTTGTTTAGCTACAATCTTCCGCGAATCTCCTTTAATCTGTGCTAATTTAGATGCCAAAGTGTTTTGCGTCTGAGTAAAATCATACAACCCTTTTAAAACTTCGTTTTCTTCTTTAGCCTGTCGCCTGCGGATTCTGGCCTCACGTAATGACTTATAACACGCATACCCATCACGAGCATTCTTCGGATTGGACAATTCTATGTCATGCAGAATGTCTTGAATTTCATCATTGGCTTCTTTGTATATATCCTCATTCAATCTATACCGTTGTTGCACATCAGTAAGAATACTGAGAATAGCGTCAATATTACGTTCCGCTAAATTCTCCACAAGGGCCATCACCTACCTTTCAATTTTCACTACTGGTGCTCAAGGCGGGATTTGAACCCGCAAGGCTTTTGCCGACAGATTTTAAGTCTGTTGTGTATGCCGTTCCACCACTTGAGCGTGATGCCCGTCTTTCCGAGCTGCCACAGGTCTGTTCCCTGTTGCCAATTCTATAGAGGGGGTTTAATGCGGTTGCCCGCTGGCTGAGGTGGCAGGATTTGAACCTGCGTGTGTCAGAGTCAAAGTCTGATGCCTTTACCACTTGGCGACACCTCAATGCAATGGGCGGTTTGCACCGCCCTAAATTGTTGTTTGATATTGCATATACTACGATATGCGTGAAAACGGTGAGCATGGCCTGCCCACGAATCAACCGACACCCGAATGTCGTCTAAACTCATTCGACCCGCCGCTAACCATCGAGCGAATTTCTTTAATTTGCGCCGCATAGTTGTTACTGATATTGGACTAAGTTTACGCCACACACCGCCATATTTGTTTAAGACATACAACCCCTTTAAGAAACTCACACCGTTACTCAGCTTGGCAATCTGCGTCTTTTTAGGGTTTAACTTAATTCCCAACTTATCACATTCGGCTTGCAACTGATATAAACACAAAGTTAAATACTGCTTACTTGGATGAATCATATACCCATCATCCATATATCGCGCATAATATTTGATGCCCAACTTTTCTTTCACAAAATGGTCGATACGATTAGGGAGTGCTAAGGCACATATCTGTGAGACTTGACTTCCCAGCCCTAATCCTTGATCACCAAATTGTTTGATAAAATATTCGGTTTGCCGGAGCACATCTTGATCTGTGATACAACGGCGTAACTCCTGAAATACCGCCGCATGATTGGCAGAGTCAAAGTATTTAGAAAAGTCAAACGTGAGTACATAACCTTCATTTGTACCATACTTATTATAGTATTGATGTAAATGTTTGACAAGGCGTTGCATCGAAAAGTCAATTCCCTTGCCTTTCAGAGATGCCCCGTTATCGTAAATGAAGGTGCTACTAAGAAGTGGTATCAAAGCATAATCGCACAGACAACGTTGAATTACCCTTTCCGAAATATGAACACTGCGGATATGTCGCGGTTTGCCGCGTTCAATCAAATCAAATTCTACAAACCCCTTACTGCGATATGTTCCGTTTAATAGGCGTTGCCTATCGCAGTAGATATTGTCCAGCGCATTAGCCTTATACTCCTGCACGCTGCACTTCCAGCCTACGCCCTTGCGCGACGCCTTCCATGCTTTGTATAAGTGCTCCATTGAGAAAATCTCATTAAAGTTACCGACAGCCGCATTGCGCTTGGCGCGTTGTGCTTCTCGGTATTGTTTGCGGCGTTGATACCGCAGTTCATGCCGTTCTTCACTTGTCATAAAAATCCTTCGTATGGCTATAACGTGTTGCAGCCACATAGTTGCGACCATGAAAACAGAGAGAGCACGTATCATCTGTCCATGCAAGCAGCGTCCGGTCGCTTTCATCAAAGAATCACATTTACCCTTACAGGAAGGTCTTAGGCTCCTTCTATTTGTTGTACTGAGTTCGCTTCTAAAAGAAGTTAATACGTCGGACATGAAATGGAATCCCAGCGCCACGCCATTCGAGTTATTGGCATTGTCATTGTTCGCGCTCCCAGATGTGTTGACCATACAGAAGTTGTTGGAGTTATTGACATTCGCGGAGCGTAGCCAAACATTACAAGCGGAGCAAATGCTATACAGCCTAAAACCTAAACACAATTATGAGGAAGTCTTGCCAGCTTTTAGTTTAAGGAAACGCGCTTTGTCGGTTTTCTTAACACCTTGAATCAATTCCATTTCCTTGTGAATCATAGCTATCCATGCTTCTTCGGCGTTTAAAGAGATAATGCAGTCTTCGTAAGCTAAAGTAATTTCATCATATAGATTTTGCAGGCATTGATATGCCTTGTTCAAATAACGTGTACGCTCATCAAGCTGGGTCTGGTTGTTTACATATACACCATTAGCGGCACGCACATAATTGCAGCAATGCGCCGCTAATTCGTTGATTCTGGCCCCGCCATAAAATGTGCGACGTTTAGGAAATTTTAACGCTTTAGCACGGCTATACCGCCACAAATCCATAGCAGTATCTAAAAACTGTACATTACTTTTCTTACGTTTGCTTGCATATACTGACATTGTTTGTTCCTTTCATATTTTCGCCTGCCGTTGCTTCCCCTAACGGGGAAGTCAACGGGGGATTAAGGCGCTTTGCAAGCGCCTATTTTCGATTAAATACAGAAGCCCAGCGCCACGCCAAACGAGTCACCGGCACCGTCACTGTCCGCGCTCCCAGACGTGCCGACCACACAGAAGAAGTTGGAGTCATAGACACACGCGGAGCGCAGCCAAACAACACAAGCGGAGCCGTTCTGTGTAAAGACGTTACTACTCCGAGTGTACTTGACACCCTCTTGCGTGCCAGAGTAAGAAGTTACACCCAGAATTTCATACTCAGACCCCGGCCACAGCCTATCTGACGTAGGATTTGCGCCCTTATTGTTGACCTTATTAACAGCCTTAATGCCGTTCGTTGCCTTTAATTCTGCGGGCATCAAATTGAGATATGAAGGTACAGTCGTAGAACGCATCCGAGACGCACCCCAGCCGCCCTCATTTGTGTTGCTGGCATTCATCTGAGCGCTGGCAGAAAAGCACTGCTTCATAAAGAAGGTTGCCGCAGCCTTACCGCCTGTGCCGCCGCCATCAGTACGAGCATCAGTACGTACACCGCACAATTCAACCGCAACAGTTTCAGAACCAAACGTCACATTCTTGGCCGCTTTAAGCGTAAACCCATTGAAATTCGTTATCAATTCACCGCTATTACATATAGAAATGATTTGTTCCCACGTCAATGCCGAGAACGGGCTATTGGTACTGAATAACTGCCACACACCCGCCACTCCAATATAGGCGTTGCAATACACCCATGTTGAACCGTTATACTGCATTGTGAGTCCGGGAGTCAAGGTTAAATTTTGTTCACCGGCCACATTGAGCTGATAGCCACCACCATCTACTGTATGCACCCACAAATCGCCATTAGCGGGTTCAGCGGGCTTGACATAAGAAAAATAAATCGTTTCAGGTGTAGTAGCAGTTAATACTACTACCTGACCATCAACGTATGCATTCGGGCCCCCCCCCCCCCCGATTTTTTGTTACATACCATATTAAATAACATGAAATTTTTTAATCCTCCTTTATTTGTTCAAACGCCACAGTGACTGGCATACGCCAACCGGTCTGACTGGCATTTAATATAGCTGTTATGAAATTCTTGGCTAACATGTCTTGGACCGCAGGCTGATTAAGCTCCGCTCTAATCATAGCCGAAAAGGCTGCTTGATTATTGTCAATCATTGTGGCTATTTCCTTAGACACAGTATCTTTAATAGCATTAGTTGCCAACCACCGCAAATACGGTTGCGCCCGATATGAACTTGGAGAACATGGTTCGCCTCTTTCATCTACCGAGCTGGCGACAACCGCCCGCACAGCTTTGCGCACTAAGTCGGTTTTATCGCCCAACGCATCAGCGATTGCTATGCACACAGCGTCGCTTACGTTCTTTTCTATCAGAGCCTTGTCGATTTCAATGCCCATACTCAGTTTTTCAGTTGCCATTCCTTATCACCTCCTTTTAAAACGAATAATCGTTTATCCATGACTCTATCCACAAACGCGCATCCTCCTTCTCCATGAAAAAATGAATACCGGTAGAACATTCGTTCCATCTGTTTGTATCATAATCGTCAACTTGAAGTGTTTGCCCAATTGTATACACAAAAGCATAATTATATGTACTATGGATCGGCACTGCATCGGGAAGCTGTTGACCATTAGACAAGGTGTAAGCATCTAATACTATCGCCTTATTGCATCGGCATTTTCGAGTAGTTGCGCTACTTCTGTATGCATCGGCTGGAATTTCAAGTGTAACCAATACGGGGCGTATATGCAGCTCTGGATCATAGCACCATGCCCCCTTGTACCCAATAAAGCTGCCGTTCATGGGACATTGAGGACGATAATAAAGCGTCTTATCATCAACAATCGCAGTCTCTAAGCCACAGCAAAGAATAAATTTGCAAGTATACAAATTCGCATCGCACAAATTTACTTCTTGCAAATCACAGTGTACAAATCTCACCCGCCTCGCTAATATACATCCTGTGAACACCGCCTTAGTGAAATTACACGCTACAAAATCACACTTGATAAAAACACAATCAATGAATTGCACATAACGCAAATCTTGATGGGAGGCGTCTATATTGCTTATCACACAATTCCGCAATACTAATTGCTGGCCTTGACCGTTCTGCTCTATCCACAACCGATGCTGGCGCACGCGCTCTTCAAATTGAGCGACATCTATTACGACCATATATTCTCTCCTTACGCTACTAAAGTACACACCTTATCCTTAACGTGCAAAGCAAGCGGAACGAGTTCGCCAATCATTTCCTTTATATAATCATTATCACCAGCTTCAGCATTAAGATTTAAGGTTTTAGAATTAAGATAGGTTTCCAATTCGGATTTGGTCGTACACAAGAACTTTTTAAGTCCACCCATAGTATATGACGGCATAACAGGTTCGGCAAGAGGTGTCGGCTCTTGTTGCGCCAGTTCCCTTTCCAGCCGCTTGTTCTCGGCTCGAAGATTAGTCAATTCCCGCATTTGCTCAGAAGTCAAAGCATTGTCCTCCAACGCTTCTGTTTGCTCTAACAACTCTTGAATATACCCGTTAGCCTCATTGATCTTCTGTTGCGAATCCTGCAACTTGCACTTCAGATTATAATTTTCGCTGTTAGCCTTCTGGTAGTTCTCGTAAGCCCGTCTACAATCTTCTTGTAGTTTATCTATTTTGGCAACCAGTTCAGGATCGCCCTTCTGTTTAAGCTCAGTAATACGGTCATCCAGTTCGTTATTCTTCGCCACAATCAAATTAAGCCTATTGGCAAGCGACGCATTAGTACCTTGCCATTGCTTTTCCTTTTGCTCCATTTCAACTTGCTGTTGCCGTATCTGACACAAATATTTGTCAGTGAGCTTGGCTGTGATACGCTCCTTCACCGGCAGAGCATTATAAAGCTGCTCCTGCTCGTCCTCTGATAGCTTACCTATGATACGTGAAGCGACGCTGGCAGATACATTGCCGGAATCCAACAGCTCTTGCCAATCTGGGATAAGATCGGACAAAGATTTGAATTGCCTATACGAAGCATAATCAATACCGGCAGCTTTGCAAGCCTCCTCTGCTGTCACAGGTTCACCCGAAGTTGTTACATTGTCACAACTTTTATGTTTACCACCTCCATCTACCTTATATATACGCCGCAGCTCATCCACCCGATGTACTGCTTTCAGCTCACTGCCGCCTATATTGCCTCTCTGCCGCACATTGGTTTCTATCAAATCCTTGATGACCCAATCTTCAGCACACCTACCATCGTGGTTGTCATAGTGCCTAACCTCACCAAGTATGGTGACAATTCCCAATTCCCTGCAAGCCCGCACTCGCTGGTGGCCGGACACAATAATTAAGTCCTGCGTAACCACAATAGGTTCAATAACCCCACTGGTTTTGATGCTTTCCTTAAATTCTTCCCATTTCTGTCCACTCATTTCATCAAAGAAATACTCGTTTTGCGGATGCGCCTGCAATTTGCTGACTTGTAATGCCTGCATTATTGTTTCCTCCCACGATATTATTTTGTGATGTGTCTGTAATTATATCCTTATAGGATACTTTAGTCAACAAGTGATATGCTAAATAACCCCTTGACAAAACCCAACAACCTTATCTACCAGTGTTTTTCTGTATACAAATCTGTGATAGTGACGTGCAATGCCCGCGCAATAGCCACCAAAGTCGATAGTCGCGGGTCTTCCATATTGTTTTCGATACGTGTAATTGTAGACTGACTGACGCCTGACTTCTTCGCCAGCGCCGCTGTTGTGATATGACGCTCTGTGCATATTTGCGCCAACCGACTTATTATCATAGGATGTAGTATGCGCTCATTGCCTCCATCTCCATACTACACCCAGCGGCAATGCAAATTCGCATTAAAAAAGACCGGCAATGCCGATCTAATGTTGATTCCCTATGGATTTTACTTTCGTATGGGCTGGCCGTTTTCGTCAAATCGCTCAGGGAAGAACCTCTTATAACCTTCCAAGGTTAGATTCCACTTTGACATTGCAGGCCATTTAGGATTTTGAATGTCTTTGCGGAACTCTTTGTGTGCCTCGATAAACCCGATAAATGGATTGTGCGTATAGACACTCCAATTCTTGTCCCAACTCTGTTCACTCATTGGCATAAACCCGTCTGCCATTAACTCCCTATCGGCCATACCAGCGGCGTAAGCTTGCTGCAAACAATAGCTACATTTCAGGTCTTCTTGGAACTTTTCAGGAACCCAGCTAAAATCGTCGTCAGCAAACCGAGATAAATAAACCTGTTTCCGTATATGTGCCTCATAGACATCCTGACGGCGCAGCAATCCTCGGTGCTCTGCGTCCTGTGCTTTTCTTTTTTGATCCTGTTTGGCTGAAACAGCGCCAGCGCCCAGCATAGCACCAGCCACCACACCCCTTATTACACGTTCGCCAGATGATTTGACCTTTGGATTGAGCATACAACCGCCTCCTTTACATTACCGTGTCTATTGAGTCTACAATTTCATCCACTGAATTATCAAGCGTGTCTATGTTTAGTAAGATGTCTTCCATGCTGTCTACTCGATCTTCCATTTCATAATATCTGTCTGATTCCTGCAAATTTTCTGGCATACAAAGCATACAATCTTCTTCTTCGCCCTTAGCGTCCTCTACAATGTCATACGCTATTTTAATAGATTCCTGTGCCTTGCGGAGTATAGCTTGTGCGTTTCTCAGATTTGCTCTGCGCTGATTATTCATAAAAATGCCGCCTTTCTTTTGATTTTACCACGAAGTACGAACAAAGTCGAGAAAATTTTGCGCTTGGGTTTTCGGTGCGTGCCACACACCTTTATTATCCCCCATCTTAGGGTCGTAGCCCACTGTATACAGCGCTCCGCTCTGGGTGCGTTCAAACCCACCTGCATCCCACGCTATAAGCAAATCGCCCTTCAATAACTGTGTGACCGTCCCCACATTATTATGCTGACCTTTGTGAATAACTCTATCTCCGAGCTGCATATACCCTCCTATCCGGCAATCGAGTGTCCCGCACCCGTTTATTGCCATGCGTTTTTAGTCTGTTTTTGCCTATCTACTCAATGAATGAAAGAGGTTCCGTTTTAGCCAACCAATCTATCTACTGTGATACGCCAAGTCCAATTTTCAGTGTCCAGTTATTCAAATTCGACCGTAGAATTAACCTACGCGCCACAGACCGCCGTTGCATCTCTCAATGATGACAGTGCCGTACTCAGACAGTTCAGGGATGTCCTCATTTTCAACCCAAGCGAAAGCATAGAACTGTTTGGCGTCGTATTCTGCCAGCGTGTCGCCATCCTCATCTGTGGCCAATAGATAGGTCGTGAAACTTGACACTCCTCACAGCTAAAGCCGGAGGATTCTCGGTTCAACCACCACCGCCTGCATCTGCGAGGTCTTACACGGTGTCCCCAAGCGTATAGGTTCGGGCATGTCCCGCCCTACCGTATATATTAGCTACGCCAGCAGGCGCAACCCTTCGTTCAAAATGTTCTTCGCGGCGTTTATATCCCGGTCGTGGACAGCACCGCACTCCGGGCACGTCCAGATGCGCACGGACAGGTCTTTCGTGCCTGACCACTGTGCGCCGCAGCAGGAACAAGTTTGGCTGGAGGGGTAGAAGCGGTCTATCGTGACCACGGTTTTCCCATACCATTTGGCCTTGTACTGCAACTGTCTGCGGAACTCGCCCCACCCGGCGTCGGAGATGGGCTTCGCCAAACGGTGGTTTTGTACCATGTTCTTCGGAGCCAAGTCCTCAATGCAGATGACGCCGTTGTCACGGATAAGCTGGGTGGACAGTTTGTGCGCTGCGTCCTGCCGCTGGTTGGCAATATGCTCGTGAAGCCGTGCTACCTGCAATCTGGCCTTTTCCCAGCGGTTACTCCCCTTTGATTTTCGGGAGAGTTGCCGTTGGAGACGCGCCAGCTTCTTTTCAGACTTCGCAAGGTACTTGTGATTCGGATACTCTACACCATCAGAGGTAATTGCAAATGCTTTCAAACCCATGTCAATACCGACAACCGCCCCTGTAGATGGCAACGGCTCCATATCAACATCTGTACAGCACAGGGCTACAAAATATTTTCCGCTTGGGGTCTGGCTGACGGTTGCGGACAAAATACGCCCCTCTACAGGTTTGCTGATCCGGCATTTTACCTTTCCCAGCTTGGGGAGCTGTACAGCACCTTCCAATACTTTGATATTTGCGCCCATGCACCTGCTCTTATAGCTTTGTCGATGGTTTCGTTTGCTTTTGAATTTTGGGTATCCGGGTTTCTCGCCCTTTTTGACCCGCCGAAAGAAGTTCTGATAGGCTGTATCCAAATCCCGTAGAGAAGATTGCAGGGCAGTTGCGTCAACTTCCCGTAGCCAGATGGTTTTCTCCTGTTTCTTCAGAGATGTCAGGTCTTTGTCTTGCATGAATCGTGTGGGAGATTTTTCTGTTTCCCTGTATGCTTCTATTCGCTGCGCAAGATAGTGATTCCATACAAAACGACAACATCCAAATGTCCGGTGTATCTGTTGTGCTTGTGCGATATTAGGATAGATACGGAATTTGTAGCTATATTCCATTTCAGAACCTCACACATTTTTCTGGTGCTCTATGTACTGCTTAATGGCTGACAATAGCGCACCGCCAACAGCAGATACACAAAAACGGTGTGGCTTATATCCCCATAGTTAAAGCAAGGGGCTTTACGCCACTTATGATAAAAACACCGGCTATTTGCCAGTGTTGTTTTAGTTTCATTTTGGATTCCTTGTGGATTTAGGTTTGTTAGAATTTTATATTCCTCGCTCGTCTCCGTTAATTCTGCATCACCCAGACACGATAATCAGTTGCAGACATTACAACCCAGCCGCCGTCAACCTCAACTACTACTTCGTCACCACGGCAGTTTTCAAGCGCTTCTTCATATGTATCATAATGTATCATTGTCATGTATCACTCACTCCTCTCGTTAATCAGCAATAATAATCGCAGCACCATCAAGCTCATATTCCTCGCCAACCGAGGCGAGGTCGGCCCAGCCCGCAACATCCGCAGCCGTGTCGTGGCTGTACCCGTGGTCGGTCAGGAAAGCGTATATGCTATCATGCGCCCATGTCTTAAACTGCGCCTGCGCCGCAGCGGTTTTGATGATGATCGTTCCGTACATTTCGTATTCCTCCTTACCCTCATGCCCTCTAAAGCGGGCGGATTATGGTGATTGTTCAACATTGGCCGCGACTTGCCATTCGTCCCACAATTTAGAACCCCACTGGCCGCACAACGACCAATCTCGATTGTCTATCCAATATTTTGCGTCGGTATGAGTTTGTATAATCCATGTTATGTAGCGCAGCCCCGTGTCGGTGGGTTCGCGGGCCATCAACTCATCTATTTTTGCTTTGCGGATTGTAGTTGCCCACGCCACTTGTTTCGGCGACCCGCTCAATTCAGGCCAGCCCACTGCTCGACTCTCCTGCGCCGCCTTCTCGTTGGCCGTTTCCCGCTCTGCCTGTTGACGGGCTTTGTAACATTCGGAGCACTCGTCATAATGCTCGGTCGCCCATTGCTCCCACTCATCGGCATCACGGCGATTCCGGCAAATTTTAGTTGCTGTGTAGACTTTTCCGCAAGTTTTGCAAGTACATTCCGCTGTTGCCTTTGCCATTTCTGTGTCCTCCTATGCTGCTATATGATAAACCGTTTTATTCTTCTATCCTGATTGCACTGGCGTTATATTGTTGCTTGTACCAATCCGCATAGCGCATAATATTCAGCTCCGGCGTACTCCGTGTTGCCGCCGAACCGGCACAGGCTGTGTATGTCCTTGCGGATAAACACGGCCACGCCTGCGCCGAATATGCCCAGCGTGTAGTCAGCCAGCTTGTATGTGCCATCCTCGTGGCGCTCAGGGATTTTGATATTTGCTCCGAATAGCAAATTACTTATTTTCATTTGCGTGTATCCCCCTTTGACCATGTATTCCAATCTTCATACAATTCATTTTCCTTCTTCTCTTGTTCTGCTATTTTTTGCGCTTCTTCATCAGAAATCACGCCGCAACCTATAAGCGCACATAGAAAACTCAAAAATATCACACCATAACAAACCCCAAAAAACAGTATACACGCTCTATCGTCTTCAGGGACAATAAAATATAACAGCAATAAACCAGCACCAACAATCACAAAAAACTTCGCCCAACCTTTTAAATCTTGATCAGTGAATGGCTGTTTATCCATCTTCTATTCCCCCTCATTAAATTCTTCTCGTAACGCTTCAGCAAACCCCCAATCGTATTGATCGGCGGTTAATCCACAAATCTCGCACACTTCTTCTTTGTCTATGCCAATATAACACAGGGTAATCGCTTCACTGCTATGCCCCAATTCCTTACATAGCATTGACAACGCTCTGTACCCACGCTCTCGACTAAGCGCATTAGCTTGTGTGTAAAATTGATATGCATACGTTTTCCTCAGTGTGTGCGAACCATACAGCCGTGTATCCAACCCCAATCTCTGCGCTGCTGGACGAATAATATTATCATTCAGACTCTTACGCAATATGTGGCCGGTGCTATCTTGGCTCCAAAACAAATAGTCGTTTGAACCAATTTTTAAATCCTCCACGTATCTGGCTACCATATCTGCCAGTCTGCTATCCAATTTAATCTCTCTGCCTTTATTTGTTTTCTGTTCAATGACATATAGTGCATCGCGGGGAGAACCGTCAGCTTTAAGGAATTGGTTCGCCTTTAATTTTACCAAATCCCCAGCTCGAAGTCCAATGCTAATTCCCGTGCGGAACAACACCCCATTTCTATACGCTGTCTTTTTTCTCGGCGCGTTTAACAATGTTTGCTCAAACGCATTGATTTCCTCCAATGTTTTCAGCGGCATTTTAGTATGTTTACTTTTAGGCACATACCGTTGTTTGGTGGTGCGTGGCGTAGGTATCAAACCGAACCCGCACTGTCCGCAAAATTTGTGGTCGCCATCATTTTCATATCCGCACTGAGGGCAAATCAAAATCCTCGACGGCGTTACAATTCGTGGTTTGAACTCTAAAACAGCCATGCGTTTTTACCTCGTTTTTCCTGATTGTTTACTGTGTTTGAAAAGCCCTTCTTTTTGGTCGTAGGATTTATCGTCTCAGATATGTTAAGTCCATTTTTGTGACACTGGACACTGCAAAAACAGCGTAGAATTGATGTTACTCTGTCGGTGGTATATAGTTTCGCTTAATAGCGGCTTCAACCTCTGTATAGAAGTCAAACGAACTTAGCAGACATCGTGCAGCCTTGTCTACATCCTCATCTATTGCTTCCATTAAGCCGTACAGCTGTTCTTCTTCATCAATGACTATCTGCCCCTTACCTTCAAGATAACCCAGATAGTTAGCGACACTAATCAGGTTTAAGTCACCCATTTTAAATGCCATCTCACATTTGCCTCCTTGTCTATTTTACCATATTACTCTTACCACACGCAGCATTTTTTGAAACGCTTTCTGATTCCTTATGGATTTGGATGTGTAGCTGCCCACAAATTAAACTCTACCCACGTCATATTCGCCCAAACATTGTCAATTTGTACCGTGATTTCATTAGGACCGCACTCCCGTACAGCTTCTTCCTGCGTATTGTACTGTTTCATAGCTTATCCCTCCTTTTCTAAATTACAAAAGAAATCATCTTCCGTGAACGTCATGCCGTCATAATATTCAAACAGTGTTTCATCTGATATATATTCCGGCGCTTCTGCCAAATCGTCCCAATATGCAGGCTCGTCCGATCCCTCCTTCATCACACAGATATAGCTCTGTTTAAGTTCATCTAATTCTTCACGGGTCAAGTCTTGAACAACACGATTCATTCTACTCTCTCCTTTCCATAACACTCAGGACATAGAATCAAATCCTCACTGTGCATCATCTTCCAATATGCGTTCGTCCCTATGGTCTCTATAAAGCATTTCGTACAAAACGTACCGCCGCACCGTTCGCAACCCCACAACTCCCCATGTATATCATCATGGTCATCCCACTCACCTTCAAATCCGCATATATCACAAACGTAAGTATCTGACTCCATTAGATACATACTTCCCCCTCCTCGATTGTGATTTTATACTCTTTGCCATTCTGCAAAGTGATATACACTGTGTTACGCTGGTCATCCCATATTGTGAATCCCTCACAATTTAACACTTCGTTAAAAGTGTCGTAATAACTTTCTGCCAACAGACTGTCTTCGCTCCAAAAGTCCTCATTTAACCCCCAAGCAATTGTATCGCGGATATGTTTTATCATTGTATTCCTCCTTCAGAAATTCTGGCATTAGTTTCCTTATCGCACTTTGTTACAGCCGCCGCCAAGTCTTGCAACATCGCATATATATCTTCCGCATCCTCACACAATTCACGTACACTTGGTATGCCGCTGTCATGTTGACGTGCCTGCACCCACATCTCTATATGTTCGTCAATATCCCAAGTGGCAGCGTATTCCCTAATCTCATCTGTCAGACTGCGTTTATCAAACGTCATAGCTAAATCCTCACCAGCAGGAGACCACCTCTCTAATGTGATGTCATCACCGTAATCCGTCCACATCCACCCTAAATCCTCACACACTTCTCGTATCTTGTTTTCGATTGCCATGACAAACCCCTCCTTTCTATTAAATACAAAAACACCAAATCCAGTCGAGCATTTCACACATTTCCCATAATCCTAAATTTCACCATCAGTGACAACTTCGACATATCCATATAGCAAGACAGCATTCAGCTCACCCATATCAAGCTTGCGGTTGTTGTAATCTTCACGAAAATAACTTGCCGCATCTTTACCATACGGGTTTTGTACAACATCATAACCAAATGTATCGTCCTCAATTAACTGAGCGATAAGCTGTTTTAATTTTGTAACAGAAGTCGTTGCTGTAATTATGCGCATTGAGTCGGTCGTCTTCCAGATATCACAAGAGCAAACGATGTAAATCATTTTAACCCCTCTTTTTTTTTATTTTAAATTTGCAGATATTTGCTGACATCCACATCAATAAGTTGCCCCAACGCACGCATAGCTGCCTTAAAAGAGCTGTACTCTGCGGAGGTATCGTATTCGGTTGCGGATGTCTCAAACACCGCTTCTGCCAGTATCCCATTAAATTCATCACTGTCAAGGTCGTCTTCATCCCAGCCATACATAGAAATCAGTATCTCGCTTTCATCTTCATCGACATCTTCATTGAGATAGATGAATCCGTGAGCCACGCGGAACAAATTGCAGCCGTACTGATTTACCTGCGCCAGTTCAAAAACCTTCTCACCCTTCTTGGGGGCTTCTCTGCGGAACTGAGCGCAGTCTGGGTCTGTACAGACCCAGCTCTTCCTTTTTTTTTATTTTGAAATATCCTTCTTCCGCTTTTCATAGCAAGCTGGGCAAAGCAACGCACCGTCATCAAGTAGCATCCGCGTCCATGATGTTATTCCACATCTGTCTTTAAAACATTTCGAGCAGAATGTGGTATTGCACACGGGACAGACCCACATGCCGCCATGTATATCATCGAAATCGTCCCATATTTCTATAAAACCGCAAAGGTCACACTCCCACAAATCAGAGTTTATTATACACCCCATTTTGAATCTCCTCTTTCTTTATAATGTTACCGTTTTCAACGGTTATTGGGTTTGCATCGAATGGGGTCATTTCCATAATCACATTTTCGTCCCGATCGATGACCCTGATAGATAAAATACGGTCTATTTCAAACGTCATTTTTCTTTACCCATTTACTAATTCGGCGGCGCGGGGTTTGCTTCCTTCAATGGGGAGCGCGTCCCACCACTTTTTATCGCCGCCCTCAATGCCAAACATTTTAATAAATACGTTGATATGTCGCATTGTTGTTGCAGAATAGCCACCCCATAGCCGGACAAATTCACCGCGCTTGTTAATCATGCAAACACAAGTGTCATACGACTGCAAAATGACTTCGCCGTTCTCCTCAATAATGTTTGCTTTCCCATAAAAGGATTTTGCACGGTCATAGCCTGTTGGAGTTAATGCATAAATTCGCATTGTGCTAACCCCCTATAATTTAAAATGATTTTTAACTCCTTTTTGAATTGAAAACCCCGCCCCTTGCGGGGCGGGGGATTAGCGATTAAAGATTAAATACAGAAGCCCAGCGCCACGCCACACGAGTTACCGGCACCGTCACAGCTCGCGCCCCCAGATGCGTCGACCACACAGAAGTAGTCGGAGGCATAGACAAGCGCGGAGCGTAGCCAAACACAACAAGCGGAGCCGTCCTCGTCATTTACGATTCTGTCCTTGCTTGTTGCAAATGCCTCATAACGCTCACCGTCCTCAGCGGGTGAATAAATGGCACTGCCAAACATTTCGCTCTCAGAAAACAACCACAGCTTACGATACACAACTTTAATATGACCATCATACGTTACATATTTTTTCGCCACGTTACGCACATAAGGTAGTATGGATTCAGGAATCCAATTTTGGGGTGATTTCATAAGAGAGTTATCCAGTTCCGAAGCGGCGAATCCCTCAGGACAAGAACCGGGATTTATGCGGCACGTTTTTATGTGGTCCACCTGTCTTAGCGTTATAGTGTTATACTTTCCGGTTAAAGCGTCTATATCGTGCCCAATACCCACAATCTCAAATGTAATACCATCTACTACAATGGTGTCGTGTACCTTGTAATAGTCTGCTGCTTCACCCGCTTTAGAAATGCGAGACATTCTCGCTATTTCACTTTCAACAGGTTCAACAGGCGTTATGCCAAGTTGCCGCATCTGATCGTCAGTCAATTCCGTTTTCTTACCATTGATGCAAAGATAATTTTCAAACATAATTCGATTCCTTTCTGATTCCTTACAGATTTAATATTCACCCGGCCAAAGTTCACGAATGTTCGGGTTCCAAGGTATGAACGGGTCATCCCAATAGCCCGGATAGTTCACTCTATCAGGGATAATCTCTGTCCCATCCGGCAAGATTGTAACTCGCCGTGATGCACCCAAAGATTTGATCGCTTCATGCAGCGTGGCATAGAGCATACTCTTTTTGTCCATGTAATATTGCCCATAGCTATACACCCATTCATCTATGCAGTCGATATGAAATTTGTTGTCCTCACCAAATGCCACTCTGAAATGCAACCCGTTTTCTACTGCGTAATTACGTATTTTACATCTTTCCATGCCCGTACTACCTCTCTCGCCCTCTGACCTGCACCGCCCAATATCAGCGACACAACAGCGTACCGCACTGCATCCTCACTCATTTCCTGAAGGAATCCGTTTTTACCGCAACAGTTCCGCACATAACACTCAAAACTGTAATCATAGGTTTCAGGCTGTTCGGTTCGTAAGTCATAAAACTCCGTCCGCAGTTCTTGTTCAGTTATGATTTGTGCCGTCTCAGTGTCCATATATATTCTCATGTTATTTCCCCTCAGCGTCCTTCCAAATATCACGCACGTATAACTGTTTGCCGGGGGCGATTTCAATAGACTGGCGCACTTCTGACAGCTCACATATATCACTGTAATCGCCGCCCCAATCAATTTCGATGTCTCCGCTATCTTCGCCAACACGTTTAAAACTATAGTCGTCCACATCGTCACAGCAATTATCGATGAACCGTACTGAAGGAAGTGTATGGTCCCACTTGACCCTATCCCAATAGAAGGTGACATAGTTATTGTGATCGACAATCTGTGCTTCCACTATCAATGAATGTGCATCACTTTCATTCTCTTTTGCTTTCCTTATCAATTCCAAAGCGTCCGCTTTTTTAAGCGTTAATGAAACTTCACTATAATAACTCATAATTTAATCCCCCTCCCAATTTGTTAATGACACCAACTCATCAAAATTCAAGTATTCCAATTCAGCAGCCGTCAAATCGCCCAGCGAATCGTATGTCCGCGTCCGAAACAGTTCGCCACTTAAATAGCATTTCATTTCGCAATGCACGAGGTCAACGACAATCTGAATAGGGATTTCTTCGTCAGAAGTGCAGGTGTAAGCAATATTGATGTACGTCAAATCACTGAAATCACCCTCGCAGTTATATTCTTTCAGACAAAAATCAGTGATAAGCTTCTTGGCGTGTTCGAGAATATATCTGTCTATGCCTTTATTGATCTCATTCATATACTGCTGCACTATGTTCTGATAACCTGCGTCCGCGATCTGATTGGCCGACACTCCAAACGTGCCACACAATGCTGCCATAATGTCGGTATTGTTCCAATCATTGTCTCTACAATAAGTGACCGCCGCCTTTATAAACCGTGTAGTGTTGTTGTCATATCTGTCCATTGGCGCTTAATCCTCCCAATACTGTTTGATGAAATTTTCATAACCAGCGTCGATAAAATCGTTTTTGTCCATACCAAAAGTGTTTGTTAACACATCTATAATTTCATCATCGTTCCACATTCCCACACAGTAGTCGATGACAGCTTCAATTAACCTCGCAGTTGATGTATCTGTATTCATTTCCTATTCCTCCTTGATTGGACGCAAGGTTACTCTGATAAAAGACCCGTACTCCGTATTCGGATTCCATCTCAATCGCCAATATTGAATGAAGTCTAAAGAAATATATGTGTTGTGTATCATATCGTCACGAACACCCCAAGTGTTTACACCGCTTTCACGAAAACACAGTACCTTATCATATTTTTCTGCCGTTTGTACGGCATTGTCATAGGCGTGTAACTCATAATAGATGTCACTGGCATACCGTTCACATATTCGACCAGCACGTTCTACCATTTTGCTCATAATATCAGAAACATTTTTTGAATTTGTCGTCACTGTCCAATTATCATAAGCACTATACGAGCGAATTTCATAATTCATTACGATTCCTCCTCGATTTTGTTTTTGTCATACCTTATTGGCATTATCACGCAATCTGCCATCCAAGAGGGTTCGTTCTCCGTAATGAATAATGGGGACAACCAATTCGCACTTTTAAAGAAATGCGCCTTCTTACCCATAATATCTATGGCCTGCTTGATATCCCTTGCGTTATACATACTGTTATCAACCATCACATAAGGAATTGTTTTACCTGATACCTCGCTTGTTTTACACTCTTTAATCTTGATGCAGTACAGATGTGGCGCATCACATACCGTGTAATCGTACAAGTCTGCATCCCGCTTCAACTTACTTGCAAAATAGAATGGCGTTTCTTCTCTGAACGGGATTCCTTCGGGAAGTGATAGCACGTTAAAGCCCATAAACTCATTACACGCAGAAAATGTGCCATCAGCATCGCGAAAAATATAGTTGAGAGACGGTTTTCCATTCATTTGTATTTTGCTCGCCCATTCATACAGCTTTTTATAATTCATTTCAATGCCTCCACTGACAATGCGTTCCATGCAAGCCAGCCCAACTCCGACATTAACACTCGTACTTTTTCTACAAATGTTGTTATAGCCTGTCGTTTTTCATCCGAATATGCGCCCCAATAAAATGACGGAACTCCGTTCTCATACGCATAATTCCACACCACAAACGGAGCAGGATCATTTTTTATGCCAGACCGCACACCTATTGCAACCCCATTATTACCAATTTCATGGAAAAACTGAATTGTATAATCTGCGTTCACATAACCTTTATACATTGTTGGATTCCTCCTTAACTTACTTTATATGTCGGTATCGACCTCATTCCGTCATACCCCCATAGCACCACGTCTTCAGGTTTCACGCCTGCCTCTGCCGCTATTTCCTTACGGGCGTCATCATATACATAGAAGGTGTACCCGCTTATTGCTTCAGCGCAATCTGGCACGGTTTCCTCATCATGTATCATCCATTCCTCGCCCATATTGAAATATTCTATTTCCAAATAACGAATTGCATCATCATTGTACAAATCCACCGGATAGTAGAAGTAGTTCCAGTCGCTCTGACAGGACCCCCGCAAACAACGATAATCGTATTTTTCGCCCATTACCAATGTTAAGCCTGCACAAATTGCCGCCTGTTCATCACGAGTGCGATTTCGGCCATCATATAAATCACACGCTGCTTTCCATTTTTCAATTTCTTCGGCAGTATAAGCATTTCGTCCTACTGGTGGCACGTAATCCAAAAGCATTTCCAGCTCAGTTGTATACCAACTATCTTCGCCTACGTCCGTTAAATCCATTTCATCCAACGCTGTTAGTACCTTGTCGAACTCATCGAAAGTGTATCCTTGCAACTGCTTGTCGCCATATATGGCGGCCTTGTCTGTGATCATCTGTTCAGCTCCCCACAAATCCCATGGGCTTTCCTGCCACTCATAAGGTATCTGTCGTGCGTACACTTTACAATTTGAATCCATTTTCGATTCCTCCTTAAACGCAAATATCGTCCAATGTTTCTACATCAAAGTAAGCGTATGTACGGCGCGGCCCCATAGGATGATTCCTCTGCAACTTGCTTAACACATAACAAGTGTGCTTTTCGCCGCTCCAATCCTTAATCGTTGTCTGGCCTTTCAGCAACCGCATGGTGCTAAATGACTCCCCGAAAAACTTGAGGGTGTCTCTGTCGAAGTAATGTCCATCGGGATGTGTGCGCTGATACGCATTAACAAGGCTATACACATCATAGATATTTGATTTCATTATCATTATCCTCCAATCGTATCAAATTCATTATTGTCATTTATATAGAGCTTGTATGTGTCCACCATCTGATTGGCTTGTATATCGTAGACGAGAAACAATATCGGACAAATTTGTGTTGTGAGCTTTTCAGATGTGTAGTTATCTTGATACCACATACACTGTGCAGTTTGAAAATCATCTATTTCCATATCAGAATCGCACCCGCATATTTCGTACCTTCCCATAGCATCATAGATAACCACCATATACCGTGGTTGCATCTTCACACTTCTTCCTCCTGTTCTTCCTTCCATGTTGACAGTTCCTCATAATCTTCGTCCCGTGAATGTTTAAATGCACGCCGCAGATAATCATGCCCACCGTCAACAGCGCAAGCACCGCACGAACAGAACACATAATCATGTCTATGGCGGGACTCAATTACATCTCCGCAGTGTTTGCAACGTATTGCGTTATACAAAATTGTTTTCATTTTTGATTCCTCTTTCAAATTGTATAAATCTGTGGATCGTTTGTATCTGCCACTCTTTCCACAGTTACGAGCGACAGCCCAAAAAACTCACAAGCTTTTTCTTTTGCTTCAGATATTCAGATTCTTCCTCAGTTAGATAATCTATCCAAGCTTGTATACAAGTGTCGTTGGCGGCGCATATCGGGCGACTGACAGGGCAGAGTGGACAATCTATGCGCTGGCTCATCCATTCTGCCAACTCTGCCTCGGTTAATCGCTGCAACCTTTCATAATTCGTCATACTTTCATTTCCCCCTTATTTCACATACTCCGCATCAACGCCGCACCACATCGTACCGAAATGCGTCACACCCAGCACATAAAGGTTAAGCATCTCGCTATACAAGATGATTTCATCTGTGTGGCACTGCAAGTCGTGTGCTGTCTGGTCATCAATGAGATAATACTGATAAATATCAACGCCTTCTTCAGTTTCATAGTCATCGTCTTCTTCCACTTCGTTTCCTTCCGCATCGTAATAACGCCACAGTTCGCCGCTTTCGAGGTTGTCATACAAATCATAATCCGCTTTCACAATATCGTTACACAGTAGCAACGAGCTGTTCGGCGTAAACAACTGCGAATATACGCAACGTATAGGCGTGCCAGCGTCAATGTTGTACAGCTTCACTTCTTCCCATGTATGTTCATTTCTATGCCACGGATTGTTGTCCATCCATGTTTTTGTATAGAGCTTTCCTTCCTCGTTCTTATAAATGTCGTCCCACAGAACAAATTTATCTTCCATTTTCAAATCCTCCTTGATTTAGATTTTGGCGTATAAAAAGAACGGCCTATTGTGCCGTTCGCATCTTGCTGTATTGTTATCCTACACGCTTTGCGTTTGCCTGTGAAGGGGTCACTCGCCTGGTCAATTCCTTATCCATATATGATACCATAGCCCGCTTTGCGCCCTGAATACCGGTGAACACCTGCGCCTGTGCTATCAGAATATTCGGGGTTGTATCCTTAAATATCTGTATCACCGCCTGTCGCGCCGCCGCACCGAAGTGAACGTACACATAGCGCAGAGTAGCCATGATTACATCTCCGTACCCATTCCTTGCGCCATGCCAACCGCAACTCCGTATGATGTCAAACGCCCAGCGCAAGCCGTCCGCTCCGCAAGTGCGATACATCTGTATTACACCCGTGATACTGCTCAGATAAACCGCTGTGTTAGAGCGGTCCCGCACCGGCTTCAAATGAAATTCCTTACAGATTGCGTTAATGGCAAGGGTTTCCTCGTCATTCGCCACACGATAAGCGTTGAACTTCTCGTTCAGCGACACGCGCTTCTTATTCTCGTCCTGCCGTGCGAACAGAATTGCTTCCTCGTCCACAGTCAGCCCCGTATAAATGATAGCGTTAATCGTTTCCTTGCCGATGTATCTGGCAGCGCGGCAACGGGTCGCACCGTCAATCACATAGAAATTGCAATCCCTATACGAGCAGATTATTGTACCCACCAGACGGTCATTCCAGTTGGTAGCGATTTTGCGCCAGTCATGCTCAGGCCGCTGATATTTTTCATCCAGTATGAGCAGGTCAAGGGGCAGCTCGGCAAACTTGATACCGTTCATTTCCTTCGCGTTCCGCAGTATAGCTTCGCAGTGAGCCTCCATGTTAAAAGCAATGATGTTTTCCATTTTAATTCCTCCTCAAATTCTGTTTTTTTTTTGCAAACAAAAAAAAAGGAAGCGCCATGCGTTTCCCTTTGCGCCAAGAGGGTATCACATCAGCAGGCACAGCGCACAACTGGTAAACATAACCATGTACAGCATGGCTACCCCAACCGCAACGCAACACCACCATGCAAAACTGCCGCAGCGCACACGCTTCCTACCTATTCGCAAATCCATTTTCGATTCCTCCCCCATTTCAGTTTATAATCCATTCCTGCCCGTACTTTTCCTTGTGCCGCCTTGCGTACTCATCGCAAAACGCCTGCGCAGTACACGGGGCCATTTCCGCATGAATTTCCTCACGCAGCTCATCATCCATATAGTTGACCGCCGTGCGCATAAGCACGTCCTCACCATGCACCATTACAAGCTCAAAGTTGATTTCTATTTTTACCTCCGTTTTGCCCTATTTCATCAAGGATTCAAGCACATTTCATTTACAGGGGTATAACTATACCCTAAAGCTATTTCATTTCCGTTTTTACCTTACCATTGTCTGCAAAACGCACGTCAGCGCCACACACAACGCATACGCCCGTTTTGCAAGCGCACAATGGCTCCCGTATAGCGGTTTTCGTAGTACAGCGCATTTCCTTCCTTGCGCAGAAACGCATACCCGCTGGCCCGCAAAACGTCAATGCGATCTCGTTTGCTTTTCCATTTCATTTGCGATTCCTCCCCGATTCCGTTTTAGTCCGCGAACCTTGCGCCGAAAAAGAAATAGGTGTTGCGTTTGCTGATTTGCACCGGTTCGCACACGATTGCCGACACGCGATAACGCAGCACAAGGCGTTCCCATTCTTTTTCGGTGTACAATTCATTTCCTACCAGCGCCAGATTGAACGCACGGGTAGCGCGATTGAACAACCGGGCGTTGTCATATTCCGGCTTCACACGGTAATACAGCATTTTCATTTCCTCCTAAATCGCCATTTTGTAGGTTACGCCCTTGGCCTCTTGCGAAAGCGTTTCTAATTCCTTCCAGATACGGGCATACTCGGCCTGTGCGATGGGATTATCAGCGCCCCCCGGCACATCGCTCCATGCGGCGGCATGGTTCATAAGTTCCTCGCGCAGCTCCGCAAGGCGGGATTTAATGGTGTAAATGTTCTGCATGATTTTCAATTCCTTTCTGTTTTTTATTTACATATTGGGGTAAAAAAAAAAGAATCCTTGCGGATTCTAAAGTTGATTTTACTTTTTCATTTTATGATCTTTTTTATTTCCTCTACCATACGTTTATATTTGGTTAATTCAGCGTGTAAGATACAAGGATCGTCCGTACACTCTCTATCGGTTGGCAACGGCAATATGATTTCATTATGGACAACAGCTTTACAAAACTGGCTTAAATTAGCGCAACCGTATTTTTGATAAAGCTGTTCCATCAAATTTCCTTCTGCGGGTGTGAGCGCAACTGTTTTTTTCCATTGGTAATTGCGGACATCATACCTTTTCTTTTCCATATTTGAAATCCTTCCGATGTTTCCTCTATCATATGCATGATAGTTTATGTGCGTTTTGTCATTACATCTAAAAAGGTAAACGTAATCCAAATCCGATTCCCTTGGATGGGCGTTACAGAAAAATTGTCAGCCAGATTGACTATTTCCTTCCAAGCTGGCATTTCTTGCGTCATAACGTCCAACTCCGCGCATCGGACCCCAATATCACATATATCCTGAAACGGATCACGGCATTTGCACTCAAATTGCGCGTCAGGATCGCACTCTAAAACCAATTCCTTTAGCAATTTATACGCTTTCTGCATTTCTGCATACCGCTTTTTATTGATAGTGTAAAGCGATTTGTTTGCCTCAGCCATTTGTAATGCCTTAGCCAAACCAGCCCACATAATTTCATCTTCGCTAATTGGAGTTATGTCGATTATCTCTTTCACAATGATCCTCCTTGTCGATTTTCGAAACAACTTTAAATTCCTTGCGGATTTCAATTTCATCCTTTAAAAAAGCTTCCATCATTAGCGCCAAGGCTTCTGATGCACCAATACCTTCCTGCAAACATTTATTAGAAAAGCGCTCACGCACATCTTTATCGACATAGAATGTATATCTATACGGTTTTCCCATATATAACGATTTCCTTTCCAATTTGACTTTGCCCTTATAACGCGGCGCATGGACTAACACTACCATTGCGATTCATACCGCAACCCAACGTAGGACACCACTCCCCGCTGGTAAAACATACGCCGCTTTATAAAAGCAAAATCCAATCCAATTCCTTATGGAAACAGATTTTACCTAATACAAATATACCACAATAACCAACGCGATGTAAAGGGTTTTGCAACACCGTGACGGGGAATCTCCCCGTTTCGTCGCAATCTTCCGCGACTCATCAGACGGCTTATACGGGGAAACGGCATGAAATCCATTTCCCCGTAAAAATCGGAATTGAAATAAATTTCAATTCCTTATCAATCCTCATTACGCCTATAAAGGGACTTATAACTGTCGCCCGTTATAATACGGTTAATAACCTGCGTAGTAAGGTTGATAATCGTTTTAGCTTGCGGCATAGTGACGGTCTTAGGCGCTTTACCGGGCTTGCAGGCCGTGTACAGAATAAAAGCCACATCCTGCGAAGTTACCTTATAAGCATTAAGGCCCTGTCCATTGTCCTCAAACAGAATCATGTCCACAAAATTCTGCAAGAGCTTAGTCAACTGACTATTGCTAATCGGGCAAGCCTCTTGCGTGCGATCTGCCTTCTTAGTAAGGCGATAATTGTTCAGCAGGTCTTTGTAATCGCCGCCTATGTCCTTTGTGGCACGAGCCGCAATCAGACGGGCGACGTTTTCAGCGCGATAAGACCAGCCGGGTTTGTTGGCAATATCCGCAGGTTTGCAGAAGCGCTCAAGGGCTACCAGATCGATAACCTTTGTGCCTTCTTCCACAATCCACTTCTCATCAGTTTCCTTAACACGCACGACAGGAACTTCCAGCTTATAAATGGCATTATACATGGGCTTATCGCTGTCGCGCAACGTCATAAACTCATCGGTGACAAGGGATTTGTTCAAAGTCTTGGCATCTTCCGCAATAGCAAGCATTTGTTTTTCAATAACTTCATGCGCGGAATTGGCAAGAATCGCCTCATTTAGCTTAGTGACGGACACTTCCAAAGTTGCACGCTTATCCATAGTTTCATTGATGTTCATTGTTATATCTCCTTTAATTTGTATTAAAGGCTTTAAGCCTTTGATTAAGGCGCTAAACGCTTAATCAAAAACTTAAAAAGGCAGACCACGCCCGCAGGCGCAGCCCACCTGATAAACAACATAATTGCCCTCGCACATATCCAGCACATACACGCCGCCATATATGCCGCACTCATGCACAGACGCGGAACGAATTTGCATGATAAGCGCTTACATCCGTAGACGCGGAACGAATACGGATACGCCCGCCTTATATATGCCATTGTATAACATGATTGATACGTGTTGGCGGTGACTAACCCCGATGCAGTCAAACTTTTTCGCTCAAAGTTTTGCCGCGCCGCTGTCCTCTCCGGCGCGTGAGGTGTGCCGGGCTTGTGTTGCCCTGCATGTATAGTGTAATGAGATGGCCCAAATACAACGTGTAAATAATAAAAATTTTATAAAATATTGCTGAAAAAAATATACATAATAAGCGCAAAAAAAAAGGCCGGTTGTCCGGCCTGAATGTCAATCAATATGCAAGTACCGTGTCGCATACGGGTACAACGTGGCAACGGCGCGGCGTATCCGTTGGAGTGTGGCGTTGACTGCCTGTTGCGTAACGCCCAGATCGGCCGCAATGACAACGTCACTTTTGCCTTGTAGCCGCTTATGTAACACTGTCCATTGCTTGGCGGTTAATGCCGTGCGTATACGCGCCAACATGGTCTGCATAGCGTTATAATCTGTAATATTATCAACGTCATAATAACGTGTTGCGCGTATATAATTAACGTCCGTAATTTCCCCGGCGTCATTGTGCGGTAATGTCTCGATATATGTGTCGCGTAATGCGGGACGATGGGCATTAGCATATATGTAACGATTGACGGCGCGGTATACTTCTCGCCGTAATGCGGCTGGCATGACATACAGCGTATCATTGCTAATGGCCGTCAGGATGCAAGGGCATTGGCGGCCTATGTCCAAGATAGCTACGGCGGCAACGTTGATAAGGTCGGCGGCATCGGTCAGCGGGTCGGGCATAACGGCGGCCATATCTGGCGCAATCATGGTATTACGGTAATTGTCTTTGTCATCATATACAGTCATAGCATTATCCATGGCCGCATACATACGATAGGCGCGGGCATCGCGTCCATTAAGGTTACGCCGCATTTCGGTGATTTTGGGCGAGTCACCGCGATTGGCGCAAGTACGTAATACAGTACGGGCGATAATAGTAGCATGGTTCAGGGGCAAGCCGTATTTAATACAAGTATAGTATCATAGATAGATGATATAATGCAAGATATTTTGTATGTTACAATGTCAACAGACTATTATAATTTTTTATGCCTTTTATAAGTCTAAATTATAGTATCCTATACCCCTATCATATCGTCGTCATACCGTCAACGCGCCCATGCCACGCGCCCCCAATACAGCCGCCCTTAAAGCCCGCCTTTATGCGGTATAGGCGGGCTTTACCATGTTGGGGGGCGGTTTTAACCGTTCACACCGGGCAGCCAGCCCGAAAACCCCGTAGTACATTCCCTCACCAGACCCACCAAAAATCCCCAGCCCACCTTGCTTTTTGCACTGCCCAGCCATTTCCCTTCCCTTCTCATCCTCCCCCACCACCCTCACCCCCTCCGGGGGTATAACCCATCGCCCCTTGCGTTGCCCCTTGCCGTACCCCGCCTACCGCACCTACACTGTGTTTATAGCCACCCTCTAATGACCCTTTAATGGCGCATCCCCCGTCAAAATGCCCTTTTTGACATGAAAAAAATCCAGCAAAATAAGCAAAAAATACGTGTTTTTGCTTTGTTTTTGATGTGATTTGCCACCAAAAAGCGCAAAAAGTGCCTAAATGCCTGAGTTTTTCTCATGCGCGAAGAAAAAGAAGGAAAAACCATTTCTTCTATCTCACGAGATGGGCATAAACGAGCGTTAGCGAGTAAAATGGCCCATCTCGTAAAGCGAGGGGTTTATAAGCGGAATATAATGAAGCGAATAAACCCCTCGCGCCCACGCGGCGGAGCCGCGCTTGCCCAACCAGAAAAAGAACAAAACCCATTAGCCAAACAAACCAAGCCAAACACGGGCTGACCAACAGACAAGTCCCTTCTACGCTAATGTATAAACCAATCCTTTGCCTTTATCTAAACCGAATCCCTTAGCTGCCGCTACCCAACCAAACCGCGCTCAAACGCCGCGAGGCTTATATAGGGGTAAGGGCAACTTCTTGACAACTCTTAGCTGGGCTTATATGATAAGATGGCAAGTTGATAAGCACGTCTGATGAGATAAATCGTATGCTGACAACTGAATATAGGTAACACAGCTCAAGTTCCCGTTTATATGGGAAGCGTGAGCTATATTAGTTATGGGGTAGATGATGCAGGGGGTGGTATATATAACACGTTAAAAAGAGCGAAGCGAATGTTAAATGTCTTTTATAGGAACACACCCAAAAAATGCTTATTTGTCTACGTTTTTTGGGACAAATATTAGGTAGTACCTAATAAATCAATTGTTAAAGGGGTATACGCGACCATTGAAAATATCTGTATGCGATGCCGTTATGGGCAGTGGCAAGACGCAAGCTGCCATAACGATGATGAACCGTGAGACCGATAAACGCTTCTTATTCGTGACGCAATTTCTGGATGAGTGCAAGCGTATCGACAAGGCTTGCCCTAAGCGGAAGTTCAAACAACCGCAAAATCGCGGTCAAGGCAAATTAACATCTCTGAATGATCTGTTGCGGGGTAGGCATAATTTAGCCAGTACACACGCCTTATTCTATAAGTACACATCCGAAACATTAGAGCTGATACGGGCGGGGCATTACACCTTAATACTGGACGAAGTGATCGACGTCTTGGATTTTATAACAATATCTCCTTACGATGTTGATATGTTGTTTAAGGCTAAGATGATGACCGTAGAATCAGATACTAAACGTGTGGTGTGGCTGGCAGACGACTATCAGGGTAAATTTGATATATTGCGGCTAAAGATTGAGTCGGGCTGCGTCACTTACGAAGACAATCGCCTAATGGTGTGGAAGCTGCCTTTAGAAATGTTCAGTGCTTTTGATGAGGTGATCATCCTAACTTATATGTTTGAGGCTCAATATCAGGCGTATTACTACGAGATGCACGGCATTGAGATTGAATATTTAGGTGTGCGGCACATTGGCGGGTTGGAATATGAGTTTACACAAGGATTGATGCGCGACAAAATTACATTGCCGACAATTCATCTGTGCGCCAACGCCAACATGAATTTGCTTGGGGAGCCAAAGGCTGCATTGAGCGCGACTTGGCAAAAGAATGCAGGTGGGCGGCACACGGCTGAAATTGCCACATTGAAGCGTCATTTGGTTAATTATTTTACCAATAAAGGTCCTCGCGACCCTCAATGCCGGTTGTGGTCATGTTATAAGGAAGGTGAAGCCAAACTCAAGGGTTGGGGATATACACAGCGTTTCTTAGCTTATAATACTCGTGCCACTAACGCATATCGACATTGCTCTCATTTAGCTTACATCGTAAACATTTTTGCCAATGTCGATACACAGCTATATTTTGAAAGCCGTGGATATAGCGTGGATAGTGATAAACTTGCAACTTCGGAAATGGTACAGTGGTTGTGGCGTAGTCAATTACGCGACGGGAAGGAAATTTGGCTGTATATGCCAAGCAAACGGATGCGGCAATTATTGATTAAATGGGTAGAGGAGGTGACAGGCAACACTGATTGTATTACCCTGTGGGAGTGACAGTAGTGTTGCTAATTTTTATTGCGCGATGTACAAGGTATATATAAGATTTTTTCCGAAGTTGTTACAATGTCACAACTTAGAGAGGAGATTGAGGAATGGCTTGGATAGATGCTTCAACGCTGCCGCCACACGACGGCGCATATTTGGCGGCGTGGCAACCCATTGACAAATACATGCGTCCGTAGTATGGTAGAGTTGTAAACAATTCTCAGGTCGATGTTGCTCTCCGTGGAAGTAACAAGTGAATAGTGTGTATGCGCCCGCTCAAAAATGAGCGGGTAATTTATCGGAACGTGCCGTAATCCCCCCGCCTTGAGGCGTGGGGATATAAAGCACATCTTGCTCTTTTCATAAAAATACTGTATGGAGTCGTAATGGAATACGGTTATAAATTTCGCATCTATCCTACCCCAGCGCAAATACAGCAGATGCAGAGGACATTTGGTTGTTGCCGGTTCGTCTGGAATCACTATCTTGCTTTGCGGAAAGACCTCTATGAGCAATACGGAAAGACAATGAACTATAATGCCTGTTCCGGGGATATGACACAACTCAAGAAAACCCTGTCATGGCTGAAAGAGGCAGATGCAAGCGCTCTGCAATCCTCTCTGAGAGACTTGGACACTGCATACCAGAACTTCTTTCGTCGTGTAAAGCAAGGCCAGAAACCCGGCTATCCCCGATTCAAGAGCAAACATAACCACCGGCAGAGCTACAAGAGCAAGTGCGTAAGGACAAATATCAAGGTGCTGGACAAGGCGGTGCAGCTTCCCAAGCTTGGCCTTGTAAAATGCCGTATCAGCAAAGTGGTCAAAGGACGTATTCTCTCTGCTACTATCAGCCAAAACCCAAGCGGTAAGTATTTCGTGTCTATCTGCTGTACCGATGTGGAGATTAAGCCACTGCCCTCTACTGGTGCGGTGGCCGGTATTGACATGGGTTTGAAAGCATTCGCAATTACCTCTGATGGTGTAGAGTATCCGAATCACAAATACCTTATTAAAAATCAGAAGAAACTTGCCAGACTCCAACGGTGTCTGTCCCGAAAGTCAAAGGGCAGTAACCGCTGGGAAAAAGCGAGAATCCAAGTGGCCCGTCTCCATGAACACGTCGCCAATCAGAGGAATGATATGTTTCATAAACTATCTACCAATCTTGTACGGGACTACGACCTGATTGCGATTGAAGATTTGGCTTCGTCTAACATGGTGAAAAACCATAAACTTGCGAAAGCAATCTCTGATGCCGGGTGGGGCGAGTTCCGCAGACAGTTGCAGTACAAGGGGATGTGGTATGGGAAAGAGGTTGTCACAGTAGACCGCTTCTACCCCTCCAGCCAAACTTGTTCCTGCTGCGGCGCACAGTGGTCAGGCACGAAAGACCTGTCCGTGCGCATCTGGACGTGCCCGGAGTGCGGTGCTGTCCACGACCGGGATATAAACGCCGCGAAGAACATTTTGAACGAAGGGTTGCGCCTGCTGGCGTAGCTAATATATACGGTAGGGCGGGACACGTCCGAACCTATACGCTTGGGGACACCGTGTAAGACCTTGCAAATGCGGGCGGTGGTGGTTGAACCGAGAATCCCCCGGCTTTAGCCGTGGGGGAGTGTCAAATAGATGATATTATTCAGAACGTCGCGTGAGGAGAGAGAACCAATGAGTCAATGGATTGAGCTTGATAGCCTGATACAACACTACAAAGAACTTCGAGACACAATAGTAGAAACCGACGAGTTTGGCCTGCACCCTGTCCCCATTGAGAATATGATTGGGCTTTTGCGTACTTATCAGGGTACGGCATTGCCGGATATTATTCGGTGTCGGGAGTGCATACACTATCACCCTTGCGAAGCGGAGTTGATTGACGGCAGTGCGCCGGATTGGGGCATCTGCGACCAGCCGTGGTTTAACGACGATGAAAACGACGTTGACGAAATGTTCTATTGCGCTCAGGGCGAACGGAGGGAGGATAAAACCGATAAATGTTTTAATGAACATCGCGCTCATTGGATTAAAGAAAATGACATTTGTTATGATCCCGATGCTTCTTGTTTCTATGCTGAGTATAGTTGCTCTTATTGTGGCGCATGGGCCAATGACCGATCTGAGTTGCCAGAATATTGTCCTAACTGTGGGAAGAAGATGAAAGGGAAATAATGAGCAAATCCTCATATAAACGTATATCCGGCAAACCACACGATGTACAGTGGCGGTTATATGAAAAAAATTGGATATGTGTGTCAAACAAATGGATTAAATGGGCCAAGCGATATATGAATAGGGCGTTTAGACGAAACTATGCAGAAGAAAGAACGGAGGAACGATGATTAGACCGAGCGATATTGTATTACATAAGCCAACCGGCGAAACATGGGTGGTATGCGGGGTTGACCGTGAACGTGGCGAACTCATTCCTTGCGTATACCCATTCCCCACCATTGCCAAAATTGACGATTGCGAACTGATTACAGAGGGATACACGGCATACGGGCAACCAGAAGAATACATCGAGGTATTGCAGGAACGCGGTCTGTTAAGGTTTATTGATGCACGGGCGGCAATGTTCCACGGATTCATTTAGGATGTTTAACGATGGCTAAATACATAGAAGAAATGATGCAGACGAAAGGGCGGCCAATGAATGAAGAATATATAACCAAAAGTACAGAGATAGAAGCTGCTTGTGATGCAGTAGAGTTATTTCCCTCGGAATATCAGGGGATAGAAAATGCCATTAACAGGGTTGTTGCCGATGTCGCTTTGGTTATGGATACAACGGAACTTGAAGATTTGAGAGCCAAGTATCAGGAGTACGTTGCTGGAAAAGACAAGAACAGTGGAGATGTGGCTGAAACGTATATAACCAGGCAGATTAAATTGCTTCAACAGATTTTGGACATTTTCGATGGTGTAAGCGAGCCGGAGGAAACAAATGAGTAAAGAATATATAGACCGCGAAAAAGTGATATTGGCAGTAAGACACGCATGGGCGAAGGGGCTTGAGCCAACGCAATACATCGAGCAAATTCCCGCCGCCGATGTTGCGCCTATGGTGCATGGACGGTGGATTTGTATAAACAAAAGATATGGAGAATACGAGTGTTCTGTATGTCATGGTGTGGATTCAAATTGTAGTGATTATTACGGAATTCATGCCGTTACAGAACAGGAATTCTGCCCCAACTGCGGGGCGAAAATGGACAAGGAGGAATAACAATGTTCAAGTACATCATCATAGGAGTAGTTATTGGTGAGTCATTGTCTTTGCTGTTGGTGCTTATATGCGAACTGGTGTACGTATCACGGTTTAAGGGGGAAAAAGTGCTGCCAGAACCCCCGAAGGAGGAAGAATAATGGAATATATATATGAAATGGTATACCAGCAAAGCAGATGTAAGCCGCAGGTTTTAGCTCACGGCGTTTACCACGGACGCAATTATTATGTTGTCAGTTTTGGCACGCACCCGTGCGCATACGTTGATGTGTCCGACCTGTTGAGCATGACGTGGGAAGAACAAAAATATATAGAAAATGCAATAGACTGCCATGGCGGGGTAACATACTCAAGCGCAGAACTTGTGGTAGCGAATAATAAAGGGTGGTATATAGGATGGGATTATGCCCACTACATGGACTACAGCGGGTATATGCCGTGTGAATCACTTGCCAAGAAGTGGACGACTCGTGAAATGGCGAGTGAGTGCAAAAGGGTGATAGACCAAATCGAAGAGTTTATAAAGGAGCCGCCAAAGGAGGAATAGTCCATGAGTAAGGTAGTAGCAAGATATTTTCAAAAATGTGATATGTGTAATCAAGAATTTCAACTTGAATGTGAAAAAGCAGAATTGGGGAAGGCTATATTACCTGGCCGGTTTATTCCGGGCGATGGCAGCGGACCAACACCACTGTTAATCCCTGTACATTTGTGTCCCACTTGCTTGCAAGAAATGTCTGAATATTTGCGGGATAAATATATATTGAATAATGTTGAGTATGCAGGATTCCAAATTAGTACAATACCATCAATAGAGGGAGTATAGCTCATGCAGTGGTATAAAGTAGAAGATAAAATGCCGGAACGGTTTGTTAGTGTTTTAGGTTATGTGCCTGACCAAACCCCCTTCCCCACCGTAAGAGAGTGCTGGTATGTGGGCGATTCGGGCTGGTATTTTCCGGCGCTGATGGAGATGTGTCAAATAACGCATTGGGCAGAAATGCCAGAATTTGAGGAGGAGGTATGAATTTATATTTTTGTACCAATGACCCGTATATAGACACCGGTTTATTCATAGCCGCTGAAACCGCAGGACAAGCGAAGAATTATTTCCGTCAATATGATGGTCAATGCGCCTTTATAGAGGTCCGTGCGTGGCTTGTGCGGAAGGAGATTCTTATCGCGGCGGGTGTATATGACGACAACTGCGAGGTATTGAGTGGTATAGGAGTACATTATTTAGAGGAGGAAGAAAAATGAAACGAGTAATAGTAATAGCAATAACAATATTAACCCTGCTGACCCTCGCTCTGTGCGGGTGCGGACAGGCCGAAGCTGTTAACTACAGACTGCGAGCGCTTGAAATGACTGCATCACATGCGATATATGTTGATACCCGCACAGGTGTACAATATCTGCAACTATATCATAGGGGTATGTGTGTAATGGTGGATGCCGAGGGAAAACCGCTGATATGGGAGGGTTATTATGACAAAAACAGCAGCAGATAGATTTCGTAAATTGCGTAAAGAGGTTATGGCAGCTATTAGGCGGCAGTTAGAAGATGACGCCGGTTGTAAAAGCTATGAGGGAGCGTTTGACTGGCTGACTGGCTATCCTTGCTATTTTGCGGATGAGACTGGTACAGCTCAACCCGATTTTTATAAGCTCACATTGCATTGCTATGTGTTGGGGCCAAGCCGCCACTATGAATGGATGGGCGCGACCCCTGATGAAGTGTTAGACCAAGCTGAGAGGGATATTCATCAGTGGATACGAGGTGGAGAATGGTAGGCGTACTAATTGTAGTTGTGCTGGTGTTAATGGCGGCTTATTTTACACCACATGACCCGTTTGATGGGATGGCAATTTAATGGTAATGATAGATGATTTATATGAGCTGCCTGCGGGCTGGATTGCCGCCTTTGGTAACGATCTTGTGCAGGAACTCAACAATGTTATGGGCAATGCCGCTCAAGAGGTGTATGTCAAAGAAAAATGGGGCAGCTTGTCTGCGTACATATCGCTTAGTAATGATGATATGGAAGCTGTTGTGGACAAATATAAGCGTATAGCACGGCAAACGTGTGCCGGATGCGGCGCACCTGCACGGCGGGTATCGACGGGTTGGATATTGCCTTGGTGTGACAACTGCGGCAGCCCACAATGGAAATATAAGCCTATTGAGACATATTTGGATGGAGAAGACTAATGGGATATTGTTCTGAAGAAATGGAGACCACTTTGGTCTATGACAAGGTTGAGAAGTCGTGGCGTGCATATACGAATGTGCCAACGCATTTAACGAAATTCGCCAAGCAGGGTTGGGCGTTAGATAAAACTGTTGAGGAAGATGGACGTGTGATTGCGGCGTACTATCATGCACCGGCAAACGGCATCAGTATTCGCAACCCTAATGCGGCCAAGCGTCAGATGACAGACGAGCAACGTGCGGCGGCAGCCGAACGGCTACGTGGTGTGAGGAGGTGATGGGTTGGAGGTACATACTTTCACGCATGAAAAATTCGGTCAGATACGTGCGGTGGCAGATGCAGGCAGGGTGTGGTATTGCGGTGTAGATGTTAGTCGAGGGTTGGAGTTCAAGCAATATAAGATAGCAGTACGCGCCCATACTTTTGCTGATGAGTGTAAGTTGTTTGTGTTGCCGGACAAACACAATTATCCGCAGGAAACTAAGTGCATAAAGGAGGCGTGTGTGTATCGGCTGATACTGTATAGCAGTCGCAAGAGCTTGCAACAGTATGAGCGTTGGTTCACGCACACAGTGGTCAAAACTATGAAGGGATTTGAGGCACAATAAAACAGGATTATTATGACCACATAATTGATATGTGGCGTTATTTGGAGGAAGAATGGGACTATTGGGAGTACGGCGTGGTGGCGCAATGCTTTGCTGCGGCTGGTTCAAGTACGGAAAATGGAGGTGAGGACTGATTTTTGCGCCACCTCTTTATACAGTCAGGTCTTTTTCTTTGCAATGGTTGGTTGACAACAATTTTTCGATAACAGAGCCGGAAGATGATTTAAGACATCTCATTAAACAACAGGACAACCCTCTGTTCCGTTTAGTCCGCATTATTACACATGATAAAAGACGTTATAATCCTTATGTTATTTTTGTGAGCAGTGAAAGGTCTTGTAAGAGCGAAGAAAATATTCGGCATTTGGTTTATGAAGGTATTGTGGTCAATGGTCAGCGGTATGTGTTCAGTGAACGTTCTGCGTCTATGACTCGTACTGGTATATTTAGTTTCGTAGACGCTCGTATAGCAGACGAGTTAAATAGGCGTATTACTATGGATATTACCTTTGATACAACGGTACTGTCCAAGTATTATGCCTATCGGGGTTTATTTTTCAGCTCGTGCCATTGTCTTGAGGGATGGCGGCCTAAGATTATTATAGTGCCGGATTTGACGTTGCCTGTTCCGCACCAGCACATAAAGTATCTATACGACTCTGAGGTGTCGTTTGTTGATAAAAATGGCAATGAGCGCACATGGAAACAGAAGGATATTGCAGAAACTACTCGTGATATGGAGATTAACGCCTTTGATGGCTGTGGCATCCATCATCCTGACATTACTAAAGAGGTGACAGAGATATTGGGCGCTAAGTCCCCCGTCACCTCTATTCTCTGGCGTGCGCCGTACATCAAAGGCGTGTCTCATTCGGTAGACTATGAAACCTTTTTTGGGGCACGTGGTGTAGAGTATATCAAAGACATTTGGGGGCGGTGGCATAGCATCCACGATAAAATGCTCATCTTCACCGAGAGTATGTACAAGGGCTTGAAATATTTCAAGCAATACGGTGATGGGCGCGATTGGGATAGGTATTGGGACTTATTTGAGAAATACGATCATTGTATCGGCATTGCAAAATGGAACTTCTCGTTCGCTGAAGAACCTGTGTTTACTCGCGCCAATTACCAGATATTACAGGATTTGGACTTGCCGTATGACGATTTCCGTAGTTTGGCTGATGACAGTATTGAGTGGGCTGAACGGATTGTTGACGGCGATATGCTGTACACTTATTGCTTTTTGGGATTGATGGCTGACCGTTGCACGCCTATCAATGCGTACTCTAAAGCTATTCTGAAGAATCCCGAAATGATGAAAGAGCGGACTGTGCGCAAGTTTTTGCGTGATTCCGCTAAGAAGTATATAGATGGCATGAAGTGCGGCAAGCTATGGCTGGAATCGTGCTTTAAGTTTTTAGCTCCTGATCTTATTTTGCTGATGGAGCATATTGGCGGTTTACCGTTGGTGGGGTCTTTACAGGCTGACGAGTTTTACTCTCGTGATTACGATGGTGTATATACGGGCGATTATCTCATTGAGAGAAATCCGCACATTTGCAGATCGGAGCACACTGTACTGCGTGCTGTGACCAATGACACGATTGATTATTATATCGGGCATCTTGCGAATGTTTGTATGGTGAATTGCCGGAGTTTGACAGCGCCACGTTTGAACGGAGCTGACTTCGATGGAGACTTGGTGCTTGTATTACAGAACTTCACAATGATGCGCGGTGTGCATCGTGATGCGCCTATTGTAATAGATGTTGAGGACAAGATTACGGCAAAGATGGAGCCAGACAATTCAGAGGGGCGTTTAGCTCTAACTATGCGTACTATGAAGTCTCTCATTGGTGAATATAGCAATTATAGCAGCGCTTATCATAACAAATGTCCCAAAACTGATGAACAACGTGCGATATATGAAGGGTATATTGACCAAATTTCAGTCCTGACAGGTAAGGCAATCGATCAAGCTAAAACGGGCGTTATTTTCCCCATGCCGCGTCGTATTGCAAAATTTGGGCGACCTCTACCCTATTTTATGAAATATCGCAAACCTTATTATGCGAAGCAGAAGCTCTCTAAGGCCCATAGTAATATGAATCGGCTTTGTTATGAGGTGGAACGTTGGCATAAACAAATACGGTGGCAACGTTGTGAGAAATTCGATTATACAATTATGTTGGACAATACCATAGATGTGCCGGATGATATATTTAGCATGATACGGGATATTTATAAGCAATATACTGTTGAGATGAATAGTTTAATGCTTGAGCAGAAGCGGGTTCGTGCATATCAGGACGAAGATATTAAGGCTCAGGTATCACGTTTCAATGCTAAAAACTATGTTATAGACTGGGATGTATATTACGACAAATACCGTCAGCTCTGCCGAGAGGTTTGCCCCGATGCGAAGATGCTGGCCAATATAGCGGTACGTTTGCAGTACGAAGTGTATCCTAAAAGTGAGTCTCGTTTTATGTGGGTTGTAGCTGAGAAGGGGATCTTAGAGAATATCTGTCAGGTCGAACATTTGAAATTGCCGCAAAGAGATCCTTTTGGCGAGTATTGCTATTTGGGACGGCGTTATTCGATGGTAGAAGTTCAGACTACGCCTCTATGTGAGTGCGACGATTTTAATGATTGGATTGGAGAGTGGCAATTTGATTAACGAGCGTTTGGAAGCTCGGCAATTTATTGAGGGCAACAACCTTAATAAACGGTGTGTATATCATATTTGTTATATTATGGCTAAATACTATCGGGATGACGGGTTGAGCCATGAAGCCATTCGCGAAAGGCTAAAAGAGTGGGAAGGTAAATACGGCTATTATTTCGAGTTTGATGTAAACAAAGTTATATATAATGTGATGGATAGCAGGACTCCCCTTCGTGGGGATGTTCCTGTTTTTATCAATACAACAGATATTGAAGAAATACGTAAACGGTTTGATAGCAAAAATACGCGACTGCTGGCGTTGGCGTTACTGGCGTATGGCAAAGCGTGCGCTAATAAATATGGTGATTGTAATGTATCGTTGCTGGGTGTAGCTAATTGGCTGCACGTTGACTACTCTAATCTGGTCAATCGCAGCTTTAAGGAATTGATAGACTTTGGGTATATCGCTCGTGTAGACACTAAAAAGAAGTGGATTAAGAGCAGCCGTAACCAAGTCACACGCATACATTTCAACGTGCCGTTGGTGAATACCGGCGACAATCGCGTGATGGATAACAACATTGTGCGGATATTTAATGAATATTTTTAGCCTAAAGGGTTTAATGGGTACTAATATAATCTCAGTCAAACAAAATAGTCAAATTAAGTAGTCACGACGGGATGAAACGGTATCTAATTTTTGAGCTAAAGGATGGTTGTATTTGATTAACATTACCCGTGAAGAATCCCTTTATTTACGTCAGCATGGCGCACAAGTTGTTGTGCTGAACAAGCAGGCCCCCGCTCGTAAGAAGAAGTATATGGTCCCTGAAGACCGTCTGACGGCGCGGTTGCTTGACCAGTATCATAGGGAGCAAAAACGGCATGGTTGATTTAAGACGGCGCTCTGACGAGCTTTTGGACGAAGAATATCTGTACCGCATCGGCAAGGCTAAAGATGATGGCTTGATTGCCGAAACGTGGGAGGAATTAACCCCCGTGCTGAACGAGGAGTGCGGGGAAGAAAAAGGCCCTTGCACATGGCGTAAGCATTACGCCAGTGGCAAGAAGTGGCAAGCCGTATTCGCCAAGCAGGGGTGCATTGAAGATGTTGCGGCGTTGCGGGAAAGGCAGCAAGGAATTGCCAAGGAACGTATAAAACTGCGCGATGAGCGCACCGCTTTAAATAAAGAACTGCGAGAACAGGCGAGATATGAGGTTAACAATGAGCTATGGGAGCGTAAGCTGGCAGAGCTGGGTCAGACCAAGTTCCCTGTGGTGGCAGTGCCACAGCTTGATGGTGACTGCTCTCTGTTAATCTGCCTGAGCGACTGGCATATTGGGATGACCTTTAATAGCTGTACTGGTCAATATGATACAGATATTGCATGGAATCGTTTGTCTCAATTATTATGCCAAATTCGGGACATTCAACAGCGGCACAATGTCGCTTCTGCTCATATTGTATTGCTGGGTGATTTAATAAGCGGCGCACCTCATCCTGTTGTCGCAATGCAGAACCGTGAAGACGTTGTGGATCAGGTTATACTTGCCGGTGAAATGTTGGCTCAATTTATATACAACATTTCAATGCTGTTTACCAACGTGTATGTTACTGCTGTAAATGGTAATCATAGTCGGCTCACCCCCAATAAAAAGGACGCTATCATTGGTGAACGCTTAGATAGGCTGGTTACATGGCACGCGACCACTGAATGTAAACACTTGCCCAATGTGAGTATTAGTCAACCTTTAGATGGGTTCCATGGCACGCTGGACATAATTGAGATTCGTGGCAAGTCGTATGTGCTTGACCACGGAGACTTCGACCAGTTTACTGAGGCTGGTGTTGCTAAGTTAATCTCTTATTTGGGCTTTGTGCCGAACGCAATAATCTCTGCGCACAAGCATACCCCAGCATATATGGAAGTAAATAGTGTCGCCTGTGTGCAGAACGGTTGTCTGTCGGGTGGTGGCGACCAATTTACGTTGGAACACCGTCTGGGCGGTAAGCCGTCGCAAACTGTATGTGTGTGCTCAGATGCGGGCATCGAAGTTATGTATCCGATTAAACTGATATAGTTTCATACCGCTTTCGTCTGTTGAACGATTCGCGGTTTTGGGTTGAGTATGTTCAACTCTCTCCCTCCTATTGTGGCGAAATGCCATATAATTGAGGGCGCTATGTATGGCGGGCAGACTCCCGCCGCGCCCTTCTATTCTGAAGGAGGAAAAATTGGCTACTGATATACAGATTTTTAAGAATGAACAATTTGGACAGATTCGTGTTGTAGAGCGTGATGGAGAGCCGTGGTTTGTGGCGGTGGATATATGCGGAGCATTAGACATAGCGAATAGCCGTGACGCCCTTACGCGAATTGATGAAGACGAAAAGGGTGTAGCTTTAACCGACACCCTTGGCGGGGCGCAAGAAGTAGCTGTTGTTAATGAACCCGGTCTTTATTCTCTTGTCCTCGGCTCTCGTAAGTCTGAAGCGAGGGCGTTTAAGCGCTGGATAACGCATGACGTCATTCCTGCTATCCGCAAGACCGGAATGTACGCTACTCCCGCCACTGTGGAAGCTATGCTGGCTAATCCAGATACCATGATTCAGGTGTTGCAGGCATTTAAAGATGAACGCGAACAGCGCTTGGCTTTGGAGACAAGGGTTGTAGCGGATGCGCCCAAAGTAGCGTTCGCTGATGCTGTGGAAACGTCTACTGACAGTTGCCTTGTGGGGCAGTTGGCAAAGATAATACGTCAGAACGGATATGAGATTGGTGCGAACAGACTGTTTGAGTATTTGCGTAAAGAGGGCTATCTTTGTAGAGCCGGTAGTAATCGTAATATGCCGACCCAGCGCAGCATGGAAGCTGGCTGGTTTGAGGTCAAAGAAAGTGTTCTTGAGAACCCCGATGGCAGTATTCGTGTAGTGCGGACTCCGAAAGTCACCGGTAAGGGTCAAATCTATTTTGTGAATAAATTTCTTCGTCCAGAGGCAGTGAGGTCGGAATCGGCTTCCGGCACACGTGAAGGCACTATATGATGCTCGATGGATATAGGCTGGGTGTCCTTAACCACCCACCATTAGCGATTGCGAGGGTCTTCTTTCCCTTTCACCCTTGCATACGAAACGGGGCAGCTTTCATTTGGCTGCCCTGTTTTTGTGTTTAAAAATCTCAACACTGCGGAGGTGAAAAGGATGGTAAAGACAATTCGGGTAATGTTAATCCCCAACAATAGACAAAGATCAAAACTTTTTCAGTATGCGAATACAGCAAGATTTGCCTATAACTGGGCATTAACAAAGGAACAAACAAATTATAAAAGTGGCGGTAAATTCCTATCTGATGTTGATTTGCGGCAAGAATTTACCAAAATGAAACAAACGCAGGAATATGAATGGTTGAACGATGTTTCAAATAACGTCACAAAGCAAGCCATAAAAGACGCCTGTGATGCTTATAAGAAATTTTTCAAAGGATTAGCAAAGTTTCCTAAATTCAAAAGTAGGAAAAAATCTACACCATCTTTTTACCAAGATAATGTAAAAATTCAGTTTTCTGAAACTCATGTAAAAGTGGAAGGGTTTGCTGCTTCAAAAAAGAAAAACAAACAGAAATTAAACTGGATTCGTCTTGCTGAACATAATCGGATTCCGACAAATTGCAAATATAGTAATCCACGTATTAAATTTGATGGTTTGAACTGGTGGATTACAGTTGGAGTTGAGTATCCTGATCCTGTTGTTGCTCCACAAAGCGAAGGAGTTGGCATTGATTTGGGAATTAAAGATTTGGCAATTTGCTCAGATGGAAACAAATACACAAATCTTAATAAGCACCATGCAATAAAACAACTTGAAAAGAAAAAACGCAGATTACAGCGTTCAGTCTCTCGTTCTTATGAGCAAAATAAAAAGGAAGGAAAATACTGTAAAACTAATAATGTAATCAAAAAGGAAAAACTTTTATTAAAAACCACTCACCGATTAACGAATATTCGTCAGAACTATTTACATCAAACAACATCTGAGATTGTGAAGCGAGAACCAAGCTTTATTTGTATTGAAGACTTGAATGTAAGTGGAATGATGAAAAATAGATATTTATCTAAAGCGGTTCAAGAGCAATGTTTTTATGAATTTAGAAGACAGATTGGATATAAATCTGCATGGAACAATATTTCAGTTGTTGTCGCAGATAGATTCTTTCCGAGTTCTAAATTATGTAGTTGCTGTGGAACGATTAAAAAAGATTTAAAGCTGTCAGATCGTATTTATAAATGCGAATGTGGCAATGTAATCGACAGAGATTATCAGGCTGCTTTAAATCTGAAAAGATACGGAGAAAATATTTTACACCAATCTGTAGCATAACATATTCAAGTTATCGCAGATATATACTGATTCGTTAGTCAGGAATTTACGCCTATGGAGAGTATAAGAACTTGTGAGTAGTGTCTGTTCCGACAGTATGAAAGCATACTTGGTGAAGTAGGAATGAAACATAAAAGTTTATAACTTTTTATAAGTTTTCAGTAACGGTGGTATGTAGTTTGTTCAAAATAGAGTATGGAAAAATCTTTATCACCCGTGGTGATAGCGCGGCGTTTGATATTGAAGTGCGACAGCCCGATAAAAGGACGGTCTATGAGTTAGCAGCGGGCGACACGCTAACCTTCACCGTTAAACCGTCTGATTCAGAAGTGGAGCATCTGCTTCAAAAAACGGGCAAGACCATTCAAATTGCCCCTGCTGATACTCAGAAGTGGGCGTATGGTAAATATTGGTATGATGTACAGTTGACGTTCGCTGACGGCACGATTAACACTATTGTGCCGCCCACCCCTTTCATAGTGTGTAGCGAAATAACCTTTGGGCAAGAAGTGCTTGGCGAGGATGGTAAACCCGTTCCCAGCACAGCTTGTAATCGTAAACATGGTGTACATTCGTTTGGGTCAGGAGCAAAACAGCTTATAGGTGTGGTGAATTTGTCCACATATAAGCAGTATGTGCCTCCAACTCCTTTAGAAAATGGCGCAACGCCGGATGAAATATTGAAGGGTTATGAAGCGTACAACGATAGTGGCGATGTGATTGTTGGTACTTTAGATGTTGATGATTTGAAGTACGATTTTGGCGAAGGGTTGAAACTTGATGGTCGCACTCTGTCTGTGGACAAGGATGTAGTAGATAAGACATACATTTATACGCAGATGGTGGCGGCAGATATTTGGACTATACAACACAACTTGAACAAGTATCCCTCTATCACGGTGGTTGATAGTGCGGGTTCATGTGTTGTGGGTGAAGTCGATTATAAAGACATGAATACGTTGACCGTGACCTTTAGCGGTGCGTTTTCTGGTAAAGCATTTTTGAATTGATGGAGGGTTAATCAATGAAGGTTTTGACGAACTTAGACCTTAACAAAAACCAGATTCTCAACGCTGTTTTGCAGGGTTTGGCTACTGCCCCGGAAAACCCCCGCGAGGGTCAGTATTACTATAATACGGCAGATAAGGTTCTGTATATATGGAACGGTACTGCGTGGGCTTCGTCTGGTGTCAAGGTAGAAGCATCAGCTACGAATGGTCATATTAAAATAGGCGACGAAGATGTGACCGTGTACGAACTGCCTGCCGCGTCTGCGGCAGTTGTCGGTGGCGTTAAGGCAGGCGCAGGTCTTGAGGTGTCGTCTGATGGCACTTTGAGTAAAACTATATCGTATTACAATGTAGTACGTAATGATGGTGAGAGCGATAATGATGCCCTAACTCGTGCAGTAGGTGAAGCTGCTCCCATTGAAGGTGATATTGCGGTCATACAGACGCTTATTGCTGAGGGCAAGTATTCTTATATGGCGTTTGTGTATGACGCTGGCGCATGGAAGGCTATGGACGGCAATGTAAGCGCCGAGAATGTTTATTTGTCTGCGGATATAGTAACCGCTGGTAGTTATACTCAGGTGGGCAACATTACTAAGGGCGCTAATGCCACCGGCTCTATTCCTGCCGCTGGTAAGAGTGTTAAGGATGTCTTTCAGGCGATATTCACCAAAGAGATGAATCCGACTGCTACGGCTCCTGCGGCAAGTGTAACGATGACACCTTCTGGTGCTAAAGAGGTTGGCACAAAGGTTACTCCGTCTTATACGGCTACGTTAAGTGCTGGCTCTTATACTTATGGTCCCGCCACTGGCATTACCGCTAAGTCTTGGGCCATATCTGCCACTGGTGGCGAGACCGCTACTACCGCTACTGGTTCCTTTGCGGAGCTGACTATTGCAGATAATACAAACTACAAGATTAGTGCTACTGCTACTTATGAACAGGGCAATATGCCTGTGACCAATCTTGGCAATGAATATGGCGCGGCACGTATCCCCGCTGGTTCTAAAACTGCTAACTCTGCGGCATTGACCGGTTATAGGTCTTTCTTCTACGGCTCTAAGACGGCGGCTATTGAATTGAATAGTACCAATATTCGTGCGCTTACCAACAGCAATAAGGCCGTAGTAGCCAATCAAGAGTTTCAGATGCCTGTTGTCGAGGGTGCGGTGCAAGTTATTGTAGCCTTCCCCACCAGCATCAATAAAACACTTAAAAAGGTGTTAGATGTTGGCGCGTTTGGTACGGATATAGTGTCCAGTTTTACCAAGCAGGTTGTGTCTGTTGAGGGCGCGAATGGTTATGCCGGCGTTAATTATGACGTTTATGTTTACGCGCCTGATGCTGCGCTTGGTGCGAATACTTATAAGGTCACGATTGGTTAAAGGGACAGATGGGACGATATGAGGATTTTATTACATCTATACGTGATGAACGCCCTTTGAATTGTAAGTTTGATAATTCTGAACAACATCATATTATTCCTCGCTGTATAGGTGGTAGCGATGATGCCGATAATTTAATTTATTTAACCTATCAAGAGCATTTTACGGCGCATCGCTTATTGGCTGAAGATAATGCTGATAATTTCAGTTTAGTGTCTGCCTTTTGGCGAATGTGTAATTGCGGTAAAGATTGCGACGCAACAGCGTATTCACAAGGTCGTGCTCTATTTGTGCAACGTTTGAAGCAAGATTACCAAGGCGAAGGAAACCCTTTTTATGGTAAACACGTTACTGAGGAACACGCCGCTAAAATGCGTGAGGGGTTAAGTCGTGCGTTGCGCGGACGTGTTATTTCACCAGAGCATCGTCAGCATTTGAGTGAATCCTTACAAGGCAAAATGAAGGGTGTTCCTAAATCAGATCAGATGCGGCAAAACCTTAGTTGCGCCTTAATGGGGCATACTGTCTCGCAAACAACGCGAGATAAAATTGCTACTGCTCAACGTGGTGTGCCTAAAGGGCCATATCCTAAGCGATATTATCATTGTACCTGTGCTGAATGTAATCTTCCATTTGTAGGCACTTCGTCAAGCTCCAAATATTGTGAGGTGTGTAAGCAGATTAAAAATTAGTGAAAGGATAGCTATATATGGCTGATTATATAGAAAATTTTGCATCCAAACTTGATTTTGCGATGCCGTTCCAGAGGACTGGCAAGTTCCCGTTGGATCGTACTGACCTGTTTAGCTCTTATGCCGATGCCGTAAAGTATGCCGCTGGTGATACTGCTGACCCTGATAGCCGCGCATTATGTGGCACTTCTTATGTAGGTCAGGTTATTACCGTCTTTGAAAACGATGTTGTTACTGTCTATAAGATAGGCGCTAATCGTCAGCTTGAGTCGATTGGTGGTGCGTATACTCTCCCCAAGGCAAGCGCGACTGAGCTGGGCGGTATTAAGGTGGGCGCTGGTCTTAACATTTCTGAGGAAGGCACGCTGTCTGCTACTGGTGGCGGTACTGCTGATGCTGTTGAGTGGGCTAATGTTATTGATAAGCCTACTAAACTATCTCAGTTTACGAACGATCTTGAGTTTATTGATAAGACGGTTAGTAATTTAGTCAATTATTACGACAAGACCAGCGTAGACCAGATGATTGGTCAAATCGCCACTCTAAGTGTACAGAAGGTCGATAGTCTACCTGTCGAAAATATTAAGACCAATGTTATATATCTGATAGCCAAGGCCGGTACTACTGGCAACGATCTGTATACAGAATATATGTATATAGACAATAAGTGGGAGATATTGGGCGATACTTCTATTGATTTAACCAATTATCTCACTAAGACCGGTGACGCCAGCGCGACAACTGCGGCGTTCACTGCTGCGGCAGCTCGTGCATTGCCTGTTACTGGCGAGTCTTTGGCTATTATTATTGGCAAGGTTATTAAGTATCTGGCCGATCTGAAAGATGTTGCCTTTAGCGGCGATTATAACGACCTATCGAATAAGCCGAATAGCATTAAATATCACGACCTGTCTGTTACCACTGCTACTGCCACTTATACTGCTGAGGGCGCTGTGCTGAATGTGTCTCTAATAGATACAATCACAAAGGAGTCTGTATTGGCAGATGTTACCATTGAGGCTGATAACAAGGTGACAATCATCTGTGCCGAAGCTCCTGCAAATGCACTGACCGCCCGCATAACTTATGTGGGGGTGTAATGATGCATGAAGTGTTATGCACCGGTTGATGACTCAAAAGATGTAACTACTAAAGAGTATGTAGATGCGGCAGATAGCGTTAAGCTCGAAGAAAAAGATTTAACCGAGCTTACCAATCCAGAGGTTTTGACTATCTGGAATACTATATTTGGTAACTAAGGGGTAAGATATGGCGATTAAATATAATGGCGAAAATGTAATGACGTATCTTCTTACTTTGTTGAAGGGTAAGTTTGATACTAAAGTAGATAAAGAGACCGGCAAGGGTCTGTCAGAGGCAAACTTTACTGCCGATGAAAAGACCAAGCTGGCAAATATAGCGGCAGAAGCTAATAAGTATGAACTGCCTAAAGCTACCGACACTGAGCTGGGCGGCGTTAAGGTTGGTTCGGGCTTGAAGTCGGATGTCGATGGTAAGATTAGTGTTGATACGGTTGATAATCTCACCTCCACCGATTCCAGCAAAGCTCTGTCAGCAGCTCAGGGTAAGGCTCTAAAATCTGCTATTGATAAGATGACTGGCGATATAGGCGCACTTGGCGGCGGCGATATGATGAAAGCCACCTATGATACCGATGATGACGGTGTTGTAGATGATGCTGCCAAGCTGGGGGGTCAGGCCCCTGCTTATTATGCTGTGGCTGAAACAGTCAATACGGCGTTGAGCGGTAAGGTGGATGTGATTGCAGGCAAGCAGTTGTCTACTGAGGATTACACTACCGCTGAGAAAACTAAGTTGGGCAATATTGCGGCTGGCGCGGAAGTGAACCAGAACGCTTATGCTAAGGTGAAGGTCGGCGCGGTTACTCTGACTGCCGGGGACAAGAGCGACACGCTGAATGTTGAAGCGGGTGCGAATATGTCCGTTACCGCTGATGCTACCGGCAAGAAGGTTGTCATAGCTGGTGATTATAAAACTGCTACTGTCGATACTGCTGGCCTGATGTCTGGCGCAGATAAGGCGAAGCTGGACGGGCTAAGTAATTATGACCTCAGCGCGGCAACCGCTACTAAATTGGGCGGCGTCAAGATCGGTGGCAATGTCGATGTCGCTACTGATGGCACGATTTCTGTTAAGGACGCTTCGACTGCTCAGAAGGGCGTAGTACAGCTTTCCAGTGCCACTGATTCTGACAGTGAAGTGGTAGCTGCTACCGCAAAAGCCGTTAAGTCCGCTTATGCTCTGGCTAACAGCAAGCAATCTCCCGCCACCACTCTTGCGGGCTATGGTATCGGTAATGCCTATACTAAGGATGAGGTCGATGGTCTTGTAACCAGTTCTTTCCATTACAAAGGAACCAAGGCGAAGTATTCCGATTTACCTGCTGCCGCTTCTAACAAGGTCGGTGACGTTTGGAATATTACCACTGCTGATAAGGCTAATAATATCAGGGCTGGTGACAATGTAGCGTGGACCGGTACGGAATGGGATGTGCTGTCTGGTGTTGTAGACTTGTCTGCATATACTCCAACTGCCGAGTTTATTGAATACACCAATTCTGAAGTGCAAGCTATTTGGGATCAAGTCTTTTCTGCATAGTTGAGAGTAGGGAGGTTGTATGGTGAAGTTTTACGGTAACAACGCCGTTACTAAACTGCTCCAACTCTTAAAGCCACAACTTGACGCTAAGGAGGTCACTGCTAATAAAGTGACCTCTGTTTCTGCCAATAGCACTGACACACAGTATCCGTCTGCCAAGGCTGTTTACACCTTATTAGACGGTGCTGTGAAGTGCGAGGTAATTGGTACACAGCTCATTTTTTATGCAGGTGCTACCGTGAGTGGTGCTAATTTAATTGTAGGATAGTGAGGTGAGTTTATGGCTGATATAAAAACAATTACTGTTAATGGTATTACTTATAACGTCAAAGACGACACCTCGTTCTCTGCAAGTGGAGGTACGCTCACTGGCCCCCTCACTCTGGCTGGTGCGCCTACTGCCGACTTACACGCTGCTACTAAGAAATATGTGGATGATGGCGATAAAGACAAACTCAATAAGACTGGCGACACTATGACGGGCGCGTTGACGCTTGCTGGTGAACCCAGCGCCAATCTCCATGCGGCCACTAAGCAGTATGTAGACAATAAGCAAAAAAGTGTGACTGTTACATTGACTGTGGCAAATTGGTCGAGCAGTAATACACAGACCGTTACTGTCAATGGGGTAACTGCTTCTAACATGGTCTTTATTGCGCCTGCGCCTGCGTCCTTTTTGGCGTATTGCGATGCACAAGTACGTGCTACTACACAGGCGGCGAATAGTTTGACCTTTACGTGCGAGAGTAAACCCGAAGCGGCATTAACAGTTAATATAGGTATCTTTGGTTAAGCCAAATTTGATGGAAAGGAATGAGGCCAGATCGCTGGCAAGAAGAAAACAAAAAAGTCCGCATCGTCTAAGGTTAAGGTTTCATCTAACGATGTTAAGCGGTGTGGTTTATGTCCTGCGGGTGAGCAACTTCACCCTATCGAGGACTTTTATTTAACCACTAATCCCATACACGCAGACGGGCGTATGCCTGTGTGTAAAAACTGTATGGCAAAAGCTTTATTGGGCGATGATTATAGCAAAATTCAGGTACAGCCGTTCGCGGACCTGTTGCAAAAGATTGATGCTCCATGGTTTCCTGAAGTCTTGAACAGTTCGATTGCACAGTATAACAAGGGCTGTCAAGGTAAGACTGTGGCGAATGAGAGCCGTAAGCAGATCATTAGCAACTACTTGCGAAATATTAAGGTTCTCAAGCAGTATCGTAACTCCAAAGGCGAGACAATGACATGGCAGGAGTCGCAAGACTTTCTTGCCGCTAAGAATAATAGCGATGAGCCGTTGCAGCTCACGCGCCCTGTTGAGGCGGGATTTGTACCGGTTACAGACCCAGACAAACCGATGTTTGCGCAGGATAAAGACGAACCTGTTACTATTACTGACGACATTATTCATTTATTCGGTGATGGTTATACTTACGACGAGTACCGACGTATGTTAGCGAAGTACAACCAACTCAAAGAGTCTTACGTTGATTTTACCAGTTTTCACACCGAAGCACTGGTTACTTATGTGCGTTTTAAGGTGCAAGAAGAAATTGCTGTTGCTAAAGGCAATATCGGTGAGGCGCAAAAGTGGTCTAAGATGGCTGCGGATGCCGCAGATAGGGCTAAGATTAACCCCAAACAGATGAGCAAGGCCGACCTTGAGGGTGGCATTAACAGTTTTTCGGAATTAGCTCAGGCTATCGAGCAGGCGGTTGATGTCATACCCATTATGCCGCAGTTTCGGTATAAACCGAATGACGCTACCGATTTTTTGATTTGGTGTTTTGTGAACTATCTGCGTCGGCTTGAAGACAAGCCGGAGTGCTCTTATGAGGATGTATACCGCTTTTACGATGAACGTAAAAGAGCATATATCGAACAATACGGTGATCCAACAGGTATTTTTGCTGATGACCCTACTGAGGTCAATCGTCCGCAAATAGAGCGGTTTATTATTGTGCCAAAAGATTCAATGGCAGATAACGAGTCGAGTGAGGTGGTGCTGGGTGGCGATTGATTATTCGCAAATTCAGTCCAAATTCGGTGACTCTTTAGAGAACTATGTGAATTTTGCCAGTTATTGTCGTTGGTATCCTGATAAGTTTCTTGACTTATGTAAAGGTCCTAATAACGGCTTTAAACTCGATATGGATGAACGTGTGCTAATGCGTTCATTGGCAAGGTTTTTTAGCACATACGGCTGTTTGCCGAGAGGCGCAGCTAAGAGTTTTAGCGCACAGGCTGTGCAATATGTCCTCGCTATTTGGTATCCCGGCATTACTCTCGCTGTTACTGCACAGACGAAAGAAAATGCCTGCAAAATTATGAAGGACAAATATTCCGAACTAATACGCGCTTATCCTTTATTGTCTAATGAGATTGCTAAAACAACTTTTACACGTAATGAAGCAATTATTGTCTTTAAGAATGATTCTCGTATAGATGCTTTAGCCAATTCCCAAACATCTAAGGGGCAACGACGTAAGCGTATCAATGTTGAAGAAGCGGTGTTAGTAGATAATTTCACCTTTCAAGACGCTATTGAACCCATCGTTGAGGCTCCTCGTTATACGATGGGTAAATTGGGTATTGTTGACCCATGTGAACTGAACCAGCAAATTAACTTCCTCTCTACTCCCGGTTGGCGTTCGTCAGATGAGTGGCGGCACTCTGTTACTATGTGTCGTGACATGATTGATCTAAAGGGGTCGATGGTTATTGGTGCGGACTGGATGTTGCCCTGTTGGTTTGGTCGAGGCTCGTCTAAAACGCAAATACTCGAAAAGCGACGCAATATGTCACCAACGGCTTTTGCACAAAACTATGGCGGCACATGGACGGGTAGCTCGGACAACGCCCTTATTGACATCAATCATTTTATGGCGTGCCGCAAACTGGATAAGGCTATTATGCAAGCCGAAAGTAACACCGATGAATACTATATGGGTGTTGACGTGGCGCGTTCACAAAAGACTAACAACAACCAATCTTCTATTGTGGTGGCTAAGGTTGACCGAGACCACGGCACTAACCGTGTCAAACACGTTGACATTGTTAATGTAATGAGCGTGCCGAACATATTAAATTTTTCCGCGCAAGCGGCAGTTATTAAGCGCACAGCGGCGAAATACCACCCCAAGATGGTGATTTGCGATGGTAACGGTCTGGGTTCTGGTTTGATAGATAAATTGCTGGAAAATAATGTAGACCCTATTACGCAAGAGACATATGAGGCGTGGGATACCATTAACACCACTAACCAATCAGAAGACCGCAATGCTCCTAAGTGTTTGTACGATATTAAAGCCCAAGGTGTGCAATCTCGTATTATTACAGACTTTATCAATATGGTAGATAGTGGAACATTGCGGTTGCTATGTAAGCGTGAGGAGGCCGAACTCTATAATGAGTGGCAAGCTAACAACGACTTTGACATTACACCGTATGTGCAAACTGACCTATTGTTTGATGAGGTTGCTAATCTCAAGCTTAAATATCAGGCAAGTGGCGCACTATCAGTCGAAAAGGTGGTGCGGCAGCTTGATAAGGATAGATTCTCTGCGTTAGTCTATGTTCTCTATTATATTAGTGAATTTGCATCGGCGCTCACCGTAAAGAAGTCAATGCCTATCGACTTCTTTGTTTTTCGTGCGCCTAAAATTAAATAAGGAGGTGTTGAGGTGGCCGACAAAGAGAAGGCGGCAACGCTTGAACACGTAGAGGCTGCTACGCCTCCCATGTCTCTTGCTGCTGAAGCGAGTAAAACCTTCGATGTAGCAGGGCTAAGAACCGAGCGACAGCAAGCGTGGTTTGCTCAAGTCGCCAAGATTATATATAAAGACCTCAATAATAGTACACGTTCTACTGTTTTCTCTAAGTACACCAAAGACCAAATAGCATCCTACCTACAAAACCCTGAAGCCAATGAGGAGCAACTGCGTAATGCGGTTGTCATGTTGTATAACCTCAGTTCGCATTTTGTACGCCTTATTCGGTATTTCAGCGAATTGGTGGATTGCGCTTATATTATTAGTCAAACAGCTTTTGATGAGTCTGACGATGAGCAGGAGACTTTAGATAAGTACCAGAAGACTGCTGTGTTTCTGGCTGGGTCCGACCTAAAAACGCAGTGCCAAAAAATCTTAACCGTGTGCTTCCGTGAGGACGCTTGTTATTGTACGACATGGATTACTAAAACGGGAATGTCGTTTCAGATTCTTAATCCACAGTATTGCAAGATAGTGTCACAAAGTCAGAACTGCTTAAATATCGCATTTAATTTTTCGTACTTTGATCAATACAATGATGAGTTGGAGTTCTACCCTGCCGAGTTCCAGACCAAGTATCAACAATATCAAAAAGACACTACCCAGCGTTGGATAGAACTGGATGCTCCTTATTCGTTCGCTATTAAATATCATCAGGATTTGTTATATTGCCTGCCTCCGTTGGGCGGTATTTTGCGTGAGATATATTCACTGGAAGATTATCGCGATTTGAAATTGACGGCTCAGGAATTGCAGAACTATAAGCTATTGGTGATGGAGCTTGGCCTGAATAGTCAGGGCGAATGGAATCTGGACTTTGAGAAGGCTAAAGACTTTTTCTACAATTTGGAAGCTGTGTTACCGCCGCAAATAGGCGCAACATTGAGTCCTATGAAGATTACCCCTATCGACTTTGAACGTAGTGGTACTGCCGAGAGCGATAAGGTAGCAGAGTGCCAAGACTCTATTTGGGCATCGGCTGGCGTTAGCAGTCTTATCTTTTCTGGGTCGTCCACATCTTCTCGTGCGCTGGAAATCAGCGGTATGGCAGACGAGTCGATGACATGGAGTTTGGTGCAACAGATTGGCGTAGCTATTAACCGCATTTTACAAAAACAAACGTTTGCCAAGAGTTTTCGTATAGTGTTTTTGCCTTGTGGTCGTTACACCCGTGAAGCATATCAAAAGTCGTTGAGTAGCGGTATTCAGTATGGCCTACCTGTTACTCCCTTGCTGGCAACGATGGGATTGGAGCCGTTATATGCGCTTGGGTTGAACCATATCGAAGCCAAGGTACTTGACCTATCCAATAGGTTTGTGCCGCTTCAGAGCGGTAACACCATTTCAAAGTCTGAGGGAGGCAGGCCGCAAGCTGAGGGTGGCGACTTGACTGACGAGGGCGCACGCAGTCGTGAGAAGAAGTAGGTGTAGTAATGGACAAGTTTATATTAGTGTTTGATGAAAACGCAAAAGAGCAACTGTTAAAAGACGGTTATAAGTTGCTTTCTTCTGTCCCCTCTCCTATGGGTATGGCTTATTACTTTGAGAATAAGCCCGAAGTAACTAAGGTGTTCGCAGGCCAACAGGTCGTGTTCACAAATATACTCCCCTTTTAAGGGGCATTAAGCCCATGAAAGGAGGTGAGATGGATGGATAACAAGCTATTTACTTGCAGGGCGACTTATAGTGTTGACGATTCTTATGTGTCTGACAAGTTTATAAAGCTCCGCGTGAAGATTTGCCATACTGGTCAGAATCTTAATGGCAGTGTGATTGATGTGGATGCGCTCAAAGCGGCGTTGCCTACGCTTGCCAACTCTCCCATCTTAGCTCATGTGGTTAAGCAGGAAGATGGCACTTATGACTTCGCCGGTCACGATATGAAAATAATCCCCGACCCTATGAATGAGGGTGAATATCGTATCGAATATCTGGAAGCACCGGTAGGTGTATTTCCCGCTGACAATCTGGAATCGGTTATTGTCGAGGAAGGAGACCGCCATTATTTGTATGCTAATGCTTATGTGTGGCGTGGATACAGCAATCTGGCCGGGGATATTATTGCGCAGCGTGAAACAGCAGATGTGTCTATGGAAATTGCCATAGATGCTTATGAGTATAGTGAACAAGATAATTTGTTCTATATAACAGCTTTCCAGTTCGCAGGGGTGACTTTGCTGGGTGCAAATAAAACTCCCGCTATGGAAGGTGCAGAAGCTACTACAAAGTTCTCCGTTGAGGAAAATGATGAAAAACTGGCGAAATTGCTCTTTGCGTTAAGCAAGGAGCTTTGTAATAACCCCCGAAAGGAAGGTGACACTGAGTTGCCCAAGACTAAGAATACTGTTCCTGTTAAGGAAATAGACAAGCAGGAAATACCGGCAGAGGAAATGGAGACTATGAACACTCAGACTGAGGATGTGGGTGAGGTAACTCCCGCTGAAGAAATGGCTGAGATCGCTACGTTCTCTGCGTCTTATGAGCAGAGGCGTGAGAGTTTACGACAAATTATGCCTTGCCACTGCGATGAGACTTCCGAAATGTATTGCTATCTGCTTGACTTCGATGACCAGTATGCGTATGTCGAAAAGCATTTCTGGACGATAGATAAGCATGAGCGCACTAACGGACGTTTCGCCTATAAGTTTGATGAGGCCACGCAGTCTGCTGAACTGACTTCCGATTTTGAGCGGATGATAGTTAAGTGGCTGACTGTGGAGGAGGCCGCCAAGTTAGAGGAGTCTCGCAATGTATTCACCGAAGTCGAGGAACTGCGTGCTTATAAGCGTGGCATTGAGACTGAGCAGGTGTTTGCCGAGTTCCCCGATCTGGTTGAGAACGAGCAGTTTATGGCATTAAAACAGGACAATACCAAGTTCTCCATAGAGGAACTGAAGCGTGAGTGTTATGTCATACGTGGCATGGCTCATGTGCCTGCGGCGCAGGACGATGAGGAAATTGCTCCCAAAATTTCTGTCAAGCATATCGCAGATGAGCTGAAGAACACCCCTTATAACGGCGTTTTTGAGGCTTATGGCATTACTAAGAAAAACTAAATCAGGAGGAAAACATAATGCACGGCATTTGCATAACTGAAAAGCTGTCCGGCACTTTTAATGGTGTCGATCTGGTGTCTGTCCGCTACATGGTGGGCAACACCCCCACTGCCATAGATAACGGTAGTGTAGTAGAGGTGGGCGCACTTGAGGCCAACTCTCGTGAGGTCTGCAAGGCTACTGCCCCCAAGAAGAATTCTGCTAAGGCTGCTATCGCGCTGATAGCCTCCCCTGAAGTTATTTATGATGAGCGCCTTCAGAACGACCTTGGCAACTTTGAGAACGAGGCCAATGCGGTCTCTCGTGGCTATCTGCTTGAGAAGCCTCATCAGATTTTTGCTGTGACCGGCGAGGTTCTGGATGGCGATACCGCTCGTATAGTGGGTGCGGCTGTGGAGCTTCAGGATGGCACTAAGCTGCTGGCTGTGGCTACCAATACTCAGGGTTCTACTAAGATTGGCGAGATTATAGAGGTGTTCACCAAGAAGGGTAAGACCTATTACGCCATCGAAACTTGCTAATCAAACGATAGGAGGATAACATAATGGCTTTCGATATAACCAAAATTAACGATGTCGCTCAGGTCGCTGCCGACATCACCAATGGTCGTTCCCTTCAGGGCTACTCCACTGAGGACGGCAATAAGCTGGTTTACGATGCTCTTGTAGATGCCAATAACGGCAAGACTTATCTCGACCCTCGTGACCTGCGTGACGGTAAGTGCTCTGCTCTGTTCGCTCTTATTGAGACCATCATCAAGAAGACTGTTGTTGAGGGCGTAAAGGGTGATCCCTTCCTGAGCAAGCTGGTCGAGACCCGTGTAGTTAATGCTGGTGAAAAGCCCATATTCCGCATTAAGGACGCCAACTGGTACACCGTATCTGAGGTTTCTGGCGGTAATCAGGCTCTCCGTCGTCAGCGCATAACCGGCACTGAGGAAGTGACCATTCCTACTCGTTGGCACGCTGTTAAGATATATGAGGAGATGGAGCGCCTGCTGGCTACCATCGCCAATATGTCTGAGATGATCTCTGATGTCAACGCCTCCTTCCAAGAGGACATCTGGCAGCAGATAGCTGTTATTTGGCAGAGTCTTACTCAGGAGCAGATCGGTGGCGCTGTTTACGACATCACTGGCTCTTGGGACGAGGAAGCTATGCTCAAGCTGATTCAGCACGTTGAGGCTAAGTCCGGCCAGACTGCCGCCATTTATGGCACTATGCTTGGTCTGTCTAAGATGACTTCTGGTGTTGTCGCTGATTCTGCTAAGGAGGATATGTATAACATAGGCTACTACGGTAAGTTCCGTGGTACTAATGCTATCAAGGTTCCTCAGAGGCACAAGATTGGTACTGATGACTTCCTGTTCAATGATAAGGTGCTGACCGTTCTGGCTGGCCCTGTTAAGCCTGTGAAGCTCGTCATTGAGGGCAACCCCCTTATCAACCTTGGTTCTTTCTTTGACAATCAGGACCTTACTCAAGACTATGTATATGGTCAGAAGTATGGTGTGGGCTATGTTGCCGCTGAGGGCGTCATAGGTCGTAATACCCTGTCTTAATAAAGCAATAATGCGGGCTACTCCTTTGTGGGGTAGCCCTTTTTGGAATGAAAGGAGAGATTGTTAATGGCTAATAAGGCCAGCACAACCAAGAGCGCCAGCAAGAGCGCAGCCCCGAAAACACCCAAGCAGACTAAACCGAAGTCTGAGCCGGTTGTTCCAGTGCAGGATACAAGTACAGTACAAGTCGAGGACACAAGTTCGCCCATAGTTGAACCTCCTGTTCAGCAGGTGTGGCGTGCCAGCGACCATTTGACTGAGCGCGTTCCTGTGCGTAGCGCTATATACGGCACGCTAATATATGTAGACTCCCTCACGCATCGTAAATGGGTGTGGACGGAGTTTGGCCAGCGCCATGAAATTGCGTTAGAGGTATTAGAAAATGCCCGTAATACTCAGCCCTCTTTCTTTATAGATGGATGGTGGGAGATTGACAGTGAATACGTACACAAACAAGAGGTGCTGGATTTTCTTGACGCAGGCAAGTTCTATCAGGCTGAGGTCAGCATTGATAACTTTGATTCTTTGCTCAAAAAGTCTACTGCCGAAATTAGTGCCGTAACTTCCAAACTGCCTGTGACGCAAAAGGTACAGCTTGCTCGTAGGGCGCAAGAGCTTATCAATGAAGGCAAACTGGATTCTGTCAAGGCTGTTCGTGCGCTGGAAAAGACTCTTGGTGTCAATTTTGAGATGTAGGTGACAGGCGATGGCAACATCATACTCAACTGTGTATAATGCTGCCCTATTCTATTTCCGTGACACCGACCTTTTCTGCCTGATCGAAGCAGAAGCCGAGGCTGTGTTGCACGGCTATATGATGCAGGCAGTAGCAAATTTTGCTCCATACTGCAAGCATGATTTGCTTGACCGTGATGAGGAATACGGCGAGTTCAAGGCCGACCTGACTGATATTGAGGTGGATATACTCGCCTTGGGTATGGCTGTTGGCTGGACTGAGCACTGTGTTCGTTATCAAGACAATTTGCGAGATCGTATGTCGTCTAAGGATTATACCTATCATAGTCGCGGCAATTTGCTTGCGTCTATGCACGACATTATGAACACGCTTAATCGTAAGTTTCGCAATCGCATGATGGACTATACGTATAACAACGGGGACATCTCCTCTCTGCATATATAGGAGGTGTTTATGTCTCTTACTGTATTTCTCAATGCGTTGACGGGACGCTTATACAAAATATTGCCAATGCGAGAGCATCAACTCGCTGGCGAGGAAGTTTATTTGGAGTGCTATCTATGCACTTTGTCGTTAGAGTTAGAAGGCGCAGGTTACACCTTCCCCTGTCTATGCGATGACGCTGACTATATCACTATTCTTAATACGGTTAATGGCATTGACTGTGAAGATGATGTGCGGCTGATTCGACGCGAGACCTTTAAAATGTTGCATTTGCTGGACAACATCAAATGCAAATATGGCGGTGATGATGATGCCTAATACTAATTGGGGTTTGCACAGAAGGTATTACGGCGAACATCATACTGACCGTGATGCGGCTGTGGCAGAAGCAAGAGCAGATTTTATGTTAGATGCTCCGCTTAATCCGGCGTGGATGATTGCCACTGTGCGTGGCGTGCAGATTGGTATGCTGGTCAAAGCGTCTGATGCGCCGGAGGAAAAATGGTTCAATGCTCCGTATGATGCCGATATTAAAATAGGCGATATACTGACACTCAATGGTTATGAATGGCTTTGTACCAAGTTGAGTAACACCGATGATGTAACGCTAAAAGGCTTTATTAAGCAATGTAATCTGAATTTGCAGTTTCAGCTTAATGACAGCACGATTCATAGTGCATGGTGCGTATTTGACTCTGGTGTTTACTCTACTACGTTGCACGGTGGTAAATACGGCGACGTGGGCGCACAGCAGTTTAAGGCGTATCTTCCCTATAACGAGGAGACCCGTTGTTTACAGCGTGATAAGCGGCTGGCTACTGAGATATTGTATTATCCTGATGGCTCAAAGCATTTGCGCTGCTATAAGGTGACTGCTAATGACAGTGTGAACGGTGCGTTCGGTGAGGGTCGATACATTGACCTCAAGTTAATTGAAGACCTTGATTCATCTGCCGACAATGTGGATTTGATGATATGTGATTATATTGCACCCGACGCTGATCTTGATAAGCCGGGAGGTGGATGGATTTAATGCCGAACCTCTCTGAGTATACCGATATTAAAAAAAAGATTATCAATCTCATAGTTCACGACCGTGAATGTGTAGACTTAATCTCTAACACAACCGGCAAGACGTTGCCTGCCGCTGATTTGATTCAAACTTCTAAGTCTGTCAATCAGATACACCCGTATGACTTTATGCCGGGGTCAACCGAGCAGGCTGAGTGCCATGTGGGTGTCGAAGTATATGACGATAAAATTATCAATAACGCGGTGGCGAGGTACGAGGTTGATATTTTGATTTTTGTGCCGACTGTGTTGATGGTAATGGATGGCGGCGTGCGGCGTGACGCTATCGCGGCGGCCATAGATAGGCTGATAAACAATAATCTGTCATTGGGCATAGGTGAAGTTAGGCGTATTCCGGGGGCTTGCAAAGAGCCGATGGATGGTTATAGGTTGCGTATTCTGCGGTATCGTGTGGGTAATTACAACAATCTGGGAGAAACCCTTAATGCCTTTAGATACGATTAAGATGTTTATGGGCGACCCGTATGTGCTGAATGAGCATATTACGATACGCCAACCCACATTGCGTGAGATTATTGATTATGGTGAACGCGACTACTTATCTATGGTATCTTTGTTGACTGCGTATCCGTCCGATATGAAATCAGTGCTTTGGGATATGGGCGTTGACTATACCAAAGTGACAGATTTTGAAGTCTTTGTCGCCTTTTACCGTTTTCTAACTCCCGATAAAACTTCTATTCTATTTGGAGATTTGAACCTGTCTGCTTTAACTCCTGACACTAATGCCGTTGGCGAGATGTGCTTAGTCGGGCCAGATGGCACGGTGATTGATTGGAATATTCACCGTATGATTTTTGAGTTTTTGGCAACTTCTCACATGATGCAAAAGCAGAGAGAAAAACCGGGCAATGAGCGCACCAAACAGGTGCTTATTGATTGGGACAGAGAAGACCGTGAGGCCGCAGCACGTAAGCCGTATCGGTCTCCATTTGTGTCGTTAATTTCTGCCATGGTAAACAGCGCAGGTTTTAAATACGACCATCAAACAGTTCAGCAACTCACCATTTACCAGTTTTATGATGCCGTACAGCGTATTCAGCTTATCAATTCTGCTCAATCGCTATTGTCTGGTATGTACAGTAACCCGTTTATGGACAGCACAAAAATAGACAAAAAGTATCTGAACTGGCTGGGTGAGTTTCCTAAAACATAAATAAAAGGAGAATATAATGAACAAGTCGAGTTTTGTTATTGATAAAATCCGTCGAGTGCTTTTCTTTGACGGTGCAGATGATGCCGTCCTGTTCAATCTGACCCAGATTGAAGATGTAAGCATGAACGCCACCGTTGATAACAATGAAGTTCTGGACGCTATGCAGAATGTTATTATGACCATCGAAAAGGCTAAGAACATGGAGATTGCCGGTAATGCGTCCTTCTTTGATATGGCTCTGCTTGGCGCTCAGTGGGGTAGCGGTGTTGAGGATTCTTCTGCCACCGTTAAGTTCGCTGTGCCTTGTTTTGAGACTTATACCTACAAGGCTGATGCGACAACGCACGAGCTGAAGCATGAGATAGCCACCGGCAGTCTGGGTACTGGTATAGCCAAGTATGCTTATAAGCTGAATAAGGACGGTTCTATCGCTAAGAAGTATGAGTACGTTGCTGATACTGCTACTGCGGATAAGTTCAGCATGGCTACTACTGGCAATAAGACCACCTTCACCCCTCCTACTGGCTCTCAGGATGGCGATATGTTCCTTATCGCCTATGAGTACGAGGCCAATGAGACTAATAAGGCTTCTCGCGTTGTTGACAATGCCGAGGTCTCTGCTAAATCTGGTCGTCTGATGATAGAGTGCCTGTTCCGTGACATCTGCAATAAGGAAATCATGTATTATGGTTATGTTGTATGCGATAACGCTCAGGTAGATGGTAACGTAGATGTCTCTCTGACCACCGATGGCAAGCACCCCTTCACTATTAAGGCGATGCCTGCTTATTGTGCTGAGGAGAAGAACCTGCTTACCTTCGTCATCCCTGATGTAGCGTAATGCCAAAGCTGGAATGTCAGTGGTGCGGCGCTGCTTATGACGCTTGCGCTGATTCGGTTAAATTAGGTTCTTGGCGTGCTTCTGCCTGTTGCTCTGAGCATTATCAGGCGAAGATTATTGCGCTGGACCTGCACGCCGGTAATATTACCGTGGATGAGGCGCGGCAAATGTTTGACGCTCTTGGCGTAGACCCTGCGACTGCGACTGCGGTTATTGGGTTGGACAAGTGTGTTGCACCGCTATTAAAACAAACTAATGACAAATTAACACCGCAAGCTGTCAGCCGCAAGGAGAAAAAGCGTAGGCGTTAAGATGTTAGAGCAATGGATTGACCGCCATTGCTCTTTTTCGATTATCACTGTAATGACGTGGTAATGGAAGAAGGGCAATGGTGTGGCGCTTTGAATGTATGTTTTTTCTTATAGGGAAGTACATTCACTGTGCTTCCCTATTTTTTACTGGTATGAAAGGATGAAATAAATGTTAACGATGCCTGCCTGTGGCGGCATACCATACGATGACGCTGACATGGTGTTCTTGGTTAACAGGAACCAGGTTATAGCGTATCTGGTAAATGACCCCGCTCTGCATTTGTATGATGTATTTTTGGGGTATGATAACAAACTTATTTATGTGTTCCGAAAGGCTGACACCAAAGAGCTTTTTCGTAAATGGAAAAACCATGAGCTATCTGTGCCGCATATAACAGGTGGTGTTTCATGCGATTGATAGCTACCGATCAGGCTTCTAATGTGTCTGGCATTGCTGTGTTGGATGATGGCGTGCCAATACATTATGAGGCGATTGATCTCTCTAAGGATAAAGACCCTGACCATCGCACTAAGGAAATGTTTTTGGCTATTGTGGCCCTATTTGAACAGTACAAACCCGACTACATTGCTGTAGAGGGCGTACAAAAACAGGCCAACGATAAAACCATGATTATGTTGAGTGGTTTACGCGGTATGCTTATTGGCTGGGCATATTGCCATTGCATACCGATAGTAAGTCCTATGCCGGTGGAGTGGCGCTGTGTGCTGGGTTATGCACAAGGGCCAAAGGTCAAACGAGAACAGCTAAAAGAACAAAGCGTCAATTATGTGCGAGAACGGTTTGGTATTGTCGCTACCGAGGATGAATGTGAAGCCATTTGTATTGGTGTGGCAATGTATTCCCAACTCGCAAATACAAAGTAAAGGAGTTTTCCTTCATTTATGGCAGATAACGAAGTCAAAGTAGCACTCCCCTCCCCTCTGGAAAATTTGCAGCTCCCCGACCCTGCATTGGTAACGTATTATGACAATGCTATCAATCATCGGTGTTTCTGGATAGATTATGACATAGACGAGACCTTGTTAGAGTTGGCGCGGAATATTATAGCCATCAATCGACAGGACAATGGCGTGCCTGTTGAGCAACGCAAGCCGATTGTGATTTGGGTATTTTCTTATGGTGGAGACTTGGATAGCACTTTCAGCTTCTTGGATATTTGTGCGCTCAGTCAAACGCCCATTATAACCATCAATGCTGGTATTTCTATGTCGGCTGGTCTGTTGATTCTGCTGGCGGGGCATAAGAGGTATTGTCTGCCTCGTTCGCAGGCGCTTATACATACAGGCAGTTTGTCGGGCTTGTCTGGCACGTATGAGCAGACTGAGGCATATATGAACACCTATAAAAAGAGTGTAGAGGTTATGCAGGAATTTGTGTTGAACCGCACTCGCATTGATAAGAAAGAATTTTCTAAAAAAAAAGCAAAAGACTGGTATTTAAATGCCGCAGAGCAGATTGAAAAAGGTGTTGTAGATGAGATACTGGATGATTTGTCCAAGGTAATGTAGTATGGGTGCTTTTTACGACACTTCTGCTTTGCTCATCGCTCAGGAGCAGGCATTTAATGAGCATTTCTTCATATCCAGTGTGACGGCGGCAGAACTGGAACATATCAAAACCAGTGATAGCAAGTCTGGCGAACTAAAATATCAGGCACGTAAATTGGTGCGGTTACTTGACGAACGTAAAGACGAATATACAGTTGTTGTGGATGATACGGCTGTGCGGGCCGAAGTGGACAAACACTTTATGCCGTTGTCCAACGACAATCTGATATTAGCCAGTGCGTGTTTAACATCATGTGAGATTGTATATAGCCAAGACTTGTGTATGCGCTTAATAGGCGCACAGGTGTTTGGGCTGAATATGCAGAGCTTTGAGCGCGTTGAGGATGATGAGGTTTACACAGGTTATAAACAAGTTGTGATGGCTGAATCGGAATATGCGACGTTCTTGAACCAACTGGATGATAATCGCTTTGGATGTTTGACAAATGAATATTTAATCTGTTATGCGGATATAGACATGGAAGTACGTGAGTGTTTCCGTTGGACGGGCGACGAATTTGTGCCGGTGTATAATAAACAACTGCGTTCGGTGTCTATGGGGGACAAGATTAAGCCCAAAGACGAGTTTCAGCGGTGCGCCATTGATAGTCTGATGAACAATACTGTCACCTTTATATCTGGTAAGACGGGTTCTGGTAAGACTTTGTTAGCTCTGACTGCTGCTATGCACCTTGTAGACACTTACAAATATGACCGTGTGGTTATAGCGAGTAACCCTGTGGCGGTGCGTGGCGTGCAAGCATTAGGTTATTTGCCCGGTACTGTCAATGATAAGCTGTTATCGGGTGCGTTAGGCAATATCTTGACCTCTAAGTTTGGTGATCGGATGCAGGTGGAAATGCTGATTCAGCAGGGTAAGATTCGGTTGCTGGATTTAGCGGCGTGCCGTGGTAGTGAGATTAAGGATAATGAAATATTATTCTTGACCGAGTTTGAGAATGTCACGGTTGATATGGCTAAAATCATACTCAGTCGTGTATCGTCTGGCGCAAAGGTGTTTGTGGATGGCGACTTTATTTCACAAACTGACAGCCATCTGTTTACCGGGGGCAACAACGGCATGAGGCGGTGCATTCAAGCATTTAAGGGCGACCCGCTATTTGGATATGTAGACCTGCCAAATATTTGGCGTTCTCATATTGCAGAACTGACCGAAAAGCTATAATACCCGACATGGACAAGAATGAAAGGATTAAAAATGTCAAAAAATATCAACTTTAAGAAGCAAGATGAATGGGTTGCGGCGAAAGTGCCGCAACCTTTTACTTTCGAGTATGAAGGCGAGACGATTGAGGTTAATCCTGTGTTTTCGCCTGAACAGTGTATGCGCATGGGGGATGAAATTACTGCCATAGTTGTAGGAGCAGATAGGTATTATCCTGAATTGCGCACTTTTGCTCAACGCTTATCGGTGGTTAATGCCATTGTAACTAACATCAAGATAGACAGAGACCATATTCTCCGGCATTGGAATTGGCTGATGTATACGGATTTTTATAACAAGTTGTGGCAAGCGTGCAGTGAAGATGTGCGGGATTTTATACGCAGTCTGTTTGATGCGGCTGAGGAGCAGATTAAACATTTACTGGATATACAACATAAGAATGCTGTGGATTTGCTGATGGAGACCCTTTTAGACAAAGCAAATCAGTGGATGGATAAACAGATTAGTGGTGTCAATGTGGAGTCTGTGCTGCAAGCTGTGCAAGACCTCAAAGAATTAAATCAAGAAGACAAGTTAGTACCGAAGATATTGGAATTTAGAGATAGGAACGGTGGTGACAATGAAACCGTTAGAGGAGAGGTTAGCGGAATACCTCAAGAAGAACCCTAAGAAACTGATGGGCCGTGGTGTTGCACCGCAGGCCCTACAACGGACAGCAGAGCGTTTTGCGAATATGGCAGAATTGGCAGCTAATAACGCTATACCGACAACCGGTAGTATTACAGCGGAGGCAAGTGCGGTCAAGATAGATGGTACTACTGCTATGTTTACAGTCGATTATGACCACGATACTGCTATGCGTGATAGCTTTTTACCAGACCCTAAAAATCCGTATTATTCGAGCGGTCAGGCTGATTTGCTGTATTTGTTCAACAATGGATGGGAGTATGACGATGCAAACGCGCCGTATGGAGAGTGGCGTGGTATGCGTGTTCGCGCCGTTTCCACTCGTGCAGGATCGCATTTTGTGCAAAAGGTAGCTGACTTGATGGAGAAGGCTGTGCCGGGATGCACTGTACAAATTAACCCCGCTTACGGAGTGCGTGAACGAGGGGGTGAGCAAGAATGAGCAATTATGACTTTCAAGTATTTACTCAATTAGTGCCGAGTGGGGCTACTATTTCTGAGTTACGCAAACAGGTACAAGATTATTTCGACAAAAATGCAATCAAGGTCAAATTTAGTAATTTCGACCTTAGTGGTGCTGCGTCAGGTACAACTACCAAACAAATTAACGCAACCGCCAATGCGTTGCAAGCGATTAAGCTCTCTCTGCAAGAAATCAATACGGCGCGGAACAAGATAGTTAAGGCCGGTACTGAGAATACCTCTAACCAAATTCAGGCATACAATAAGCAGATTAAAGATAGTGTTGTTTCTCTTAAAGAACTAATTAACACGTATGCCAAATTGAATGGTGGTAAGAGCGTTGAGTTCCGAGATTTAACCCCGCTGCTGAACCCTACTGATATTCAAGCGGCGACTGATGCTTTACGTAGCTTATTGCAAGGCGCGGGCATGAACGGTGCTGCTGTGGAGACAGCGCTGACATCCTTTAAGAAGGGATGCTGGGATGTGTCGGAGGCAGCGGCTAAAGCGGCTGATGCGGTGCAGAAAATGCACTCAGAAATGGCGGCTAAATCGTCTGCGGCCACAGCAAAAATCGGGCAATCTGTTTACGCTAAATACAATGATATATCTGCGCCGGATATTGCCAATTATACGGTGGATACGACCAAATTGGTGCAAAGTTATCAGGCGGTTAAACAGCAAATTACCGACATACAGACCGTACAAAGTTCCGGTGCTAAAGTTTCGCAAGCACAGTGGCAGTTGTTGATTGATGCTGCACAGCAGTATGAAATCGCTCTCAAAAATGTCAAGGTCGAGCAAAAGGATGCTACGGCAACGCAGAAGAAGGCAGATAAAGAACTGGCCGATTTGGATAAGTTGCAGAACAAACTTACCCAGTTGCAAGCTACTTTTGGCGAAGGATACTTTAACAACCAAAAAACCATTATTCAGCGTTTAGGTTTGTCGTCTGCCGATGTTACGGATGCTACTAATGCTTTAGCTACATTACGAGCTGCTTATGCCCAATTAGAAGTAGCTATAAGCAGCAATAACGCCGCAGACAAGCAGGCGGCAATCACCAATTTACAAACAGCATATCAGGGGTTTGGGGCTTCATTAAGGAACCTGCAAACTGCCGCTCGTGAGTTAAACAGTTCGCTTAATGCGGGTATCCAGTTCCAGAGGTTAAAATCTCAGGCACAGGCGTATTTTGACCAATACGCCACGGGTATACAGCGTAATTCACAGCTCACTAAAGAGTGGCGGGAGCTTATTCAGAAAATTGGTAATGCAGACCAGTGGCAAAACAGTAATCAAGCTGCTATCGCTTTAGACGACCTTAAACGGCGTAGCCAAGCGGCTGGCGTAGAAGTCACTTCACTCAACAAAAAGCTGCGCGATATGTTTGGTGACACATTATACGGTTTTGCCGTAGCACAGATTACGTCTGTTGCCGCTAACGCCATTCATCAAGTAGTTACCAATGTTGTCGAATTAGACAAAGCAATGACCGACCTTCAGATAGCGTCAGGTTTGAATCGCACACAGGTTCGTGGTTTATTGGAAGACTACGGGCAACTGGCGCAGGCGATTGGTGCTACCACCTTGGAAGTCGCTGAAGCGGCTGATGGTTGGTTGCGTCAGGGTTACTCTATGCAGGAAACGTCAGAACTGATTAAATCCAGTATGATGTTGTCCAAATTGGGTCAGATGAACTCTGATGACGCAACTAAGGCGCTTACCAGTTCGCTCAAGGGTTATCAGTTACAAGCCAGTAGCGCTACTGATGTTGTTAGTAAATTAGTGGCGGTTGATATGGAAGCCGCTGCTTCTGCTGGTGGGCTGGCAACTGCTATGTCACAAACTGCGACTCTGGCTGATCAAACCGGCATATCTATGGATAGGCTGATTGGTATTGTCGCAACCTTGATGGATGTATCCCAGCAGAGCGGAGAAAGTGTCGGTACAGCCGTCAAGTTCATGCTGGCGCGACTTGGCAATATAAAAGCGGGACGGTTAATTGACCCAGAAACCGGCGAAAGTCTCAGTGACGTCGAAACCGTCTTAAATAATATCGGCGTGAAGTTACGTACCAACGCAACAGATTGGCGAGATTACCAAGACGTTCTGGATGATGTAGCTGCGAAGTGGGGTAGTTTGAACGAGACCCAGCAACGTGCGGTTGCTGTTGCATTGGGTCAAACCCGTCGTCAGGAGCAGTTTAACATTTTGATGGCGAACTATGACAAGGTTCGTCAATTCACTGAAACAGCAGCTAATGCTACTGGTACTGCTGAACGTAAATACCTCAACTACATGGATTCTGTCGAAGCCAAGATTAACACCTTAAAAGCTTCATGGGAATCCCTGTCTCAAACTGTACTTAGCTCAGACTTGATTGTTGGCGGCGTGCAGTTCCTTTCTAAACTGATACAAGGGTTAGATAAGGTTGTCAGTACGCTGGGTTCGGTCCCTTCGGTATTAGCTGCGATTAGTCTTGTAGTAAGTAAGCGCGGCAAGGGTCTGTTCGGTCAAGAGGGATTGTTCACTGCATCCTTGAACAAGAACGGTTTATCTGGCAATTTCTTGGCGCAACACGTCCAGCGTAATTTCTTAACCAACAAGGATATATCTCTCTTACATCAGTATAATGAGGCTCTGAGTCAGTCCATAGCGGATGGCAACACGTTAGCAGACGCCCATACAAAGCTCACAGCAGAGTTGACTAAAGGCTCTGCCGCGTTCCAGCAATATGCTGTGCAGTTGGATGGCACAGGCGACAGCGTAGAGAAAGTCACTGCTAAGGGATTAAAACTTTCAGATGTGCTGTTAAATGTTGGCAATATGGCCTTAAATATGGCGCTTGGTGCGGCAATTTCGATGGCGATTGGTCTTATCATCAAATGGATTGATCAGTACATACGCCGCATCGAACTTGCTCAACAGAAAACGCAAGAAGCGATTGGCGTCTGGCAGGGCGCAAACGATAAATTAGAAGAACAACGCACTAAGTTAGGCGATACTTCTGACCGTTTGGAAGAACTCAACAAGCTCAAAGCAGGCGGCGATTGGACTGAGCAGCTTGAAGCAGAGAAGCGAGAGCTGGAACTGCAAAATGGACAGATACGTGACCAGATAGAGCTTTTAAAGACCAAGGCTGAATTAGATAGGCAAGCCGCCGTACAAGCGCTCAAGGATGAAATCCCTCTTCCGATGCTAAGGGGTATGCGGTGTCTGGACTGGCGGCAGATTCAGGCCAGAGGCAGTATGTAACTGCCGATCAGAATGAGGCGCTTGAAATCGCTTTGGCTCGTTTGCACGAGATAGAGGCCAGCAAAAAAGAGTCGGGTAAACTGACCAAACAAGAACAAGCAGACCTTGAATCCATACGCACAACACTGACTGATGTTGGCCTTCAGTCAAATACGTGGGCTACACAACTTACGACTTTGGGTGAGGTTGATTTGGCTCGGCCTTACTTGGATGTTGTGTCTGCGGCAAGCGACGCAGTAGAATTAGCCAATCGTATTCAGGCCGATACCACCGTTTTATCTGATACGCTCAAACAGGCTTTGGATAGTAATGCCAATTTGGCGGCATTAGCTGGTGGGTTGACTAAGACGCAGTTATTGGCCCGTCAAAATTCTGGTGCATATCAAGCGCTGGCTACTATTGCGGCCCAATACGGTAAGACCGTTGAAGACATTACTCCAATCTTAGAAGACTTGGGGTATTTGCAAAAAGAAGTTGCTGGGTCAACCGAAGACCTGAAAGACGAACAAGGCCAACTGAATGATATATGGGCAGCGGCGCGTAGTGCTGGTGACGATGCCAGCGACACTGTTAAAAACCTCAAGGCCGCGATAGGCACGGTGCAGGATTGGCGCAGCACCAAGAACGAAGTGGCGGCAGCTATTGCTACCATCAATCAGCTCACCGGCCTTAATTTAGATGTTGATGCTGACGGACTTTTAGATACGCTTGACTTTATATCTGCTTATTTGTCTGGTGATATAGAGAAGTTCGAGAAGTATGGCACAGCAGCTATTAAGGCGTTGGGTGTTAAGCCTGATGCATCTGGTTTGCAAGCCGCATTGCAGGCACTAATCACACAATTTGGGTTGCTTAGTGGTGCGGCGCAGGCAACAGCGGCTACAATATTGAGCGCATTTGAAAGCATCGGTGCAATCAAATGGGGTGGATTAACAGATTCGCAACAAGCGATTATGGACGACCCCAACGCTGACCCACGGGCCAAGGCTTATATCGCCGCACAGCGTAAACGTGTAGTCAATGATGATTGGTTCAAGAGCATTGCTGCCACCAGTAAGCGTTATGGTTCCTCTAAATCTGGTTCATCTAAGAAAACTACTGACTCTAAACTTGAAGCGTATAAGGCGTATATTAACGAGCTTGATCATCTGCTTGCTATGGAGCAAATCACCGAACAAGAATATTATAAGCGCAGTTTGGATGCTTTTAATAAATATCTCGGTGATAAAAAGAAATACCAAGACCAGTGGTGGGCGCTTCAGGAAAAGTATTATAAGTGGTGGAAAAAGCAGGCGGAAGATGCCGCCAGAGACCGCTATGAGGCCGATAAGAAAGCTGCTGAGGACGCTTATAATGCCGAAAAGGAACGTATTGACAAGCTAAAAGACGCCAACGACGATTTGTTGTCCGCTTATCAGGATCGCGTCAACTTCCAGAAAAAACAGCTTAATCGTGCTGGTGATGAACGGTCTTATGACCAAGAAGTTGCAGCGGCAAATAAACGCATTGCCGATCTGAAAGCACAAATTGAAGTTCTGTCTTTGGATGATTCAGCCAAAGCCAAGGCAAAGCGGCTTGAATTGCAAGAACAGCTCGACGACGAGTTGCTTGATTTAGACAACAAAATGTATGACCGCTCGGCAGATGTGCAAAGCGATGCGCTGGATGATAGTTTGGACGAATACTCCCGCTATATTGGGGCGCAGAATAAGTTACTGGACGAGCAGTTACGTCGGCTGGAAAAACAGCATAATGCCATACTGGACAATCTACAAAGCACCTTAGATTCAGCGCTGAATAACATCTCTACCATGTTCCAGCAGATGATGGCTGAGACCGAAAACATGGTGAATCAAATCAACGCCATGCTTGCCAGCATTGATGTATCTTCTCGTGCGGGCATATCGCAGATGCAACAGGCGTTGGTGGACACTGGATATAATATCGGCTCTTACGGCGCACAGAAGAACGGCGTAGATGGCGTTATCGGCAAAATGACTGTCAAGGGTCTTCAGCAGTTCTTGAATGATAGTATGGGCGCTGGGCTGAAGGTGGATGGCAAGGTGGGTTCTAAGACTTATGCCGCTATTCAAAATGCTGTCAATGCAGGCTTGTTGAACGAGTCTTACCTAAAGGCATTTCCGCGCAAATACCATACTGGTGGCGTAGTTGGTCAAGACTTTAACTCTGAGACCGCTTTTAAAGAGCTGGTCAAAAAGAAACCTGATGAGGTTGATGCACGTCTACGCAAGGGCGAAGTGGTGCTTACCGAGGATCAGGCAATCAAGGCGGCGAAGCGGCTGGCGTTCTCATCGTCTGATGCCGAGCGTTTGTTCACTATAATGAGCCAAGGCATAGGTGGGTTGTTTGGTGGCGACGGTGCTTTGAAGCAGGCAACGAAGCTGGCGCAAACCGTAGCGAATAATACTACTCATTCACCCAGCGTTAACGTTATCAATAACTTCAACGGCACAACTGATGCTGGCACTGTGCGGGCCATCGAGCGTTGGTCTGAGACGTTTAAAAAGCAGATTAAAGAGGAAATTTTTAGGGTTCCCATCAATAGCCTTGCACGGACGGGGCGGTTGTAAACGAAAACCCATTAACGAACAAATAAGCAAGTGTGATAATCAAAGCGTGAGGAGCCAGCCTGTGAAGTTACCGCGATGAACGGACTTCTCACGCTCATTTCGTTCTACTCCATTTGCAACAATAAGCAACATACGCACAACATATTTATTTTGGACTGGTGGTGATTCCATTTGGCCTATGAAGGGCTGCAATTTATATATGACGGTATCCCCTCCCAGCGTTACGGTCTCATGTTCGCGTTCTTTGATTCTGCCGACTATAAGCACGCCGGAGGTTCAGAGAATAGTCTTACCATAGATAAGGCGACACGCTCTCAGCGCCACACTCTATTGTCTGTTTCTCCTGATGATCCGTTGGAGTATGATATTGAAGTAGTGGCACTCAAGCCGTTGCAACCTTATGAGGTAAACGCCGTACACGCATGGCTGTGTGGGCAATTAAGCTTTAAAAAGTTGGTGATTCAAGCTCCTGAATATGCTGGTATGCACTTCAACTGTGTATTTAATGAGCCTGATGACTATTATATTAAAGCCGGTACAAACGGATTTAACCTGACAATGACCTGCGATGCCGATGGCGCATGGAGCGATGCTAAGACAGTAACCTTCACGCCTACTGACGGCGGTACTATAACAGTCAACAATCGTTCTGCCAGCTATGATTATCTCTACCCTACTGTTGAGTTCACACTTGACGGTGGCACGGAGTTTTCTATTATCAACACGACCGATAGTGCGACCCGTGAGTTTAAGTTTACGGAATTGGCTGACGGTGAAACAATAACGGTTAATGGGCGTACTGGCGAGGTTATGTCCTCATTAGGCACAATTCGCATCAACAATTTTAACGCGCATTTTTTGCGGTTGGTACACGGTTTAAACACGTTAAAATGCACCGGCAAGGTCTCTAACTTAAAACTTACATACGAAAATTTTATACGGATAGGAGGGTAAAAGTATGCTGTTTAGCTTTGATAAGTTTGACCGCTATGAGATACCCGTCCTGACCGTGGCGCACCCCGATTTCACTAAAGTAGGGATTATCAAAGACCCTATCGGGTTAAAACTTGACCTGAATTTGGTATCTACCTCTAAAGCGTCGTTTGAAGCGTATTCAGTAGATGATACTGGCAATGCCACCTTTTATTATGGTGCGTTGACCAAGTATAATCTCGTGCATATTAGCGGCTTCGGTTGGTTCGTAATCACCAATGTTGATGAAAGTAGCGATGGTATTCATAAGAGCAAGTCGGTGGACTGTGAATCTTACGAGTATACGTTAGGGCGCAAAGCGGCGAACCTAAGTGCAGGCACATATCGTCTGTATGATCCTGCCAACGCCGCCAGCACTGAGACTTTGCTTGGACATTTTCTGGCGAATTGCCCTCGTTGGACGATAGGCTATGTGAGCAGTGCGCTGTATAGCCGGTATCGTACCTTTGATATGCCTGATGCGTCTATGTACGGCTTTCTCATGGAAGAAGCGATGGACGCTTATGAGTGTGTATTCGTTTTTGACACGGAAAACTTACAGATAAAGGTCTATGCACCCGATGATTTGATTAAGGATTCGGGGATTGTATTCCGATACACCTCACTTTTAAAGCATATCTCAATATCTGATTCCGCAGACGATGTGGTAACGGAACTGCAAGTGTATGGTGCAGATGATTTTAGTATTGCTACTGTTAATCCGCTTGGCACTGCCAGTATTTACAAGTATGACTATTTTAAAGATGTCATGCCTGCGGCTATGTGGGCCAAGGTTAAGCAATGGCAGGATGATGTTGCGACGGCTATGGGGCGTACTTCCGCTTATGGCAATATACTGACCGCTATAAAAAATGAGAATCTAAAGATACTCGGTTATGAAGCGAATAAGTCTGAAGTGGAACGGTATCGAGCGGCTGGTGAACAGGTTCGCACTGTTAATACACCGTATACGATGCAGGCCGTTTCGCAGACTGCTGTGGATAATATACGAGCATGGATAGACGGCAAAAGCAGCACTGACTTGTTGACAATGGTAACTGCCGCCGATGCTTACCCTCCTATTCCTACGTTTGTGCCTGCCGGTGGCGAGGGTGTTATACCAAGCGAGATACAAGCGTATGCTGATATGATAACAGAAGCAGACCGTAATGTGGCACAGGCAACAGTGAATATTTATGCCTGCGAAAAGTGTATCCAGTATTGTGATAGTCTCATTGAACAGAGCAAGGCGCAAATTGCTGTCTATCAAGAGCAACGTCAGGCTGCATCTGCGGGGTTGGCTTTATCTAACTACCTGACTGCCGCTGAAATAACCGCTTTAGGTGATTACACTTTGGCTGATGTGTATGAGAACACATACATTGTGCCGTTGGACAACGCGACCTATGAGGAAACACAAAATCTGGCCTTTGAACTGCTGGACGGCGCATTAGAGGTGTTGGACCGTGTATCTCAGCCTGCCTTTGAGTTTAGTGTGGATAGCGTCAACTTGATGTTTGATAAAGAGCATGAAGCATACATCAATAAAATCGAACAAAAGGGTTTAGGTTGTCAAGTCCATATTGAGTTTGAAGACGGCAACTGGTACAATCCTGTGCTGATGGGCATTGGTGTTGAGTATGACCACCCTGATAAATGTTCACTGGTATTTGGTAGCAATTATCATGCTCGAATGAGCGAGGATTTGTACGCTGAGTGCTTCCAGAACGCTGCTAAAACGTCCTCTACGGTCAGCAGTGCATTGCATAGCTGGCTCAATCCTATGCAGTCGCAGAGTCTTAGTCCTATGCGTGAATTTATCGAAGGTACATTGAGTGCGGCAGCGAATAAGATTATTAACGCCAGTAATCAGTCTACGGTTATAGACCAGTTTGGTATCTGGGGCCGTAAGGCCACAGAAGACGGATACAGCCCTAAACAGCTTAAAATTATCAATAACGGTATGTTTATGACCGATGATAATTGGGATACGTGTAAGTTGGCTATTGGCGAGATAGAAATACCGGGGACGGCTGATACGGCGTATGGGGTGGCGTCCGAATTGCTGGTGGGTAATCTGATATTGGGCGAAGCCATGAAGATTATCAATGCTAATAATACGTTCACCATAGACGAAAATGGTATGAATTTGACCACTTCAGATGGATTAAAGAAGATATATATGGACCCGTCTGATGGGTTTAAGATTCAAGGTAGAGCTAATACTTCTGCGGAATTTGCAGATAAACTATATCTGGATTCGGAAGGCAATGCTATATTAAAGGACATTACGGCTATTGGTGGTACATTTACAGGAAGCGTATTGGCTGGTTCTGGTGTAATGGGCGGGTTCTACTCTCAAGACAGTATACATAAAATTCTCGGTAATTTGACCATTGAAGGAGATTTGACCATTAAGGGTAAATACCCCGCCTCTCCTGTTACTCCTGCGGGAGCTGGCATTCAATCTGGTAGTAATGGATATATAGTAACCGCCCCTCAAGAGGACCACTTTGGTACGATGTCTGTTGAAACATTGCGTGTAACTGATGGATCGGGCAATTATTGGAATTTGCTACAAAATGGGTCGTGGTCTACTGGCACTGGTGGCGGTGGCACAGGTGGATCAGGCAGTGGAGTTACATATAACATTATTCGCTATACGAATCCTGATGCAACTATTTATTTTCATCCTCAAGCTTCACCTACGCCCAGAAATGGCGTTATGCAGGTGTATCAATGGTATGTTTATATTGAGACAACAACCAATTCACATGGACCGTGGTATTTGCTTTCGCAAACGTGTACTTATAATAATGGTCGCGTAACTCCTAATGCCTCTCTATCTAATTTTGGGTGGGTCAACTTAGACCCTGCTTTGTCTACCGTAGAAGTACGAACCAACCAACCGGGAGCGTAATCTGTGGGTAGATACACAAACACAATAAATACTAAAGGGTTAATATATGGCAACTTATAATGGCACGATGTCAGTTGATGGAAGTGTACCGTATAGCAATACGGCTGGTGGCTATCAAATTGGAGGCGCTGATATAGGCTCCGCTTGGTGTACAATCACGCTTCCTGATACTTATTCGGCGTATAATGTATGTTCGCTCACTTGCGCATTGTATTCGAGAACTGCGCCTTCAAACTGGTTATCGACATGGACGTGCGACATTAAGATTACCATAAAAGGCCAAACTGGCACTTGGAACAATGTCACTAAAGATGGTTTTGATAATGGCGGTGGGTCTACAAGTCGGCGTTTTGAAATTGACCTCGATCAAATTGGGTTAGGCACGCTATCGCTCGTTCCCGGTGATTATATCAAATTAGAGTTTGTGGGTCACGCAGGCACATTTGTTGACGATAATGGTCGATGTGTGTACTTACGGTCTGCAACTCTCATTTCTAATGATGCGATTGAAGCCAACAATTATTTAAAAGTTGCCAGCTCTGGGCGCATATTATACGTTGCAGACAGCTATCAACCGGTATCGGTTACGTCCAGTACCAGTGGCACATATTTTATGAAGTTCGCTGATTATAAGAAGTATTTTGGGTTTGCATGGGGCGCTGGGGAATATGTTCAAGTCACATTGCCTGAATATTATGTCGCAGGCGTTACATACTACAAGCCCTCTTTAGCGCCTTTATTAAAAGCGGATTAAATGAATGAAGGGATAACTATGACAACTAAATTAGAAAATGCTTATCGGGCATTAGAGCAGCTTCAAATCCAAGGTGTAGATAACGCTGTGCTGTTGGGGTTTATAGGAAAAATGCTGCGAGAAGTGCTTGAAGAAATGCACGTTACACCTCCAAAGGAGGGCTAATTTATGACCAACCTATATACTGTCGCAGAAGAAATGCGAATTATAGCGGGAGACACTAAGGTGCTCCCGTTTAGTGTCGGCAGACAGGACGGCAATCATGTCGATCTGAGCTTATCCGGCACGACCATTAAATTCTTTTTGTACCTTTATGACCAACCTGAAGTTAATGTGTTGACCTTGAGTTCCGGCAACGGTATCTCAGTTAGTACCAGCGATACTTCATGGTTTGATGTCAAACTAACTTCGGAGCAAACAAAGGGTCTTGCGGGGCCATATCAATATCAGATAGAGATAACCACTCCGCTGAATGATATATACCGCCCTGTGACCGGCACTCTTGTGTTTGTGCAGATAAACGAGGGGAATTAGTATGATAACTAAAGAACACGCAACTGAGACCTTGCAGATGGAGTTCGGCAAGGGCTCGTATGCCATTCCTAATGTACATTATTTAGGGTTGTCCACCTCTGCCATATCTGAAGATACTGGTACGGGGTTTACCGAACCTACTGATGCCAACTACTCACGCAAGGCGCTGACTAATGTGGCGGCAACATGGACTACCAACTCTGCTGGCGAAGTCGTTAATGCGGCTTCCTTGGAGTTCGCCGCTTTCGCCGCCAATGCAAACACTCCTATTACTCACTGGTTTTTATCTTCTTCCGCAACTGGCGGCAAGGCGTTGTATTATGGTGCGCTGACTACGGCGTATCCTATTATACAAGGTAGTAAAATAGTTGTAGCTGCTGGCGGTCTGCAACTGTGCCGCACTAATCAGGCAACAGTTTAGGTGGTGATGTACCGTGCAGCGGATACGGATTCTCTTAGATAGCACATCGCAACGTATAGCTACAAATCTGGATGCTCTGGTCGCTCGTTCTGCTGTCACGTTAGATAAGACTGGCAACCGTATTCATATGACTATTGAGCGGTTTTTGGATGTCTCCTACTTGGTGTTGCGCCATATAGACTATGCGGTAGATCGTCTGCTGACTGAACTGTGGCTGCCTGCCAGCGGCACAATGACCGATTATGATGGTAGTCGCCTTTCGCTTAGTGCTCTGAGTGATTTGTTGTTTACACACAAGGATTACGACGCGGCACGTTTAACAATGTTGTACACTATGCAGGGTGTGTTGCGACATACGGATTATGATACTTCGCGATTGCATATCATTTTGCCGCTGGGCGCGGTCATGTCGCATATTGACTATGACGCTTCTCGTTTGCGTCAAACCAAGCTCATCAAACCTGTGCTGTTAGGTGAATACGGTGAGTTTGCCATAGGTAACACTTCTATGGCCCTCGCTGATTGGTGCTATGAGGAAATAACATAAGGTGGTGAAAAATGAGTTCTACAACTGAATATGCTGGCTTATTGCTTGTAGATCCGTTGGGTGCAGATAGCGCCATGTCGGGCAGCTCTTGGGTGGAGTCACAGGCGGGCATAGCGCCCACCAGCAATATGCAAATTATAGATGCCTTGCTGAAACAGAAGGCTTCTTTTACTGTAAAAACAGCCGACGAATGGAGCGCAGACACCACCACTATTCTTCGTGCAAATGATTTTGGCGTGGTGTCTGGCACAGGTGAAGTGCGGCGTGGCGACGGTATTCACGCATGGGGTGAATTGACTACATTTGACCCCGGTAATGCCAGTGGCAAGGTGGATAAAGTGCTGGGTGCTGTCAGTCATTTAGTGCAGTTTGCCAATGATGGTGCAATAGCTGATAGCGGTAAAAAGATAGATGACTTTGCCTCTGCAACGCATACGCATGGCAATTTGACCAATGATGGTAAACTCGGTTCTGTGGCAGATCAAGTGGCTGTGACTGATACTGGCGGTGCTTTGACTACTAAATCGGCGGCTGAAATGCGGACTTTACTGGATGTGCCGCAAAGCGATAGTAAACAGGATAAGATAACGGTGCAGGGCATTGTGAAGGGTGACGGTGCAGGCGGTGTGTCTGCGGCTCAAAGTGGTGTGGATTTCGCATTGCCTGCTACGCTCTATACTGCTATATTGACTGCGGCGGGTTGGAACAATAAATCTCAAACTGTAAGTGTTGCTGGTGTGACCGCTAATAATGTGGTATTGGTGCAGGCGCAAGCCGATTCCAGTCAGGCATATCGCATGGCTAAAGTGATGGCTGATGCCACGCAAGTGGCTGGGCAACTGACATTTAGTTGCACCACTACGCCTACTGTTGATTTAACCGTTATGATTATTGTGTTGGGTTAGGGGTGATTGTATGGCTATTGTAAATATAGGGGCTGGTAGCGGCTCTGAATATGGCGTATACGTTGGTACGGTTGCCCCTACCGATCCCAGCACTACTGTGTGGATTGTGCCAGATGACGAACCGACTACGATTGATGATATAGCGGCGCAGGTAGCGATTAAGCCCACGACTAATACTACATTATCAGGCGTGCTTAAAGGCGAAAATGGTAAGATGGCGCAAGCAGTGGCGGGAACAGATTATCAAACGCCTTTAACTGCGGGTACGGATTACGCACAGCCGAGTATAACTGTAACGGTTACGTTGTCTGCAACGGGTTGGACTGATAATACGCAAACAGTGGCGGTGACTGGTGTGACTACTACTAATGCTATAATGATCGCTCCTGCTCCCGTATCTTTTTTAGCGTATTGTGATTCTCAGGTACGGGCAACAGCGCAGGCGGCTAATGCGCTTACATTCGCTTGCGAAGATGTGCCGACTGAGAATTTGACTGTGAATATTTTGATTATGAGGTGATTGAACTATGCTTTTTAATGCAAGTGATAGTGGGCCGCGCAATGTTTCCTCCCTCCCCGCCAGCGGCGCGGCACTGACGGCTAACACCATATATAACGTATCCTCTCCTGTGGGTACATACGTGTTTACCCCGCCCGCATCCGGCTGGGCGCACGGCATGTTTTCTACGGGAAGCAGCGTATCAGTGTCATTTAGTGGCACATTTATGGGCGCGGCCCCTACCATTGAAGCATCTAAAGCGTATGAATTTGATGTGTTCGATGGTGTGTGGGCAGTACAGGAGGTTGTGAGCGCATGATACCCTTGCAGTTTGCCTTACGGCGTAGAATGATGATGACAGGGGGCGGCGGTGCGCCCATATCCGAGTTGCCGCTGGGTACGTTGATAAATGTAGGCACGGACGGTGGAGCGGGTACGCCTAACTATGAGATAGCGGACAAGGATAATCTTGTGAGCGGCGGCGTGGTACTGGTGAGGAAAAACATCTATTCCAGTTCGAAATTTGGTGAGTATTCTTTTTACGCCAACAGCACTTTGGACAATTTGGTAAAAACAACTATTTACAATAGAATGCCTCAGAAGCTCCGTAATAAAATGATGGATGTAACGTTCGCGCTCGCCGGTTCTGAGAGTGTTACTCGTAAGATGTTTGTTCCAACGCTGACTATGATGAGCGGAAGAGCGAATGAAACCTATGAAGGTAAAGTTGCATGGGAAGGAGTAGGTTTGCAATTATACACAAACGATGCAAGCAGAATACGAACGAAAAATGGTTATGGAGAGGAATGGTGGTTATCTTCACAATATTCCACCGGAGGGTATACTTCCGGCTACCATGGCGGCGTGAAATATGTTGATTATTTGGGTGGTATTACAGTTTATGGCAACTCTTCTAATAATAGCGATGGCGTTGCCCCCGCTTTTGTAATACCCTCCGATACACCTTACAATGCTACACCAAATACAGACGGTTCATATAATCTAATCCTATAAAAGGAGCAATACAATGCTAAACACAAACTATGCCAAGCTGGCGGGGGAGTATCCCGAATATTTACGCCTGCCGGTTGAGTTGCAGTCGCCGCTTATAATCAACGGTGTGACGCACCCCGCAGGGGCGCACCTCTCCACCAATGACGATACGGCGATAAAGGAGCTGGGCTATAAGCCTGTGACCCGTTCCCCCATGCCCTCAAAGGAGGGCTTTTATTATACCGAGAGCTGGGAGGACAACGGCGCAGAGATAGTCCAGAGCTGGACGGAGCATGAGGCGCAAGCCACCACGCAGGACTATATAGACGCGCTTGCGGAGCTGGGGGTGAATGTGAATGACGCGCAGTGAACTTATGGCGCTGGTAGCCGTGCGTAAAGCGGAGATAGAGGCGCACGAGACCGACCTTGTAGAGGTGTTGACGGCGGCGCGGGCAGGGCTTACCCCCACCCCCACGCAGGGCGCACCGTGGGACGCTGAGACCCGCTATATAGCCGGGGATACGGTTGAGGGATATGTCGCCCTCAAATACAGCCGCAACAAGCCTCCTGCCGCCAACCTCGGCACATATTGGGCGGTGCAGACCGTGACCTATCCCGCGTGGGGCGACATCGAGGACGGCACGGTGATTGAGGTAGACACCATAGTGACCTACAACGGCAAAACGTGGCAATGCACCGAGCAGCACATCAAGTCCACCGTCTACAAGCCCAAGGCGGGCAGCTCCAAATGGAGCGAATGCACGGAATAAGGAGCCGCACGGCTCTTTTTTCATAATCAAAAAAACAAAGAAAGGAAAAAATCAAAATGAAGAAACTCACTTGTATCCTCGCGGTTATGCTCATGCTGTGCCTTTGCACCGTAGCCTACGCCGCAGACCCCGTAACTCTGGATATAACCGCGCTGGACTACCAGACCGGCAAGGCGGTATCCAAAACCTACGTCAATAATGAGCTATTTTTACTCAAGGTGGACATAGGCATACCCCGTTTTTACGACCTGACCGACATGGAACTTATTGTGGAGCTGGACGGCGTAAAGCTGGACACAAACGACCTACGGTTGGAGGCTGGCACATATTACCTGAGCGGCATAGTTACCGACCAGCCCGCCGCCCTCCGTATAACCGTCAAGGATAAGGCCTACGACAACGCCACCACGGCAGAAGAACTCTACAACGCCATGCAGAAAAACAGGACTGTAAGCAAGACTTATTATTTTAACACCGCACAGCCCGCCGAACAGCCCATTGCAAAAAATCCCGTGGTGATACCCAAGACCGGCGGTGCCTCCGTCCTCGCATATGCGGTATCCATAGCCCTGATAGGCTTTGGCCTCGCGGTGGCAGGTAAACGCAGATGAACAGAATAGACGGTTTTATCGCCTACCTGGAATCCCACGTAGGCGATATGTATGTATGGGGAGCGCAGGGACAGCAGGTTGACAGCATGAGCGACCCCTACGCATGGATAGAACGGCGCGAAACCAGCGACGTCAATTATAAACGCGCCACATATTTCATGGAGAAGGCCGAAAAACGGCCTCTCTATGCGTTCGACTGTTCCGGCCTCATCGTACACTACATCAGCGACATAAAGCACTGGATGAAGGGCGACACCAACGCCCAGGGGCTTTACCGTATGTGCGGCGAAAACAGGGGCTACGCCGGGAAAACCCCCATGTTGGCGGGCGACCTCGTATTCAAGTACAGCGAAAGCAGCAAGAAAATGATTCACGTCGGCGTATACGTCGGCGACGGCTACACCATAGAGGCGAAAGGCCGCGACGATGGCGTATGCAAGCGCAAACTGTCCGATGGCAGCTGGACGCACTGGGGGCGGCTTGCCCTGCTCCAGCAGGAGGAAGAAAAGGAGGAGGTAAAGGCGCGAAAGATCATAACCCTGACGAGCCCCATGATGCGGGGGGACGACATCAAGGCCTTGCAGACTGCCCTTAACTCCCTGGGCTATGACGCAGGGGACGCGGACGGCATAGCCGGTAAAAACACCATTGCGGCCATACGAGCGTTTTGCCAGGCACACAGCATGGCGCCGACAGAACTGCCGGAGGTGTTACAGGCTACCGTATCCGTGGACGGCAAAATCTATGTAGGCACACTAAAAAAATAAGGAGGAGCACCCATGACCAAAGAATGGATATGGGCAATCGTAACGGGACTGAGCGGCATTTTGCTGGGCTGGCTTGCCCACATAAAGACCGCGAGAAAGGACGCGGTTGATGCGGCTACACACGACACCGCCATTGACACCGCGCTTAAATCGGATGTGGACTACATCAAACGCGGCGTGGACGATATCAAACTCGATATGCGGGCGCAGGCTACAAAAATCGAGGACATAGACCGCCGCGTGGCCCGTGTGGAAGAAAGCGCGAAAAGCGCCCACCACCGGCTGGACAGGCTTGAAGCACACAACAACTAAAGGAGGAAAAAACATGAAACTCTCGAACAAGGTATACGACATTCTCAAGGCAATCGCCCTGATCTGGCTCCCCGCCATAGGCACTCTCTATTTCGCCCTTGCGGGTATCTGGAACCTTCCCTATCCTGAGGAGATCGTCGGCACCATCACCGCCATTGATACGTTCCTGGGCGCGGTGCTGGGCATATCCTCGGCAAACTACAACAAACAGTAGCCCCCGGACGGGATTCCCTTTCAATAGCCCCCCTTAATTGGGGGGCGTACTTTTATAAAGGAGGTATAGGCTTTTGGAGAAGCGGGCCTCTTTGAAATGGATAAAGCATTGCTTAATTCCCGCTCCCGCACGGAATGGGAGGCACTCATACACGAATGGATACATAACGAAAAAGACCGCTGGCTGATAACCCGCCGCCTTTTAGACGGGGTGCCATACGACGCTCTGACGGGCGAGTACCAGCTTAAATTTGAAATACCCCTTGAATATGACCAGATACGAAGGCGGTGCAAGGCTGCCGAAAAACAACTGAAAACGCACTGTAAATAGCCGATAAATAGCCGATGGGAGCAGTCCTATCGGCTCTTTTTTTATGCCAAAATTCAGGTAGAAGGGAGCGTGAAACAGTGTATCCATACCAACCTTATTTTAACCAGCAAACCCAATATCAGCGAACCGAAGTAGTCAAAGTGAACGGCGAGGGCGGCGCAAAGGCATATCAAATGCCCCCTAATAGCTCCGTTCTTCTGTTGGACGAAACGGCCCCCATAGTGTGGCTTAAAACAACGGACGGGGCGGGGTTCCCCTCTCTCTCGCCTTATAGCATAACCCCGTATAAACCCGCTCCGCCTGTCGATGTGAACGGCCTTGAACAGAGAATAGCCAGATTGGAGGAAATGATAAATGCCAAACCCGATACTACAAATGCTAAGCGGAGGAAGTCCGAGGAAGCTCAACCCACAAATGATAGCGCAGGCTAAACAGATGATGTCCGTTCCCGGACAAATGCAGAAGATAAAGCAGATGATAGGCAACGGCGACCCTAAACAGATGTTTTATGCGGCCTGCAAGCAATACGGGATAGACCCCGAGGATATTCTTTCTGAATTAAGGTAGACCATTACCCGAAGCGCGCGCGGGATTGGAATATAAATCGAAAGGAACTTTAGAACTATGGATAATATGCCCTCTCTCGCGGATATAGCCGCGGTAACTGATGGCAAGACTGACGGCTTCAACGGAGGCTTCTGGATATTTGCCTTAATCCTGATCTTTGCTATGATGGGCGGCGGCTTTGGCGGCTGGAACCGCCAGGGCGAATTTGGACAGTATGCCACCGCTGCGTCTCAGCAGGAAATTCTCTTCGGTCAGCACTTCGGCCAGATCAATGACCGCCTGACTAACATCGGCAACGGTATATGTGATTCCACCTTCGCGCTGAACAACGCTATCACCACCGAAGGCCGGAACCTGTCCAACCAGCTCGCAAACTGCTGCTGTGAACAGAGGCTCGGTATAGCCAACCTCTCAGCACAGATGAACCAGAACACCTGCGACATAACCACCGCTATCCACGCCGAGGCCGAGGCCACCCGCTCACTGATACAGGCGAACGAAATGCAGGCTCTCAGGGACAAAGTGTCCAGCCTTGAGATGGATAACCGCATGTACGGAGTAGTCCGCTATCCCAACGGTTACACCTACAACGCGGGTAACTCCCCCTTCTGTGGTAATAATTGCGGCTGCTGCTGCTAATTCCGGCTATGCCGTGATATATCGGGGCGGCGTATGCTGCCCCTTGATTTTTGAAAGGAGCATAAAAAATGGCTTGTAAAAATGTATGCAAACTCTGCCCCAACCTTATAATCTCCCAGGCCGTTACCTTCACGGCGGGAACCGGGCTGATAATCAACCTCCCGGCAGGCAACTATAACGATAATCAGAAATACTGCATCGTGGTAGCTCAGTCTATACCGGCGGCTACCACTATAACCGCGCCCGTGTTTGTCACCATAGGCGCCGGCACGGAACAGTACCCGCTGATAGATAGCTGCTGCGCCCAGGTCACAGCCTGCGCTATACGCACCCGCACCAGGTATGCTACCATCGTCAAGACCAACGCCACGGGCGGCAGTTTTAAACTGCTCAATAAAACTTGCGCACTCACCAACAGCCTTGCAAGCATTAACGGAGGCGCAGAGTAATGAGCTTTAAGGAGATCATACGCCTGATATCCGAAAGGCACACCGATATGACGGAAGTGACTGATGCGCTCTCTGATATGATGCACACGGTAAAAGACCGCCTGCCGGAGGTGTACAAGGAAACAATGTATTGCCTCGAAGAGATAGCATATCGGATAACTCCTGAAGAGGCGCGGCAGATAGTCAAGGGTATGCGCCCATACGGTCAAAAATGGGACTATGATACCATCAAGGCGTTTCTGGCGACGAAAGGCATAACGGCGGTATGCAAATACTATCTGTGCATGAATATGTACTACAACGACAGCCACGATACCGCCGAAATGGTAGGCAGGGGAGAAGATGCGGAGTTTTATTTCAGCCTTGCAAAAGATTTCATTAACGATATAGACGGTAAGGATTTCAAGGTTGAAAAATATTTCCTTGGGTAGCTGGCAACTTTCTGGCAACCTTTTTTAGAAACCTTATTAAAGGCTGATTTTGAAAAAGGTAGATAAACAGGCACTTTTCACGGAAGAAAAAACCGTTAAAAACCAATAAAAAATAGGTAGCCGCCGGATACCAAACATCAGAAACGCTCGTGTTACACGGGCGTTTTTCTTAGGTATTTAGGGTTTTTTTGCTTGCTTGTGCTCATTTTGTGCTTTCGCTCTGGCAACTTTCTGGCAACCTTTTTTTGAAAACACCTCTCACGGCGGCGGCGTTTGCGTCCTCTTTTTCCTTTGAAAGGTGTGAATAAATTTCAAGGGTAGTCTTTACGTTGCTATGCCCTAAAAACTTCTTTGCGCTTAAAACGTCTATACCCGCATTATACAGTATTGAGGCGTAATTATGCCGGAAGTAGTGCGGCGTGAGGATAGAGGCGCCGTCCTCTCTCGTTTCTATGTCGGGCCCCAACTCTGCCATGCGCTCCATCAGCGAACGCCAAAGCCTATTTGAAGAGGAATTGCGATAGTACGTTCCATCGGGGGCAGGGAATACAAACGCCTGCGGGAATCCCCGCACGAGCATTTCCGCCAACTCGTCCGGCAGGGGTATATCCCGTATGCTCTCCTTCGTCTTGGGCGGGGTTATCGCGCCCTTCCTTAAATTGACCTGCTGCCGGACGTGTATGACCTTCTTCTTGAAATCTACACATTCCCATTGCAGGCCGAGGGCTTCGCCGAGCCTCATTCCGGTATAGTATAGTAATGCCACCAGCAGGCCGTTTTCCTCCTGCATCAGCTTCTTTGCCGCTTCTTCCTCAGCTTCCGTCAGAGCACGGCGGCTTGACTTTTCTTTCGTGGGCTTGACCAGCCCCACGGTCACGTCCCGCTGGATTATCCCCTCGGAGTATGCCCGCTTAAAGACGGATTCTAACACATGGTGTACATTTTCGATTATGGTTACGCACGTATCGCCCTTGGAGTTAAGCAGCTCCTGCAAATCCATAGTGGATATTGCGGTGAGCCGCTTGTCCCCCAGAACAGGCAATATGTGCTTGTTGAGTGCCGTCTTATATCCGCTCTGCGCCGATTCCTTTATGTTCGGCTTTTTGTAGACATTATACCACTGTATGGCGTATGGGCCGAAAAGAGTGTCCTTCTGCGCGGTGCGCCCGGTGATGAACTCCTGCCTGACCGCCTCCTTCGCGGCCTCCAGTTCCTTCTTTGTGCGCCCGGATACATATTTTATCACGCTGCCGCCGTTCATATCCTTGCCGACGGTTACTTTAGCCCTATACCTCCCGTCGCTTTGCCTTGCCATTTACAAAAACCTCCCATTATGCTAAAATCGGAGGCGGAGAAGCACCCACCTCTGATCCCCCTTGCGCTGCGCCAACAGCCGGGGGGATTTTTTTATAACTCGAAATCGTTCTCATATTCTTCGGCTTCCCAGCCATCATCGTATCCGTGATGATAACCTTTTACATAACCCTCGTCGTAAAAGCTGCGCTTGGCTTCCTCATATCCTTCCTCATAGCCTATATCATAACCTTCGTTGTAACCTTCGCTGTATCCTTCGCTGCGCCCCTTTTGCTCAATACTGTAACCCCACTCATTCTTTGCTGCTTCATATCCCTCCTGATACGCCGCGTTATACAATGCGGCCTCTTCTTCAGTTGTGATATCTGCACAACCTGCCATTAAAAGAGCAAACGCCACCAATAATGCTACACGCTTCATAATTTCACTCCCCTACACTATTTAATCAGTCCCGTTATCCACCCTTTATCGAGGTGCATCATATCATATACCAGCATTCCTATGACCGCCGCCATAACAATAAAAGTAAATACTGCTATTATCATTATCGTGCGTTCCAGCTTCTTTATCTTCCGTTCCCTGTACTCTAACCCTCTCTCGTATAACTGCGTCAATCCTTCCGGCTCACACACCCTATCCTCGTCCAGATCGTTCAGGCTCCCGCCCATGGCCTTTACCAGCTTGCAGACCGTATCAAACCCCGGATTTTCCGTTAAGCCCTGAAGCACACGGTTTACCGTGGCAACGGGCACACTGCTTTTGTCCGCTATCTGCTGCGCCGTCATATTACTTGCGTCCTTCATGGCGCGTAAATGTTCATATAACAACAAAAAGTATCACCTTCTTCATTTATGTGTGGCGAAAAAACAAGAATGTTAGCGAATCACCTATTATGAGTATTTGATTTGAGCGGCAAAGTTGCTATTATCAATTCAGGACGGTTCACAAGATGCTTCTCCACCGTCTTAGGCGGAGGTGAGCGGCTCCCGCTCCCTCTGCCGGTTAAAGGCGAAACCGAGGCACGATTTGTGCAACATTGTTGAGCGCAGTCCCCCTTATGGTACTCTCATACAAATTCCCCCTTTCTTTTTGAATCTAACGTGTTATTATCAAAACAGAACAAGTGTTTGGAGGTAGAATAGATGACAACGCGGGAACAAATTCTTGCAATCGTTGAACAGTTAAAGCACGATCCGGAAGCTACCGACCTTCTTTTTTCTTATGCTGCTGCATTAGAAATTCAGCATAAGATAAAAGCTGAAGCTGCTCGTTCTCGTCCAAATTGTTCATAATCGCCTCAATCCTCACACTTTGGTTCATTCGGCGTCGTTCGTTTGTCCAGCCCATCAAATAGGCGGGACTGGTGTTGAGCGCATTGGCAAGCTCGACAATTCGAGACAAAGGAAGATTAGATACAATGCCCTGTTCGTACTTCCCTATGGTCTGCTTTGTCGTGTTGAGCATCTTCGCCAAATCACCCTGGGTAAGCCCGGCGGCCCTTCTCAACTCCCGTATTTTATCGCCAAGGGTCATTTATCATCACCTCGGTTATATATTACCACGTCACTTTAGAATATGCAATTTCTTTTTTAAAAACACTTGACAAGTGACCAAACCCATGTTACACTTTAGTCACTTAATAAGTGACGCAAGGGGGCGGTCAGAATTAACAGAAATTTGTATCGAGCAGCGTTGGCACGTTGCGGAAAAACACAAAGAGAACTGGCACATGAGCTTGATATGTGCGAATCCACCTTAGTTGCCAAAGTAAAAAAGAACACGTTGACCGTAAGGGATGCCGAGAAGATGATAAGCATTCTGGGAATTGATAATCCTACGGAAGTTTTTTTTACAAATTTAGACACTTCACAAGTGACCGCGAACGATTAACAAACAAAGACACACTATTTAGAGCTGACGAACGAACAGCGTAAGGGGGAAACGATGAACAACCACGTTGAAATCAAAACAAACGACACAAGCGGAGAAATAACCATCAACGGCATATCGGTAAGCGATATTGTACGAAAGTACACCATCACCCACGAAGCAGGGAAGCCCCCCGTAATCGAGGTAGAGCTTGTAGGGGACGTGACCGTCAGCGGCGGCTTTATTACCCCTCTTCCCGAGCCGTGGAAAAGTATTTATCACAATCTGTCGAAAGGGGGAAACGATGAAACGCAAGAGCTTAATGGAAAAATTCCTTTATAAAGACGAGTATTTCAGTGAAATGCTCGATAAGGAGCGTGAGTATAGAGCTTGCGCAAGCGGAAACAAGTGCGATACGCCATTCGTGACGCCACTGCTTCACCTGCTCTACATTCGCCTTGGCGTCATTCTCGTTCTCCTCAGCTCTTTTTTGGGCACGTTGCTTACTCTCGTTATCCAGATGGCTAATAAATGACAAGGAAAGCTGCACGGTATCTATGGTATTTGAGCGAACCACCCCGAAGCGCACAAGCTCGTTTAACACGGGGCGCAAGCCGGGGAAATCCAGGCCGAAGGTAATAGCCTTATCGAGGGAGACACCCTTTGCGGCGCGAGCCTTATAAGCATAGTACATGGAAAGCGTTACAGTTTCAGCGTTTGGGGACATAAATACCTCCAAAGAAAGGGATAAAGCTATGAACAAAGTGCAAACAGGTTTGAGAATACCCGAAGAACGCTACAACGAACTATGCGAAGTAGCTAATGAAATGGGCGTTTCCCTTAATTCTTTGCTTTTGATGCTTATTGACCTCGGAATGACCCTGCGGAACGGGCGTGTTACTGTTCAGGCAACACAATAGCCCCGTGGGTGCGTTCATAATCATCAAGGTGTAGTTGGAGGATATGCTCAATAAGATTGTTTAGAGAGCGATTCTCGCGGTCAGAAAGCACTTTGAGCTTATCGTAAATTGTTTCGTTGAGCCGCAATCCTGTTTGGATTTTGTTAGTTGCCATTGTTACCACCTCTTTAGCAGTATGTTAGCAAAAACCAACTTGACTTTCTACTCACAAGGTGCTAACATAGTGCTAACAGGATAAGGAGGAAGCCATGAAATACAACATAGGAGAATGGGAGCCAGTCTGCGCCAACTGTCAGCACTACTATCAACACTACACCTACTATGGCGGCGCATATAGCCCCGTAAACTGCGGGCATTGCGCCTACGGACGAATAAAGCACCGGATACCGGGAGAGAGCTGCGAAAGGTTTTTATTTAGGAGATAAGCCATGAACGATTTTGATAAACTCCTGCGGGACATGATAACCGCCGCCGTGGACGAGCGTATAAACAGCGTTGAAGCGCTGGAGGAGCGCATGGTGAAGATGCACGGCGAGTATGTACCGCCCATTCAGGCGGCGAAGCTGCTGAACGTGAATCCTAAGACGGTTTACGCCATGCTCAAGGATGGGCGGCTCCAGGGCACGCACGAGGGATCACCGCTGGTTCTGGTGCGGAGCATGGCGGCAATGGTAAAGGACGAGAAAAGCCTTGAACTGCAAGCCAAGCGGAAGCACAAATACGATAACTGCGTAGGGTACTATGTGAGGTGAGCCGTGGTAAGCAGAGAAAAATTTGTCGCCGATATAACGGCACGGCAGGAGAAAAGGAAGCGGGAAGAACGCCGGAAGCAGGAAAGAACGCGGTTTGATGTGAACGGGTATTTTCACGAAAGCGTGACGCGGACAATCAGGAAAAAACTCAACGGGAAGTAAGGAGGTAAGTATGTGGGGAGCATTTTTTAGCTGGGGCATACCGATGTTTTTCATCGGGTGCATGGCGGGATACGCCTTTAGGCCGAAAAGGAGGAAAGCGAAATGACAAAAGATGAAATAATCGTCATGCTTGCGGAACAGCTTGCCGAAGTGCGGCATGACCGCGACCTATGGAAAGCTCTTTATCGGAACGAGATAGACAAGAGGCTGGAAAAGGAAGGTGAGTAATGGAGCAGTACCTTTTAGCTAAAGCCTACAAACCGTTTGAGGACACCTACTATGACCGATATGACCCTAATCTTTTAAAACAGGAGGCGAGATGATGTCACTTTACGACATAGCGAAGAATCTCAATGACTTTATGGACGCGGTTGACCGTGGAGAGATACCCGAAGAAGCCGTGTATGACACCCTCGAAAGCCTTGATATGCAGCTCGATGACAAAATTGACAACGTAGCCTGCATGATAAAGAACCTTGCCGCAGAGGCAAAGAGCATCAAGGAGGAAGCCGACAACCTCACCGCCAGAGCCAAGGCTAAAGCCAATAAGGCCGAGTGGCTTAAGGGATACCTTGCAATGCAGATGCAGCTATCCAATAAGGAAAAGTTTGAAAGCAAGCGGAACAAGCTGACATTCAGAAAGTCAGAAAGCGTCGAGGTAAACGAGGAAGCCTTTATAAAGTGGGCGGCGCAGGGGCATGACGAGCTTCTGACCTATAAGCCCCCCGTGCCTAATAAAACGGCGATAAAGGAGCTTCTGAAATCCGGCGGGACGGCAGAGGGCGCGGAAATCGTTGTAAAGCAGAATTTGCAGATAAAGTGAGGGGAGCATGTTTAACGAAAAGACTGTAGAACATACAAAAGATGGAGATAAGCCGGTATGGCAATCCCCCAAGTATATTGCCGCAAAGGAAAAGGCCATAGAAGCTATCAATAGCGGCAAATATGGCCTTGCGGAGGCTGATTTCTGGATACTGATGAATCTCACCGCAAAGAAAGACAAGATGGCGTACAGCGGCCTAATAATCAGCCACAACGGGTGTTTAAAGATCAATGACTGTCTTGAAAGCAAGTTCACTCCTTCTTGTGTGTTTTTTGACAAGGACGGATATAAAAACTCACTGGTATACAGTTATTGCAATGATGAACAGGGTATTTACGAAGTGGGCGAGGTAAACGACAAAAACTGTAGCAACGCTTATCCATACGCCATGGCTTATAAGAGGTTGTTTGATCGCGTTGTGTTGAAACTCTCAAAGTTCGCTTACTCTGGGATAATGTCCGATAGCGAGAGCGAAGAGTTTGTTCAGCCGGAAACGGAAACCAATGCAACGTCTCCATCCCGCTCGAAATTTAAACCCAACGTTTACGACACGTTTTCCGCCGATCCTGACGTAAAGGCCATGCAGGAGGAAGTTATAGCCCTGTGCAAGGGGAGCGTGGATTTAGCCAATAAAGCGGCGAAAAAGAACTACGGTGTGGACGTGTGGAATATGACGCGGGAGCAGTTAAGCACCACGCTCGACAAGCTGAACGCAAAGGGGGCTTAAATGGAGCTGTGGGACGAAATAATGACAGAGCAAGCCCTACTTGACAGGGCGGTGCAGGAGCTAAAACCGCGAGGACGGAAAAAGGCCGAAACAGAGCGCGAGTACAGAATGGCGCTATCTAAAAGGCTTACCGTCCTCCGCGCCGAGGGGCAGCCGGTAACACACCTTTTGGACATTGCCAAGGGCGAAGAAGATATAGCCAAACTGAGAATGGAACGGGACATAGCTGAGAGCCTATATGATTCGGCGGTGGAAGCGATAAACGCGCAGAAGCTAAAGATAAGGATACTCGAAGGGCAGCTATCCAGAGAATGGGGGAACACAAAATGAAAAGCAAACGAACCAAGGCGTGTGAGATACCCCCGAAGGTCAAAGCGCGGGTATGGGAGAGAGATCATCAGTTATGCGTCCTCTGTGGGCGCACAGGAAGCCCTGTGGCGCATTTTATCCCGCGAAGCCATAACGGTAAGGGGATAGAACAAAACATCGTTACACTGTGTCCTGAGTGCCATAGGGACTATGATAATTCGGAAAGGAGGCCGGAGCTTAGAAAAAAGCTGAGAGCGTATCTCATGGCAAAGTATCCCGATTGGAACGAAGAAAAACTAACGTATAGGAAGTGGAAAAATGAATAAAGCAATTTTGACCGGAAACCTGACGAAAGACCCAGAACTAAGGACGACCACAAGCGGAACAAGCGTATGCACCTTTACGGTAGCGGTGCAGCGCAGATACAAGGGCACTGACGGTAAACCCCCTGTTGACTATCTCAATATAGTAGTGTGGCGGCAGTTGGGCGAGTTGTGCGGGAAGTACCTTTCAAAGGGCCGTAAAGTCCTCATAGAAGGTGAGATACAGAACAGGAGCTATGAGGATAAGGACGGAAACAAGCGGTACATAACCGAAATCACAGCGGAAAACGTTGAGTTTCTCACGCCGCGAGAAAAAACGGACACTCCGGCAGGGTTTACCGAAATAGACGACGAGCCTTTACCCTTTTAGTCATGGAGTACGTAACAGAAAGCCGCCTTGCCACGATAGGCGAGGGCGATGGCTGGTCGATAGAACTCTACCTTATGGCATACCCGGACACCTACAAGCCCTTTTATGTGTTAGGGCTATGGGACAAACGGGAGAATCGGATTAAAAAATCAATTTCTTTCGCGCCGGATGACATGAGAAGGTTAAGGGACGTACTGAACGAATACATACGAGGTTAATGATGCAATACATCAGTCAGATAAACGCCTATTGGAATTGGGTAAAACTAAACGCCCTACCTTCCAGAGCCGGATATTTGTACTTTGCAATTTTAGATTGTGCAAATACGGCAGGCTGGAAGCGGGAGTTTAACGCGCCTAATTCAACGCTGCAAGCGATGGCGGGACTTGATAAGAACGGTTTAACGAGGTATCGCAATATACTGATACAGCAGGGCTTGATTAAATACAAAGCAGGAGACAGGGGGGCTACCGGGAAGTATGAAATCGTCCAGCTATATGACAATGGTATTGATTTAGGTATCAAAAAAAGGAATCAAATTGATACCCAAGTTGATACCCAAACCGAACCCAAGTTGATACCCAAACCGAACCCAAATAGGGTACATACAATAGATAAAGATAAAGATAAAGATAAAGACAAAGATAATATATCCCCCTCTATAATCCCCCCCAAGGGGATACCACCCACACTTGAAGCCGTGAGGGAATACTGCAAGGAACGCAGGAACAGCGTTGATCCGGAGAAGTTTTATGACTTCTACGCTTCTAAAGGTTGGATGGTGGGGAAAAACAAGATGAAGGACTGGAAAGCTGCTGTCAGGACATGGGAACGCAGCAGAAGCGAGATACCCCGCGTCTCGACATGGGATAATCCGGTCTACGAGAAACTGTGCTTGCCGAAAAAGCTGTTTTAGGTTCTGCGCTTCTCAGTCGTGAGGCTTTAGAGAGAATATGCGGGGAATTGAGACCTGACGATTTTGAGAGGCCGGAACACCAAGAGATATTTTCCGCTATCTTTGCCCTTTTCAACGCAAACGAGCCGGTAGACCCCGTAACGGTAGCTGACAAGCTAGGCGGCAGGGCCGGTGGGATACAGTACATCACGGAAATAGTCACCGGCACTGTATCAGCAGCAAATGTCGATTATCACATCAAGGTGGTTCTGGAGGAATCCAGAAAGCGACACGCCATTTCGGGACTGCGGGAAGTGGTCAAGGACATGAAATCGGGAAAGGACGAGGGATATCTTGACCGTATGCAGGGCGTTATAGACGCTGTACGGGCGCGTGGAGGGCGTAAAGTAAGCAGGGAAGGGAAAGACTTTGACACGGCCCTATATGGGCTTATAAACGGCGCTGAGGGGCTTACAACGGGGTTTCAGGTTCTCGACCAGACGTTAGGCGGGTTGAAAAGAGGGCATTTAACCATCATCGGAGCCAGACCGTCAGTAGGCAAGACCTCACTTGCCATGAATATAGCCGTGAATATGGCTTTGTTCGACAGGACGGTAGCGGTGTTTTCGCTGGAAATGCCGAGGGAGGATGTGCTTCAAAGGGCAATCATCAGCTATGCGAAGTGCAGCCGTGATGAAATGTTCAGCGGCGGTCAGGAAGCGGTTGACAGGATACAGAACGCCGTAAATAAGCTGAGCGCGACAAGGTTGTATCTGTCGGATAACGCCTATACCGTGGAGGCAATAAGGTCACAATGCTACGCGATAAAGCAACAGGAACGGGAATTAGACCTCATAGCGATTGACTATTTAGGACTAATACAATCCAGCCTGAGGAACCGCACACGAGAAAACGAGGTATCCGACATAAGCCGAAAAATAAAGCTTCTGGCGAAGGAACTGAATGCCCCTGTCGTTCTTCTGTGCCAGCTCAACAGGGCGATAGAAGGCCGGAACGATGGAAGGCCGAGACTATCGGACTTGCGGGAATCGGGAGCCATAGAGCAGGACGCGGACGAGGTATTACTCCTTCACCGACCCGACCCGCAAAGCGAGGACGCGAGCATCATCGTGGCGAAGAACCGAAACGGGCGAACCGGGGAACTAAGCGTGAAATGGTACGGAAAGTATTTTCTGTACGAGGATGAAATTGTGGAATGGGAGGAACTATGACAGAAGAACTCGCAAAGTGGATAATACAAACCATATTCCAGAGCGTGATAGACAACATGAAGGATGGAAAAGCCGTTGTAAGTGTTAATGGCGTTACCGTGTTGACCTTCACCGACAACGGTAACGACTGGGATATACACTGGGATGAGTAAGGCGCAGAGAGAAAAAGGCAAAGCCGGAGAACGGGAGCTTGCCGCCCTGTTCCGTGAATACGGGTTCAATGCCCGGCGCACTTCCCAATACTGCGGACAAACGGGGGACGCATCGGACGTGATAGGTTTACCGGGGATTCACGTTGAGTGCAAACGCTGCGAGACGACAAAAATCCATGAATGGATGGCGCAGGCGAGGCGCGACGCGAAGCCGGAGCTTATACCGGCGGTGTTCCACCGAAGGAGCCGCGAAAAGTGGTTAGTAACTATGCAAGCGGAGGATTTTTTGAGGTTGTATGAAGCAAACGCTATGTTGGACGTGCCTGAGAGCGACAAATAAACCCGGTTTAGGGTGCAGTTGGAGCCGCCAAGATGGGATGCCCGTTAAAGGCTGGAACGCAAGACCGACAACGATAAACTGTCACGATAACAGCGGCTGGGATGGTGGAAGCTACCACGTCAGAGAATGCCCGTTATACCTGGCGGATGGGAAAAAGGACGAGACAGGTTGTAGGGTTTATGTACAGCAAGGCGAAGAAAAGTTGACGGTAAGGGAAATGGCTGAGAAGGCCGGAATATCAGAGTTTACGGTACGAAAAAGAATCAAGAGGGGGATTTATGAAACTGCAAGCGTATGAGTTTTACGAAATCCACGATGGAAAAGAGAATTATCAAAAGACCTTTACCACTCTCAAAGCGGCGAAGAAATACTACACCCGAATGACGATGCAGGGCGCACTTTTAAGGGCAAAGGTTGATGGTAAGCAGTTACTTATTCACGAAGCGGACGAATTATTCAGGAGCAACGATGAAGTACAGCGAAATAGTAGACCATTACGGTGCAAAGCATCAAGCCATTAAAGCCGTTGAAGAACTGAACGAGCTTGCCGTTGAACTTAGTAAATGGGTGAACGGTCAAGGCAGCAGAAAGAAAATCCTCGAAGAGTGCGCGGACGTGGAAATTATGCTGTGGCAGATGCAGACGATATTCGGGGATTGGGACGACTGGAAAGCCTATAAATTAGGCAGAGTAGAGGGGCGGATATGGAAAGAACAAGGATAAACGCAGAAGGAAAAGAATTATTTGCTTCTCTGTACGCCGTTGAAAATATCTTAAAGGTGTACGAAGAAAAGTATCACCGGCTGGTAGACCGTATCCCCAACGGCTGGCGAAATTTCCGATTGGCGCAGAGCAATATTGAAAAAATCAATACTGCGCTGATAGACACGATACCTATCGAGCAGCTTATTACCCTAAAAAAACAACTGGAACTGACCGACATACAGATAGGCATTAAAAGCCCTGCTGGACGGAGTAAAAATTATTGGGTGATGAGCTATGACGATTTAGCTGACCTTGCCGATGCCGCCACAAAAAATGAGTGCTTTTGCTGTGACGGGGCAAAAAACAACTGCCGGTTAAGGCAAATCTTGAAGGAACTGCCGATTCAGGGTGTAAGCAAGCTGATAGTGAACTGTTGGAGGGAAGAATGAGAGTAGAACTTCTGGAATATCCGGGTGAGCGTGACTGGATAGAGGTATACCGCAGGGCGTTAGTAACGGTGGGGAAAGACACGGTAAAAATCCCCTCGGACGAGTGGAAAAGGAAAATTCTTGCGGCGCGGCATTCGCCGATACGGTATTTAAGATTCTCTTTTTTGATAGAACTGCCGTATTGGGTAAGCGTCCACCTCTGCCGCCATACTCACGCTCAACCGTATGTTAAGACGCAGAGGAATGACCGACAGCATGAATACGACAGGAACGCCGCACGGCAGGATGAACCCGTGTTGATGATATGGGACATGAACGCCGAAGAGCTTTTGACGATAGCCAATAAAAGACTATGCTTCCTTGCGGCGGAAGAGACAAGAAAAGTGGTTGAGAATATGCGGCTGCTGGTGAACGAAAAATGCCCTGAATTTAAGGATTACCTTGTGCCTATGTGCGAGTACGCAGGGTGTCACGAAATGAAGCCATGCGGGAGGAAATTATGACCCGCCGAGAACAGATGATAGAGTGCGCGGAGGCAATGGAGCAGGGAATGATACACACTCAAACCACCCGCGATATGTGGCAGAATGATTTGGTCTGGTGGATATGCAAAGCTGTGAAGCTACTGCTGGAAGAAAGGATAAGGGACGATGAGCAAATATGTAAACGTTGATGTTTTTGTAGAAGCACTTTGTAAGACGCTATCGACATTGAGAAAACAAAAAGACAATACGCCCGAATCAATAGCGTTTCTCAAAGGAGCGCAAGTAGTGGCAAAAGAGTTAATGAAATTTCCCGCCGCCGTCGTGGTAGTACGATGTAAAAACTGCGTACATTATCACCCCTGCACTGCGGAGCTGACTGATGGCAGTGCGCCGGATTGGGGCTATTGCGATCAGCCGTGGTTTAATGACGGCGAAAACGACGTTGATGAGATGTTTTACTGCGCTCAGGGCGAACGGAGGGAGGATAAAACCAGTGAAATGCACCGAGATGACATGGCAGGAGACGCGCCTTAACATACTCCGAGAACAGTTTGTTAAGGCGCAAAGGCGGCTAAGATGGGCAGAACAACATAATCGCCCATGGGCAGAATTAAGTGAAAAAGGCGGTATTGTAGCCGCCCTTGAATGGGCGGTAGAAATAGCCGAAGAAGAAAATCTTAAAAAGTGAGGAGAAAACAAATGAACATAACAGAATGGGCAAAAAGAGAAATTGAAATCGCTTGCGCACTGGAACGTGGCGATAAAAACGCCGATGAGTGGGACTATGGGTGTGCTTGCTATGAGAGTGCATATAAGGCACTTCAAAGCCTCGCTGAGGATGGGCATAGTGGAATGAGCATCGGATTCACGAAGAATATTCTAAATCGCCTGATTGACGGAAAGCCGCTGACACCTATTGAGGATACGCCCGATGTGTGGGGAATGGAATCAAGTTACGATGGCAAAACCAGTTACCAATGCAAACGAATGAGCTCTTTTTTCAAAGACGTATACCCAGATGGCAAAGTAGAGTATATAGATGTAGATCGAGTTATTTGTGTAAACAAAAACGACCTTAATAATGTATGGAGAAATGGTTTCATTTCCAACCTTATCAATGAAAAATATCCCATAGCTATGCCATATTATCCACTGGCTAAACCATTCATGGCTTACTGCACCGAGTGGCTAAGCGACCCTAAGAATGGTGATTTTGACACTATTGGAGTTTGGTATGTAGTGAAACCTGACGGCGAAAAGGACATTATCGAACGCTTTTTTAAGGAAACTCCCGACAGTTTTGAAGAAATTAACAAAGAAGAATACCTTGAAAGGAGGCGGAAACATGACTAACCACGAATACCTAAAACAGCAATCCGCCGAATGGCTGGCGGCTAAACTTGTCAAAAGAATAAATTGCTCACTATGCCCGGTGGTTGACGAATGCATAGAAATGGCGAAAATACTCGGCGGATTGTATTCTGGCGAATGCCGGAAAATGCTGGAAAACTGGCTGAACGCAGAAAGGAGAAACAATGAGTAAAGAATATATAGAGCGAGAAGATGCAAAGGCACGACTTAGAATATGGATCACAGATTGCGTATTAGACGGGGAGAATGAGGCGGCAGACTGTTTTAGGGACTGCATAGACCTCCTTGACAGTATTCCTGCCGCCGATGTTGCCCCGGTGCGGCGCGGACGGTGGATCGAAGAGGATGGCATACAGATTTGCTCGGAATGCGGCGAAGAACATGAATGGGAAGATTACAGAGCGCCGTACTGCGATACCTGCGGAGCAAAGATGAACAAGGAGGAAGCCGATGAACTGGATTAAAGTGAGAGACAGACTACCAGAAGAAAAGGAACCGGTGATTATCCTGCTGCAAGATGGACAGATTTTTCGCGGCGAGATACGCATGAGACAATTATTGCCGGAATGGTGGTATTACTACGATCCCGGCTGCACTGACATTGACATGCTGGGGCTTTTATATCCCATAGAAAAGTTTGGCGGACTATGGTTTAGAGGTAATCCTGTTATTGCGTGGATGCCCATGCCGGAGCCCCCGAAGGAGGAAACTAATGAACTGGATTAGCGTTAGGGATAGACTACCTGAAGACCAAGTGGAAGTGCTGGTGGCCACCAGAAGCAAAAATGGCGTGCGAAATATTGACAAAGGGTATCTGGCAATCGACCACTTTATCCATCGTGGACGCGCCGAGGTTACTCACTGGATGCCGCTGCCAGAACCGCCGAAGGAGGAAAAATGAAACGAATAATAGCAATAACAATATTAACCCTGCTGGCCCTCGCCCTGTGCGGGTGTGGAAAGGCCGAAGCTGGTACTTACAGACTGCGAACGCTGGAAACGGGTGCATTGTATACGATATATGTCGATAACCTCACGGGGATACAATACCTAAAAGTATACCAAGGCGGCGTGTGCGTAATGGTAGACGCGGAGGGAAAACCACTGATATGGGAGGGTGCGGAATGAGCTATGAATTACTGCGGCCTGATATATGGGAGTGTATACGGCGCGGGGGCGGATACTGCCCCTGCGCGATAATCAAGGATGAGGAAAGCAGATGTATCTGCAAGGAGTTCAGAGAAGGTCAGGAAACTAACTGCCATTGCGGCGTATGGAGGAAACATGACGATAGGGCAGAGGATACGAATGTACCGAGAAAAGAAGGGCAAGTCGCGGGCTGCGATGGAGCGCGAAACCGGCATAAGCGCGGCGACCATTTATCACTATGAGATGGACGGCATGGAGCCGACCGCGAGCAGAATCATATGGTTGGCAGATTATTTTAACATAACGGCAGATGAATTGTTAAGGAGGAACCAATGACGAAACGCGAACAACGGGCATACATCAGGCGGTTGCTTGTTCGTTGGGGGAAAGCTAAGAGAAACGCGAAAGAAATAGATAAAAAAATAGCCAGTATCAAAGAGAGAATGGAAGCGGTAGCGGATATTCACCCACAGGTTTTATCGGGTATGCCGCACGGCAGCGACATTACCGACCCGACCGCCCGGAGCGCTATAAAGCTCATGGCGGCAAAGGAGCGGTATAATCTGCAAATGGCCGAAATGCTGGAAAGAATAAACGATGATATGTCATTCGTAGCGTTCATGGATGCCGCATTAGATGAGTTCCCCGCGAACCAGAGAAGGGTAATTGAGTTGAAATATAACTTTTACGAACATTTCTATTCGCGGGATATGCCGTCTAATACCAGGGTAGGTGTAAAAATGGATAAATCCCCCAAGGCAATAGAACACCTTGAAGAACGTGCGATAGACAGAATGATGAAATACATAGACATACCGGAGTGAGATAAATACATGAAAGGAGTTACAATGAACGAATTACAGATATTCAATAACAACCAGTTTGGAGAGATAAGGACTACTATTAAGGACGGCGAACCGTGGTTTGTGGCGTCTGATGTGTGCCGGGCGTTGGAAATCGCAAATAACCGTGATGCATTAACACGCCTTGAACAGGATGAAAAGGGTGTAGCTTTAACCGACACCCCCGGAGGGACGCAGGAAGTAACCATAGTAAATGAGCCGGGATTATATGCCCTTGTGCTCGGCTCCCGCAAGCCGGAGGCAAAAGCCTTCAAGCGGTGGGTAACGCATGAGGTTATACCCTCAATCCGTAAACATGGTATGTACGCCACACCGACTACGATAGAACAGATGATAGCCGACCCCGCCAACGCTATAAAGGTGTTTTCAGCCCTTAAACAAGAGCAGGAGCGGCGGAAGGAGCTTGAAGCGGCAGTAGAACACAACGCCCCCAAAGTGCTGTTTGCGGAGGCCGTGCAAGCCTCACACGATAGCTGCTTAGTGGGACAGCTTGCAAAGATGATACGCCAGAACGGGAAGCCCATAGGGGCTAACAGAATGTTCACATGGTTGAGGGATAACGGCTGGTTATGCAAGAAGGGCGAAAACTGGAATATGCCCACCCAAAAGGCTATGGAAGCCGGATATTTTGAGATAAAGGAAACGGTTATAGCCAACCCTGACGGAAGCACCAGAATAACACGCACCCCGAAAGTAACGGGGAAAGGGCAGATTTATTTCATCAACTGTTTTTTGAGGGGAGAAAATGAAAATAGCTGTATATGCCATAGCTAAAGACGAAGAAAAATTCGTTGACAGGTGGTATGAGACGGCAAAAGAGGCTGATTATGTCTGCGTTCTCGATACGGGGAGCGCAGACAAAACCGTTGATAAGCTGAAATCATACAACTGCATCGTAAAAACCAAAATCATACAGCCGTGGAGGTTTGATGTAGCGCGAAATGAATCATTGAAAATCATACCGGAAGATGCGGACGTGTTGGTGTGCCTCGACCTGGACGAAATCATACAGCCCGGCTGGGCGGAAATCATACGGAAAAACTTCCACGGGACGCGGGGAAGGTATTTATATGTTTGGAGCCATGAATCATACGGCAGAGACGGAGTATCATTCAACGCCGATAAAATTCATACAAAATCATACTACTGGAAGAATCCCGTTCATGAAGTGCTGAAATCATACGGCGAAGAATCATACTGCGATTTGCCGTTGAGGGTTGACCATTGGCCCGATGAGAAGAAAAGCCGCAGCAATTACCTGCCGCTTCTGGAGCTGGCGGTTAAGGAAGAGCCGGAGAACGACCGAAACATGCATTACTTAGGCCGCGAATATATGTTCCATCGGGAATACGGCAAGGCCATTGAAACGCTTGAGAAACATCTTGCCCTTAGAAGTGCCGTGTGGCCGCCTGAGCGGGCCGCCAGTATGCGTTTCATTGCTTGGTGTAAAATCATGCAGGGAAAACAATTAGAGGCCGAGGCGTGGCTACAGAGGGCTATAATCGAGGCCCCCGAATACCGCGAAGCATGGTTTGAAATGATGAAAATCATGTATCATGCTAAAAACTGGAAATCATGCATCTATTACGGCGAATCATGCGTAAACATACGGGAAAGGCCATTATCATACATTTGCGAGCCTGACCCGTGGGGGCCGCTGCCGTTTGATATGCTGTCTATAGCCTATTATAACACGGGCCGCCCCAGAGAAGCCCTGGAAGCGGCGAATCATGCGTTGATGTACGGCCCGGATGACAGAATCATGCAGAACGTGAAAATCATGCAATCATATATCGGGGAACCGTCCTAAGGTCTCCCGAACGACCCCAAGCCGGAAATCATATATCCCCACGCCGTCGCACTCTCGGCGGTAGATACGGGCGGCGGCGCGGGCCTCGGCGAGGGTGCTAAACTTCCGCCGTTCGTCGTGCCCCTCGCCCCTCGTCCATGTAATAACCTGATAACGCATATTGTACCTCCTTAAAATCATACTGCGGCTTTACGCCGCCACAACCGTTATATCGCGGTAAAAATTAGTGTCGAAATAATCAACCATGCTGTTACTGTCATCATGATGGAATGCGTCAAGAACGGCGTTGATGCGGTGCAGCTTTGCGCGGAAGGCCTCGGTATAGATTTTGTTATCATCAATCCTATAATGGTTAATGTCGTGACTGCCGGAGATGTAATAATCATACTCGCGGGCGGCATGGCTGCGGAGCGTGCGCTGCTGCTCGTCTCCGTCTAATGCAAACCATTTTTCACGGTGTATCTGTTCGCCGTCCTCAGTATAAAGCCAGTAACCTATATCGTTACAGCTATAATTATTAATGTATTCGTCACGGCTCACGAAGTCGGTCGCGGTAGCGTTGACCCTAACTCTTACGGACTGCCCGCCGGAGTAGGTCTTACAGCTCACCGTTACGCCCTTAATGCCCTGGGCCTTCAGTTCCTCCCGGACCGCCTTCGACAGCTCGGCGCCGTGCAGGTGTTTACCGGACTTGTTGCCGTCCCAGCGGGTAGCCCCTAAATAGCCCTCGGAGATCGTGCCGCCCAGCTCGTTATCATGCTCACCGATGGCCGCCAGTATATCATTCTGAGCGGCGAACCCGTACCAGCAGCCCTTCTTCGGGTTCCAGCGCATTTTCAGACCGCGCAGAGCGGTTAAAACCTCGGCGGCGGGCTTGCTTTTAAAATAAATTTCATTGCTGTTATATTGTGCGTTCTTCTCGATTCTGTAGCTTGCCATATAAAAAGCGCCTCCTTATTGTTCCATAGTGTTCTTTCCCTTTGGCTGTTTCTTCTGGGACGGGTATGGGATAAATTCCTCCTCGCCCGCAATAATGCTGTACTCAGAGCGCAGAATCGGGTGCGTTTCTCGCTTTTGCTGCTGACGGATTAGGCTAATGGCTTCCTCTTTCGTGGTTGTACTTGCTTGCATTGTCCCATCCTTAAAAACATGAAACCGTTTCATTGCTTTCTCCCTCCATTGTTCGGGGTGGTTCCCCTTTCGATGTCTCTATTATATACTTACGGGAGTATATAGTCAACTGAAATATTAAGGGAAAAGCCTTAAAGAATTAGAAAGATATACTTGCAGCAGTATGCCAGAAATGATATAATTATTGCGGAGGTGATAACATGGGCACATCAGCAACGAGGGCAAAAAGAAAATACAACTCAAAAACGTATGAACGACTTGAAATCACAGTAAAAGCAGGAGAAAAAGAAAAAATAAAACAGAGAGCGGGAAAGTTAGGAAAAAGCATTAACGCCTATATAACCGATCTAATCTATAAGGACATAGAAAAAGAGGGCTGATATAGCCCTCTTATATTATTATCCCAAACTTTGCCGCCAGCAGCTCCCGTCGCGCTTGCGGTATCGGCTTGATCCCGGCACACCACGAATGCACTGCGGCCTTGCTTACCTCACAGGCCTCGGCGGCCTGCTCCAACGTCAGATTGCGGGCCTTGAGCTGATCCCGCAAATACTCGCCGTCGCAGAGCACGGGCGCGCACCGGCCCTGCATATAGGCAAGCTCCCACATACCTTGCTGGTTGAGCGGCAGCGCGTGCTCATCCTCGGTTACATCCTCTGCGCCTTGCAGCGCGTCCCGTATGGCTCTGTCGACATCGGGTGTGAGCTTGCGGTTAATAATCATATACCGCAAGCCCTCACCCAGCCCACGGATGGGCCACATATTAGCTGTCTGCACCCGGCAGTGCGCCCCGATGATGTCGGGGAGCTGCGCCGCCATTATACCATATGCCCGACCCAGGGCCTTAACCGTGTTATCTGTCATGTGCTCACCTCCGTTAATCCTGCATGACCCAGACGCGATAATCAGTTACGGACATAACGGCCCAGCCGCCGTCAACCTCAACCACAACCTCATCACCACGGCAATTTCCCACCGCCTCGTCATACGTGTTAAAATGTACCATTTTCATATCCTCCTTCTGCCGCCGGGCTTGTGACCGGCCTGCCGCATTACCGCCCTTGCGGGCGTCACTCTGCGTTATATTGCCTTATAGCCATTCTCGGTTACATGCGCCTCGGCAATTATATTAACGTTTGCCAGCAGCGGCTCCCCATCACTCCCGGTGTCGACCACATCACCAGTCACAAAATATATATTCGTTCCGCGCATCAGGTAGTTGATCTCCGCCCCTTGCAGTGCGCCGTAACATTTGTAGCAACCCGTTACCCCGTCATACGTGGTATCATAGGCGGATATGCCGGCCTCCATCTCGCCGGTGGCCCAGTTAGTAGACCGCCCTCCCCGCGGTAACTCGCCGAATCGTATATATATATCGCAATCATAGGGCCTAATCATGTTGGCTATGGTGGCCGCTATCTCATCATCGTGATCATGCCCAAACTCTGGCACACAACTGCCCGCCTTGCACTCCTTGATTATTTCCCCGTTCCAGCTGTAATCGCGCCACGCTAACCCGCGCCATGCCCTGATGCCGTCGGCAGCTGTGCCGTATACTATCACGTTCTCGTCCCTCGTCATCATTGTCGTGTGCTCCTCTCTTGTTATGTCTATATTATATACCTGCCAGATTAAAAAGTCAACCGAAAAGATAAACAAACTAAAATAATAAGGCAAAAACTTTTGATGCGGGGGTTTGCGGGGGTAAATACCTATTATAATATCAATATGGAGTATTAGACCGAACCCCGAAGGGGCGGAAAAAAATAAAAAAAGAAAAATTGAAAAGATTGTCAAAGTCCCCCATAAAGGGGGGGATAAACTATCGCAATAAATAAATTACCGTTGCGGATTAAGGAGGTGTAACGTATGGCAAGCAGTAAAGAGCAGTACAGAGGCCAGCCCCATTGTAGACCAGGACTTACAGACGAGCAGCGCCAGGCCGTTAAGTTGTGGGTATGGGGCGAGGAGCAGGAGGACGGCACCACCCATTACATGAGCGGCTACAAGGAGATCGCCGACCGGGTAGGAGTCAACAAAATTACCGTGTGGCGGTGGTTCCGGGAGTTCCCGGTGTTTCAGGCCGCGCTGGACAAGGAGTTGGCAGAGCGGGGCAAGGAGGATGATAAATTTTATCAACGGATGCGTTCTCGTGCGCAAAAAGTCCTCGAAAAAAACCTAAATGCCCCCTATGCACGGGATTCTACGGCCGCAGCTCTGGCTATTTTGAGCCGCTGTGGGGACGTTGACGGGGTGCGGGTAGAGGTCTCCCAGGCCGATGCTGATAGAGTGGTTAGAGGCGGTTTTGGGCGGTCTGACGGCAATGTATAGCGTTTGCATAGTCTGTATATTTCCGGCTCAAGTATTCGTTAAAGTGTAGTTTAACGAATAGTTATAAAACAAAATGTATAAAGTGTTGAATAATACGGGGTTAGTACCTGCATACTGTGTATATATATACAAAAGTGCGGATGAATAACCCCGTTTATGCACCGCAAAAATGTATGTATATGCTGCATAACCGGAGGGGGGTGCCATGGGGGGTGGTTTTTGTAGGGGGGACGCGCCAAACATATAGCTCCCCGCACATTTTTTCTCCCCCACAAAATGGACATTTACACAATTTGTGCCAAGTATAACGTTGACCCTAACGATGTGGTCTACTACTTCAAGCTGCGTAACGGTGAACCGCGCCTTATCCTCAAGGACGATTTCAATGATGTGTACGCCTGCACCCTCGATGAGAAAGCGAGAGTGCAGCTCATTTTTGGCGGACGCGGCTCCGGCAAATCGAACCACATTGTAAGGGAGATAGTAGCCGATACCTACAACGGCCATAATTGGCTTGTGTGCCGTTATTACAAGGTAGACTTAAGAACATCTTGCTTTAATGAAATAATCTCTGTAATAGACGAATGGGGGCTTACAGACGAGTTTTCCGTTGACAAGTCCACCATGACCATTACCTGTTTGTATAATGGCCGTCAGATAATCTTCGGTGCGTTAGAGGAAACACGGAGATTGAAGTCATTGAAGCCAAAGAAGGGTATACTGACCGACATATTCATGGAGGAAGGTGACGAATGCCCCTCCTATGAGGCGTTTGAAGTTCTGGATAACTGTTTGAGAGGCATTGATAAGGACGCAAAGTTGAGAGGATTACCGCAGCCGAACAAGAGGATAATAATGGCGTTCAACCCGTTTCCTGAAACGCACTGGCTTTATAAGGTCTTTTTTGAACCCTTGTGGCATCACCCCGATGTGAAGTCAATAGACGAACTGAAAGCTCTGACCCTGAAAGACAAGACCGCAAGAGGTGTAGTTGAAGGTTCAGATGTTTTTATTTTGAAAACGACCTATGCCGACAACCGTTTTCTTACCGAAGAAGATATTCAGAAAAGGGAGCAATCCACTGGGCAAAGATTATGGGTAGATACGTTAGGGAATTTTGGCAGATTAGGTTCTACCGTGTTCGAGCGCGGAAAGCACTGGAATATTGCAGACCTGTCCGGCAGGGAATTTAGGAATATCCGTGTCGGCAGCGACTTCGGATATAATCACCCCTGCGCTTTTGTTAAGTGTTCGCTGGATAGGCATAACCACAAGATATATGTGTTTGATGAATTATTCGTGAACGAGGTCACTACCCGCCAATACGGGGAGCTGATCTACAATAAGGCGTTAGGCCATGTAGTGTACTGTGACGCGGCGGAGCCTGACCGTATCAAAGAGCTTAAAGAGATGGGCATCCATGCGGACAAATGCAAGAAGGGCAAAGCCAAGGGGGCGAAGTCCGCTATCACCCGAAGAATAGACTGGTTGCACGACTATGAAATAATAATCGACCAGAAATGTGTGAACCTGATAGGAGAGTTTAAGGTTTATCGGTGGAAAACGGATTCCGCCGGACAGAAGTTAGACATACCGGAGGACGCGGACAACCACGGCATAGACGCGCTTTCATATGCCCTGGGATATGATATATTTGCCGGTACTAAGCTTATCGGCGGAGGTAGGATACTGTGACAGAAATGATTTTAACGCGGGAAGAAGCCCGCAGGATAAACGGGGATAACATAAGAACCGTATTCGGCTGTGCGCTGGAGGATTCCATCCTGAAAAGGTGCGATATGTATAAGGAGTACGACTGCGTTGACCTGAATGGCATATATTCCCCTATCCCTAAATACGCGGTAGACATAGCCGCCGGGTACTTCATAGGCTCACCGTGCAAATACTACGTTCAGACGAATACGGTAGTCAAAAAGACTTCCGATGTTGCCGGGCGGCCTAAGATGCAGTTTGAGGACTTGCCCGACAAGAATCCGAGGGACGACGCATATTTGAACCGCTATCGTGCGATAATGCGCCGGAACCATGAGGACAAAGAGAATATGCGGCTTGCCACTTCCGCGCTGATATGCGGCACGGCATACGAACGGATATACGCTTCTAAAAGGGACGGCCTGATAGCTCCAAAGTTCAAGCCCGTGGATCCCAGAAAAGCAATGCTGTTCCACGACCAGACCATAGACCGCAATCCCACGGCTTTTATCATTCGAGAAGAATATTTTTCGCTCGTGGACAATCGGAAGTATGAAACCTATGAACTGATTACGGATGACCGCTGGACAAAGTATATATTTGACGGCAACGTTCGGGAAGAACCCGCCACAGCTTCCGAAATGGCGCTGCTTAAGACTTGCGGCATACCCATTGTAGAATACCCCATGCCAAACAGGGAGGGGTATTTTGAAAAGGTTCTTCCATTGGTTCACGCGAGAAACGCCATTCTGAACAACGTTTCCAACACGTTTAAATATAACGATGAGGCCATTCTTCTTATGATTGGCTACATGCAGCCCGAAACCGATGAGGACGAAGAAGAACTCCACGAAAGGCTGTCCAAATTCAAAACCTTATATCTGGGCGAGGATAATAAGGTTGAATGGCTGATAAAGAATGTTGACATACAATCCATCCAAGGGTACTTCGACATTCTGACTGGCGATATATATGCCTCTTTAGGCCAGACTAACCCCACGGAAATAGCCGAAGTCTACCAGAATATTCAGGCCGTCAGGTATCAGAACTACGGCATGGATAACACAATAATAGCGTATGAGCGTAACTTTGAAAAAGGTCTGCTGGAGGGCAGGGCGCAGAAGATAACCGCGCTGATGAATGAGGGAACCGCAAATAATTATAACTGGGAAGTATTAGATGTGGCGTTCGCAAGGAATATCCCTTCCTCTATGACGGACGAGGCGCAGTTCATGACCCAAGTCAAGGGCTCCGGGCTACTTTCAGATAAGGACATTCTTGATATGGTGTCTTTCGTGGAGGATTCCGAGGCCGCTCATCAGCGGAAGCTTGAACAGGATAAGCAGGAGGCAAACGAAATAGCGGAGGCAATGAATGTACGAGTACGGGGACGAACGGGCGAAGAGCCTGAAAAAAACAATAACGAGGGCGTTTCTGAAAACTAAGGAAACGCTCTTTTATATTGATTCCAACATAAAGGTAATCGACCAGATAAATCTTCTGTACAGAAAAATCCTGAGATTGTCCGAAGAAGCGTACTTAGATATAGCCAAGAAAGCATACGCAGACCATAACGGGCCGGATAGGATACTCGAAGCGTGGGTAATAGGTATTCTGGACGATTACGACCCTGTTGTTAAATACGTTTTCACAAAAGAACTGGAACGAAAGGGGGCAAGATTGGCTGAATCCATAATCGCAGACGCTGAGCACTCCGGCAAAGACCCCCCTACCGTCAATTATCCCCCTATAAAACAGGATTTCACGCGGGGATTGAACTATGTGACATGGCAAACGGACCAATTCGCCATCACCGTTGAAGATAAGACCGTAATAAGGGCCTTTAAGGACAACGGTTATAAAAAAATTAAGTGGCACACACAGAACGATGAAAAAGTTTGCAAAGAGTGTGAAGAACGTAACGGAAAAATTTATCCAATAGACAAAATACCGACAAAACACCCTAATTGCCGGTGCTATTTTACGCCAGAGAAGGCATAAATCCCATTTTGTCAGAGAAGACATAAATCCCAAAGGAGAAAAAATGAAAATAGACATTACCAAAATGGAAGGCTATCGGGAAGATATGACCGCCGAGGAAAAGCTTGCGCTTTATTCCTCTTATGAATTTACACCTGATTACACAGGATATGTAAAAAAAGATGTATTCGACAAAAAAGCCTCCGAGGCCGCCGAGCTGTCGAGGAACCTTAAATCCTATAAGGAGAAGGAAATGACGGACGAGCAGCGCAGGGCCGAAGCGGAAAAGGCCGCCAAGGACGCGGAGAACGAATACAAGACTAAGATTTGCAGCCTTGAAATAGGCAAGATATTTGCCGGAGCAGGGCTGAAAGAGGACGATTTCCCCGAAATGCCTACATTCACGGAGACGGATAAGGCTACGGCCTTTGCGAACTCCATCGTAAAGCTTCTGTCTGCCAAGGTGATTGCGGCGGAGCAGAAAGCGAAAACTGACCTTCTGGGCGGCGGCACACCCCCTGCTTCCGGGGCAGAGGCAAATGAAGCCGCTCAACTCAAAGCGGAGTGGGCGGAAGCTGTCAAGTCGGGCAATATGCTTAAACAAGTGCAGCTTATGACCCTCGCGCAATCCAAAAAAATAGACTTAACTTAAAGGAGAAAATATCATGGCAAACGCCCCTATAATGAGTTTTGCAGTACCTAACTATTCCGGCCTGCTCTACACCAAGAGCAACACCCAGACCCCGTTTATAAACCTTATAGCGGAGCCTCAGTACACCAATCACGTTCAGTTCGCGGTAGATCAGGAGTATTCCCTTGACACTCCCTCCCAGCCTGCAATATCCGAGCAGGCATCAATGACCGCGCCTGACACCAAGAAGATAACCCGCACCCAGCATACCAACGTGACCCAGATATACCAGAGGGCTTGCGAGATTTCCTATGCCAAGGAATCTAACATGGGTACTATGAGCGGTATCAACATAGCCGGTCAGCAGGCGAACCCCGGCGACGAGTGGAACTGGCAGATTTCCCGCCAGATGCTCAATATCGCCAACGATATAGAGTTCACTTCATTGCAGGGCGAGTATAACGCCGCTACCACCGATGCTACCATCAACAAGTCCCGTGGTATTCTTACCGCGCTGACCACCAACGTCATAGACGCGAAGGGCTCAGGTTCTACCGCTGTCGCGCTGACCAAGGCTATGATAAAGTCACTGGTCAAGTCCATCTTTGACAACGGCGGTGATGTGAACGGCATGATACTGATGTGCAATTCCTTCCAGAAGGCGGCTATTTCCGCGCTGTATGAGGGTTCCATGCAGATGCCGGATTCCCGCATGGAGGCTGGTGTGAACGTGACCCGCCTTATCACCGACTTCGGCGATGTAGGCATAGTTCTTTCCCGCGCCATGCCCAAAGACCAGATACTTCTTTTCCGTCGTGATGTAGTGCATCTTGTAGAGCAGCCCACCCCCGGCAAGGGCAACTTCTTCTTTGAGGAACTGGCTAAGAACGGCGCGGGCAAGAAGGGTGAGATATTCGGACAGGTAGGTCTGAACTACGGCCCTGAATGGCTCCACGGCAAGATAACCAATCTTACCACTGAATAACCATGAAATTCTATCAGGGGAACAAAACGAGTATCCCCTTTGATGTGAAGGAAGATAAGGCCATAGCACAGTTTGTGCGTGGCCTTTTTGAGACTTCCAACGAAGCGACGATAAGAAAGCTTATCGCCCTGGGATACGAACACGAAGGAGAGTTTAAGGAAGAAGAACCCAAGCGGCGGGGCCGCCCCAAGAAGGAGGAATAAATGAATGAGGTAATGGTAAACAACGTAAAGCTTCAAACGGGTGCGCCGGACGGCGTTATCCTGATGTTTTTGGAGCGGTATACCGCAATAGCGTGTGCCATTACCCGCTACAAGGAGCCTCCGAAGTGGTTAGAGCCCTATATAGAGGACGCGGCGGTAAAGGCGATAGGGAAGATGGGCGCAGAAGCCTTTAATTCCCAGTCTGCGGCGGGAGTGTCCACTAACTATATAGATATTACCGAGAACCTTAAACAGGCCTTAAAAGGCAAAATGAACCCGTTAGGAGCGGTATATGAGAGCGAAGGATAAGAAGGACGTTTATGTGCTTGCCCCCATTAAGGAGACGGTGAACGGGCAGACTGTTGTTTCGGAGTGGGCCTTAGTCAGACGGTATAAACTTGTGGCTAACTCTGCCGGAAGCGCAGAGGATATAGCCATGTACGGCGAACGTATCAAGGAATATATCAAAATCTGCAAAGACCCCTCCGACGGGCCTGTTCAGATAGTCGAGGGTGACGGAATCTGCTTAAACGACCCGCAGGAAACGCCGAGCTATATTGTGGAATCCGTCAATTCCGCCCGTGGGTTCTCGACATATACGGCAAAGAAGTATGTTTAACGCCAAAGTTAAAGTCATAAAGAGGTTTGAAAGGCCGGATATTCAGTCTGCCATCCGAAAAGGGACAGAGAGCGGCGGTAAGGAAATGGCGGATATAGCTATCTCCATGGTTCGCGTTGATTCGGGGGAGTTGAAGGATTCGATAGAATTTACCATCTTCGATGAAAAAACGGGGGCCGTGAAGGGCAAAGTCCATACCGCAGCTATCCCGCAGGCTATGACGCTGGAATACGGTACGGGTATTTATAACGAGCTGGGTTCTTCGGCAAAAATCCCGTGGTATGTCCATGAGAGCATGGCAGACCTGAGCAAGTACAACTTTGAGACCGTCCTAAGCAAGAAGGGACTGTTCTACAAGATTTATGGCGCACACCCTCACCCCTATATGAAGCCCGCCTTTGACGCGGCAAAGGATTTTGTTGTTCAGTCCGTGGCGGACGAGATAAGGAAACTGCTATGACGAATATCTATAAGGACGCTCAGAAGTATCTTAACAAAAAACTTAAAGTTGAGGTTCAGCCGGAATCTGACGAGACCCCCGAAAGGTTCCCCGTCGTCACGCTGAATATAACCCAGGAAACGGCGGTAAAGTCGCTGGAGGGTGAAGCCCTGCCCGCTACATCAATAAAGTGCGGCGTATGGGGCGAGACCTATATAAGCATTAAGGGATTAACGGGCGTCCTTGACTTGGCCGATAAGCTTCACGCCGCAATGTTGGAAAAACACTACATAAAGACCCGCACGACAGAGCCGTACCGCGACGCAAACGGGAAATGGCACGTCAACGTAGTCTATTTCAAGAAAACCAAAACTTTTTAAAAGGAGAAATATATGGCACAGTATCAAGCTTCCGTAGGCCAGCGCGTATTTTATGATACCGCTTACACTATGGCAAACAAGACCGAGATAGCCGGTCTTACCCAGACCCCCGATAAGGGCGGTTCGCCCTCCGAGGTTTCCGTAAACATTATATCTGAATATTTCGTGCGTAACCTTGCCGGTCAGCAGGAAATGCCCGTATTCGAGTATTCCTTTGTTCCCGACTTCACCGCCGAGACCGGCAATATGGCGAAGATGGGACTTCTGGTCGGTGATGTTATCTGGATTTACGAAGAGTACGAAATCCCTTCCGATGCCACCAAGCTCGGCACCGGTATTCTTTACAAGGGCAAGGTCGTATCCATGTACGCGGGCGGACAGCAGGCGAACAACGCCCAGACGGGCGCATTCTCCGTCAACCTTGTCGGCGATTCCGTGTATATCGCATTCCAGGGCGAAACGACTTCCTATGTTGACCTGTTCAACGGCAAAACCGTAACTACCCCCGTATAAAGGAGAACAACATGAATATCGGTGAATTTGAACTTAAAGCCTCCTGCAAGGCTTATTGCGACCTCAAACAGAAAATAGGCGCTCCTAATCTCAAAGTAAAGTTCCTCACCGCTTACGAGCAGGGCGATTTGGATTTCTTTGCAGATGTGGTAATGTCGTTTGCAAACCCCAAGCCTAAGAGCAAGCAGGCCGTGTTCGATGAGTTTGATAAGCTCATGGAGCAGGGTACTTACATGGAGGACATCTATACCGAGCTGGTGAACTTCGCTTACGGTATGGGTTTTTTCGGTCGTGTAGACCTGAAAGGGCAGAGCATTCAGGACTATATGAGGGAGCCCTTAAACAAGCTGGATATGTCGGCGGCAATGACCGAGGCGATAACGGCGGCGGCGGCGGACGTGGCAAAGAGCGTCGTTCGCTAAGAGAGCAGTTCGAGGACGTTAAGAAAAACATTGAAAAGGATTTCACCGATATAATCTACGATTTGCTCAAACGTGCAAGCATGGCGGGAATGCTCCCAAATCAGTTTTGGGAGCATGAACCCGCCGATATTGTAGACTATATCGAAGCCCGCGAGGAAAACCAATGCAGGGAAATGTACTATTCAAGCGTGCTGGTATCAAGGTTTATTGCCACCAACATAAGCAATATGTTCTCCAAATCCAAGCACGATTTGCCGAAGTACGAAGAACTGTTTGTTCCTGCGTCGTGGGAGCGGAGCCTTGACAACAGGATAGACGAAATAAGAAATAAATTCGGAGGATATGTCCGTGGTCGTTGAAGAATTACAAATTTTAGTCGGTTGTGATGCTTCAACCGCCGAGAAGGTCTTGACCGAACTGGAAACGCGCCTTAAACGCTTCTTAAAGCAGTCCGGCAGTATGCAGAACGCAAAGGCCATACGCGCACAGGCCACAGCGGAAAGGGAAGCACTCAAAACCGAGGCCGTAAGGGTGAAGTACGCGGCTCAAATGGAAGAAGCCAATGCGCGGTTGGCTGTTGCAAAACAAAGGCTTTCAAAAGCCAATAAAGCGGCGGAAGAGACGGCAAAAAAAGAAGCTGCTGCACGAGCTGATGAAATACGCTGGGCGAAGCTGGCCGCCGATGCCGCCGAGGAAACGGCGGCAAGGATACGCGCCGCCGCAGAGGATGAAGCGCAAGCCCGCGCTGATGCAAACGAGGCATACGCCGAGCGTCGCGCTCTTTGGGAAGATAATGGTGGTAAGAGTATTACACAGGCATTCAGGGGAAAAGATAAAAACTGGATTCCGAGTATTGATGAAGCCATTCAAAAAATGCAACAAATACAAGGTGAGACGGAAGGGGCCGGCAGTAAGTTCGATGCATTCAGGGAAAAGGTCGGGACAATCAAAGAGAAGTTTGGCGAGACCGTCACGGCTTTTGGAGGGATAAAAGCAAAAGTCGGAGCTGTCGTATCGAAAATAGGCGGAGCTGTAAAGAAAGTATTCGGCAAGGCTGTAGATGCGGTTAAAACCAAAGTAAAAGATATTACTTCTGGTTTCTCTAAAATGGGAAAGGCTGTGACAAAGATACTGTCGCGTATGATTATATGGCGAAGTATCAATGCCTTAATCATGGGAACTACCGAAGGTATGAATAATATGGTGCAGGCCAGTAGTAAGGCCAACGCCGCCATGTCCCAGCTGCAAAGCGGTTTTACTTATGTCAAAAACAGTATAGCAGCTATGCTGCTTCCTGCTCTGCAATCCATACTCCCCGTAATAAACAAGATAATACAGGCGGTAGCCGGTTTGTTTAATATGCTGGGCGCACTGTTCGCAAAATTCAGAGGCGATTCCACCTTTACAAAGGCGGTATATGTGCAGCAGGATTACGCAAAATCCCTTAATAAATCCAACAAAGCCGCAAAAGATCTGAAAGGCACTCTTGCGGGATTCGACCAGATCAACCTTATTCAGCAGCAGAAAGACAGCGGCGGAACAGGAGGCGCGGATACTTCCGGCATGTTCAAGGAAACATCTGTTGAGAGTATGCTTCCGACCGATGTTTCCAAATGGATGGATAAACTTAAAGCCGCCATAAAAGCCGGAGACTGGAAAGGTGTAGGTACAGTCATTGCACAAGGCTTAAATACCGCAGTAAGCCAGCTCAACGGTTGGATAGATAAGCTCCGACCTAAGATACTGAAAACCGTTCAGGATATCGTAGAAGCGGTAAACGGCTTTATAGAGAACTTCAACTTCCGTAAACTCGGCAATACCCTCGCCAACGGGTTTAACCTTGCTATGAAGGTTGTTGCAAAGTGGCTCAAAGGTATCAAATGGAGCGACCTCGGAAAAGGCATAGGCGATTTTATCAATGGCTTTGTGGAAGATTGGGATGCAGCCGCGACCGCTGATGTTATAGAGGCGAAGATAGGCAGTGTTCTTGATTTTCTGACAGGTATTATAGAAACAACGAACTGGAACGAGGTAAGCTCGAAGTTGCAGGAAATGCTTGAAAATATTGATTGGGAATCAATAGCGGAGAAAGCGTGGCGGCTCCTAATCGCAGCACTAAAGGCGAAGCAGAAGATATTCTACGGCATAAATAAAGGTCTTGGGCAGTCCAATGAAAAGATGGATATACTTAATGACGGCAAACACGACAAGATACAGTTGGGCGGTACAGTATCCTTAGAAACAAAGGATGATGAAACAAAAAACCTTATAAATTGGTGGGAAAAAACGAATGCCGACCAATGGAAAACTCTGCGTGTGGATACCGCAATAAGCCAGAAAAATTCAACAGGAGACTGGGACAAAACCGTTGAATGGTGGAAAAACCTTAAACCCGAAAACGAGAAACAAATACGCCTTAACACCGAGGGAGCAACCCTTAGTTTAGATAACCTCCGCGAAGAATGGAACAGCTTCAAGGAGTGGTGGGAGAATACTGGTATCGCCAAGTGGTTCGAGGAAAAGGTTCAGCCGTGGTTGACTAAAGAAAAGTGGGCAGAAGCCGGTGAAGGCATGAAAGAAGGCATCGGAGAGAAATGGGAGGCCGTCGTTGAATGGTGGAACACTTTAGGCATTGTGAAATGGTTCCGTGAGAATGTTGAGCCGTGGTTCACAAAAGAAAAGTGGACTTCTGCTATGGACGGAGTTGAGCTCGCGTTTAAGGACGTGTTCAAGAAAGCCATTAACGCTGCTATATCGCTGATGAACAAGCTCATCAACTGGGTAAATGAGAAGATGCACATTACCATTGATCCTCTTGTTATTGGCGGCAAAACGATATTCGCGGGCGTAGACAAACAATTATTTACCCTTAAAACTATTCCCCTGCTGGCGCAGGGCGGCCTTGCTTATGGCGATACCCTCGCAAGGGTGGGCGAATACGCCAACGCCAAGAACAATCCCGAAGTCATAGCCCCCCTTGATAAGCTGCAATCCATAATGGGCGGGCTGAACGATAAGGATACCCAAACCATCATAGCCCTGCTCAAGAGAATAGCGGATAAGGACGTGGAGATAGCACTGTATCCCTCTGCGAAGCTGGGCAGGATAGTCAATCAATCGGTCAATATGAACAATATTGCCATAGGTAACGTGTGATGTATAGATATGATATAGGCTTAAAGGTGGGGAGCTATACGCTCCCCGACCCCTCTAAACTGAATATGACACTCGCTGACCTCGACACGGAGGCTGAAAGAGACGCTTCCGGCACACTCAACCGAACAATGGTAGCGCAGAAGCTGACCGTTGAATTGTCGTGGGACGTGCTGACATGGGAACTGTGCTCGGCGATATTACAAGCAGTCGATTCCGACAGCTTTTCTTTCACCTGTCCGAACCCTAAGACCCTTGCGGGTAACTATTCCGGCACGTTTTATGTAGGCGACAGGAAAGAAGAAATTATCTGGTTCCCCGAAGGTGATAAGAACAAGGCGTATATTTCCTTGAGCATGACGGTAATAGAGTATTGACACTTCCCCCTAAAGGCGTAATAATGAAATTACATATCTTTAGGGGGTTTTGTTATGAAAATAATAGCTCTTAAATGCCCGAACTGTAATGCCGATATAGAGTTAGATCAGGATAGGGAATTTGGTTTCTGTAATTATTGCGGAACCAAGATAATGATCGCCGATGCCGTACAGAAAGTGAGCGGAACGGTAAATATAAATCGCTCGTCCGAAATCAATAACATTCTCAAAAGAGCGAAAGACTACGAAGAACGGCAAATGCTTGATGACGCCGAAAAATATTACGACCGTGCTCTTGATATTGACATGGACAATCAGGAGGCACAAGAGGGCTTGGAACGTGTAAAAACAACGATACTCGAACCCAATGTGATAATAGAACGCCCGGAGTTGGAAGGTTCATACGCCGAACAAATTGTAGTCAGCGAGGACGGTGAAGAAGTGTGTCGGCTCGGTTTGGGCGAACGCAGTTTTATAGAATGCCCGGTAGGCAGGCACGTGTTTGACATAAGAACGAGGAATGAAGCCATTAAAGCACGAATAGCCATAAAAGACAGGCGGGATAGCGCGAAAATTTCTCTCTGGTTCCAGCGCGGGTATGGACTGTACGGACACGCAGAGGGTTCCGCAAAGATAATAACCAACGGCGCAGATGCCATTCCGGCGGAAACTGAAACGACAAAGAACACGCCGACAGGCGGCGGCGAATTTAATGTATATCTGGGCGGTAAACCTAAGAAGAGCGGTTGCCTGACCAAAATTCTAATCGCATTCGGCATATTGCTTTTACTCGGAATTATCGGCTCATTAAGATAAATACTCCGTGACACCTTCGGGTGTCTTTTTTATTGGAGGCAAAATGTACACAGTAAGCACAGGCTTTCGTAACGCCGTAATGTCGGGCAAGCCCCAAAAGCTAAAGCTGACATTCGGCGAAAATCAGATAGCGGAACAAAACCTCTCTATCTCCGGCTTGACCTATTCAAGCATGGCTTTTGAGGACGAAGAACTGACGATAGGCGCGGCCTGTTCCGCAGAACTGGGGGTAGAACTCCTTAACTTTGACGGGGGGCTGTCCTCTTTTAACTTTGACGGCACGGAGTTCACCGCCTCGATAGGCGTACTCGTGGGGGAAGAATACGAATATGTTCCTCTGGGCGTGTTTATCTCCGAAAAGCCCGACAAACTTAAACCTAAAAAAATAAGCATCACCGCCCATGACAGAATGGTAAAGTTCGATGTGAGCGCAGATGCTTTTCTTAATTCTCTTTCGTACCCGACTACACTAAAAAATATTTTTACATCGCTTTGCGCTCATGTCGGCGTACCTGCTTCAATAGCAGACTTCCCCAATTCGGGGAAAACCTTTGATTCGCCGCTGTTCAGGACGCAAGATGTTCTCTGCCGGGAAGTTCTTCAATGGATAGCCGAGGCGGCGTGTTCCTTTGCCCGCATATCCCGAAGCGGAGTATGTGAACTGGCGTGGTTCACCGATGCCGATGTCACCTTTAATAAGACCGCCAATTCTGCGGACTATTATAACGCCGTGGTATCGGAGTATCAGGTAGCCAAGATAGACAAATTACAAGTAGCCGCTTCCGAAAAGGATATAGGCGTAATAGTCGGCACGGGGACGAACGCTTATCAAATAATAGACTGCCCTATGCTGTATGGCTATACCGATGCACAGATAAGACCTTATGCACAGGTTATCTATAACCGCTTAAACTCCTTTGCGGCGTTTACGCCTGTCGAGCTGGACGCAAAGGGCGATTGGTCTTTGGAAGCAGGCGACATGATAAAGGTAGTCACGGACGATGGGACTTATACCTTCCCCATTTACCGCATGGACTTGACCTTTAAGGGCAGGGCAAGGATACAGTACATAAGCTCCGGCTCCCCTCTGCGCCCCGCCATAAGCGCGGAGAACCGCCGGACGCTCATAGCCGGACGCGCAGCCCATGAAATAGAAATGACCGTTGAGGGAATGAAGCAGACGGTCACACGGGTAGCTTTCCTGACCCCTGTTGAATCCGACACCGACCCCTCTTTAGGGTGGGACGATGACCAGAAAACCGCGAATACGGGGTATCAATGGTACAACGATGGCAAGATAAAGGTATGGACGGGTTCCGCGTGGCAGACGGTCATCTCCCCTAAATACAACCAGACCGCCACGCCCACGGGCGCAAAGGAGGGCGAATACTGGTACAATCCCTCGACAAAGGAAATAAAGCGTTACACTGGCTCGGCGTGGGTGGTAGATAACACCGTATGTATGCCTACCACATGGACGCAGAATATGCAGACACAGCTTGAAATAACCGCCGAGGGATTGTCGAGCACCGTCACCAAGGACAATATTATTTCCACCATAAATCAAAGCTCGGAAGCGGTATCAATAAGCGCGTCAAAGATAAACCTTAACGGCGTTGTCACGGCGAACAACAACTTCAAGATAGATACAAACGGCAAGATGACGTGCGTAAACGCCACCATAAGCGGCACAGTGACCACCGGCAACCTTAATGCATCAGGCGGTACGATTGCGGGATTCGATATACACGGCAGTTACCTTGAAGGCAATACTTGTTCGCTGTACTCAGGGCAAAGTGGAGGTAAGTTAAAGCTTGGTCAAATAACCCTGTCAGGCCAAAAAAGCGGGCTTGTTACGCTGGGAGTTGATTATTCTATTAACGCCGGTGCTACTATATTTACTAAAGGTTATCTGCAATGTGATCAAATTTATGATTATTCTGTCAACACTTATACGCTACGATGGGCGGCATCAGGCGGAGGATATATAGGCTATGCTTCCTCCTCGATACGCCGCAAGGAGAATATTCAAGATGCGGGGTTGGATTGTATAGCAAAAGTGAACGCTCTACGTCCCCGTAAGTTCACATGGAAATCCAGTGGTAAGCAGGATTACGGGCTTATAGCCGAAGAAGTCTATAAGGTATGCCCCGAACTCGCTATAACCGAAAAAATCAATGGCAAAGATGTCCCGTGCGCCGTTGATTACGAGGGCGGATTGCCCAAGTTGTTATTGCCTTATGTGCAGGACTTAAACCGGAGATTATCAGCATTGGAGGAAAGATATGGCGTTGTATCTACCTAAAACTACAAAAGAGGGCGTTCCCGTAAATTATTGGGTAATAGATGATGTTAAGATAGACAGAGTAAACAAAAGGGTTGACGCGACAGTCAATCCTTATTTTTCGCAGGAAGCACGGCTGGCGGGTGCAAATCCTATAACTTTCGCGGCGGTGAAGATTCGAGTAGAGGACATCGTTTATCCTTCTGAAGAGTATGGCGAAAACTCGACCGATTACACTGACTATTTTAGCCCGTCCGCGCTCGAAGGACAAACGTTGTATCAGGTTGTTTATAACTATATCAAAACCCATGATGACAGATTTAAAGGAGCTACGGATATATGACAGACGAACAGAAAGCCGTTATACAAGCGATAATACGCACACTTAATACTTCTATACCCGTTGTAGCGAAAGCGGACTTAGACGCGAAATTAGGCTGTATTCTGGCCTTAGAAAAACTTGCGGAGGACGAACAATGCACAGAATAACGGTTGACGGAAAGTATCTTCTCACCACCCCTATACAGTCCCTTGTTATCGAGGGTGAAAGTCTGGCGGATACCGTCACTATCAGCATACCCTTAGATGCCCGTGATGTAGACCTTGCCGCCGCAGGGTTCACCATAAAGGCGTACTGGCCCATGGACGGCACGGAAGCAAGGTATGTGCTGTATAAAGATGTGGGGGAAGATATAACCCTTACATGGCATATCACGCCGCTGTTTACGGGCAAGCGGGGCATGATGAACCTCACACTTTTAGCCACTCTGGCGAACGATGAGAAGAACATCATAGCCAAGTGGACGGGAACGCGGCCCATTGAGATAATAGCCGACCTTCCCGGTTCCAACCTTCCCACCCCCGGCGTGGCGGAGCAGCTTCTTGCCGAGGTGCAGGACTTAGTATCCCAAGCGTTAGGCGCGACAGGCCCCACGGGGCCGCAGGGTGAGGTAGGCCCCACAGGCCCCCAAGGCCCGCAGGGTGTACAAGGCCCCGCAGGAATACAAGGCCCCAAGGGCGAACAGGGCGCGACTGGCCCCAAAGGCGAGCAGGGGATACAAGGCTTGCAAGGCCCCCGTGGCGAGCAAGGCCCTATCGGCCCACAAGGCCCGGAGGGCAAGAAAGGCTTGCAGGGCGACGCTGGCCCCGTAGGCCCCACTGGCCCCGAAGGTAAGAAGGGCGATAAAGGCGACACGGGAGCCGCAGGAGAAACGGGCCCCGCTGGCCCCAAGGGTGAGCAGGGTATCCAAGGCCCTAAAGGCGACCCCGGAGACAAGGGAGACACGGGCCCCAAAGGCGATACGGGAGCCACAGGCGAACGAGGCCCCGCAGGAGCGCACTATACGCCCTCTGTGACCGCTGACGGCGATTTATCGTGGAGTAATAACGGCGGGCTGGAAAACCCCGCCACAGTCAATATACGGGGGCCACAGGGCGAACAGGGAGCCAAGGGCGACACGGGCGAAGGATTTGCTGTGTTAGGCTATTACGCTTCTCTCTCCGCATTACAGACCGGAGTATCTAACCCCTCCGCTGGCGACGCTTACGGCGTGGGCGCGGGCGAACCGTATGATATATATATCTGGGACGGCGTAAACTCCAAGTGGGTAAACAACGGCCCCTTACAGGGCGCAAAAGGCGAGCAAGGCCCCGCTGGCCCAAAAGGCGATACGGGCCCCAAGGGCGACCCCGGCGCGAAAGGCGATACGGGCGCAAGGGGAGAACAAGGCCCCACGGGCGAAGCCGCCGGATTCGGCACACCCACCGCCACGGCGACCACCCTTGACGCGGGAACCGCCGCTACCGTAGAGGTGACAGCTTCCGGCGCAGATACCGCAAAAGTGTTCACCTTTAAGTTCGGCGTTCCCAAGGGCGAACAGGGTGCGACTGGTGAGCAGGGCGCAAAGGGAGAGCAGGGAGCGAAAGGCGACACCGGAGCTAAGGGCGACACCGGCCCGTACTTTACCCCCTCGGTATCCGCAGAGGGCATACTCTCGTGGAGCAATAACGGCGGCCTGAACAATCCCCCTGAAGCCAACATAAAAGGTCCGCAGGGCGAGCAGGGCGAACAAGGTATCCAAGGCCCCGAAGGCCCGCAGGGCATACAGGGAGAGCAAGGCATACAAGGAGAGCAGGGAGCCAAGGGTGACCCCGGAGCCAAGGGCGACCCCGGCACAGCCGCAGGGTTTGGCACGCCTACCGCCACGGCAAACACCCTCACCGCCGGAGCCGCCGCCACCGTAAAGGTAACGGCAAGCGGCGTGGACACCGCAAAGGTATTTGATTTTGAGTTCGGCATCCCGCAGGGCGAAAAAGGAGCCACAGGCGAAAAAGGCGCGACAGGCGACCCCGGCGCGAAGGGCGATACGGGTGAGCAAGGCCCACAGGGTATCCAAGGGCCCACGGGCGCGGACGGCCCCAAGGGCGACACCGGCCCGTATTTTACCCCCGCCGTCTCTGCCGAGGGTGTTATCTCATGGAGCAACAACGGCGACCTCGCCAACCCCGACCCCGTCAACATCAGGGGCCCACAGGGCGAGACCGGCGCCACCGGCCTCCAAGGGCCTGCCGGAGAGACTGGAGCCACAGGACCAGAAGGACCTAACGAGATCACTACCGAGACGCAAACTAATTTGACCGGATTACTAAAAGGTAATGGTACAAATGTGCAACAGGCGGAAGCTGGCACAGACTACCAAGCCCCTATTGTAGAAACAACTGCAACATTAGTGGCTACTGATTGGGTGGTTGGTGATTATAGTATAACGCAGGCTGTATCTGTAGACGGTATGAGACAGAATAAAAAAGTTATTATTAGCCCGGATATTAACAGTATGGAAGAATATCTTAGAACCGGCATATATTGCGCCAAACAGACTTACAACGCATTGACGTTTCAAAGCACCGTTACAACGCCGCCAACGAACGATTTAACTATCAATGTTTTAATAATGGGGTGATAATATGATGTATCAAGTGACTGGAACGGGTTTGCAAGCTGCACCCATCACTACAACAATACTCCCCGCCAGCGGCACGGCGCTGACGGCAAACACCATATATAACGTATCCTCTCCTGTGGGTACATACGTGTTTACCCCGCCCGCATCCGGCTGGGCGCACGGCATGTTTTCTACGGGAAGCAGCGTATCAGTGTCATTTAGTGGCACATTTATGGGCGCGGCCCCTACCATTGAAGCATCTAAAGCGTATGAATTTGATGTGTTCGATGGTGTGTGGGCAGTACAGGAGGTTGTGAGCGCATGATACCCTTGCAGTTTGCCTTACGGCGTAGAATGATGATGACAGGGGGCGGCGGTGCGCCCATATCCGAGTTGCCGCTGGGTACGTTGATAAATGTAGGCACGGACGGTGGAGCGGGTACGCCTAACTATGAGATAGCGGACAAGGATAATCTTGTGAGCGGCGGCGTGGTACTGGTGAGGAAAAACATCTATTCCAGTTCGAAATTTGGTGAGTATTCTTTTTACGCCAACAGCACTTTGGACAATTTGGTAAAAACAACTATTTACAATAGAATGCCTCAGAAGCTCCGTAATAAAATGATGGATGTAACGTTCGCGCTCGCCGGTTCTGAGAGTGTTACTCGTAAGATGTTTGTTCCAACGCTGACTATGATGAGCGGAAGAGCGAATGAAACCTATGAAGGTAAAGTTGCATGGGAAGGAGTAGGTTTGCAATTATACACAAACGATGCAAGCAGAATACGAACGAAAAATGGTTATGGAGAGGAATGGTGGTTATCTTCACAATATTCCACCGGAGGGTATACTTCCGGCTACCATGGCGGCGTGAAATATGTTGATTATTTGGGTGGTATTACAGTTTATGGCAACTCTTCTAATAATAGCGATGGCGTTGCCCCCGCTTTTGTAATACCCTCCGATACACCTTACAATGCTACACCAAATACAGACGGTTCATATAATCTAATCCTATAAAAGGAGCAATACAATGCTAAACACAAACTATGCCAAGCTGGCGGGGGAGTATCCCGAATATTTACGCCTGCCGGTTGAGTTGCAGTCGCCGCTTATAATCAACGGTGTGACGCACCCCGCAGGGGCGCACCTCTCCACCAATGACGATACGGCGATAAAGGAGCTGGGCTATAAGCCTGTGACCCGTTCCCCCATGCCCTCAAAGGAGGGCTTTTATTATACCGAGAGCTGGGAGGACAACGGCGCAGAGATAGTCCAGAGCTGGACGGAGCATGAGGCGCAAGCCACCACGCAGGACTATATAGACGCGCTTGCGGAGCTGGGGGTGAATGTGAATGACGCGCAGTGAACTTATGGCGCTGGTAGCCGTGCGTAAAGCGGAGATAGAGGCGCACGAGACCGACCTTGTAGAGGTGTTGACGGCGGCGCGGGCAGGGCTTACCCCCACCCCCACGCAGGGCGCACCGTGGGACGCTGAGACCCGCTATATAGCCGGGGATACGGTTGAGGGATATGTCGCCCTCAAATACAGCCGCAACAAGCCTCCTGCCGCCAACCTCGGCACATATTGGGCGGTGCAGACCGTGACCTATCCCGCGTGGGGCGACATCGAGGACGGCACGGTGATTGAGGTAGACACCATAGTGACCTACAACGGCAAAACGTGGCAATGCACCGAGCAGCACATCAAGTCCACCGTCTACAAGCCCAAGGCGGGCAGTACCAAGTGGACGGAGATCGCAAGTTAGCGGGGTGATTATGTGTCAATTATGAAAATCAAAGATGCCGTTACCGGCGACTGGCAAGAAGTAATAGCGCTTCAGGGACCACCCGGAATCTTTACTCGTAATACTTATACGGAAAGCCCAACTACCATAACATTAGCCGATGCCAACGAGTATTATCTTACCAATGTTTCTAATATAGAATTTTTGTGGCCGTCCAACCAATATTTTGAGTGTTGGGTCACATTAACCCTATCTAATGAGGCTGATCATATCATTGCCTTTCCAGAAGATATGCGTCAAATTGGTGATACGCCTAATTGGAATACTCCGGGTGCAACTTTTGAAATCTCCATTAAAGATAAAATTGCGATATTTAAGAAAGTAGTTGAACCTAACGTTGCAACTTAAAGGCATTAACTTATGGATAGACGTTTTTTTAAACAACGTAGAATGTTATTGCTCCCAAGTGTAAATTTAACTATCACATTAACTGGCACATGGGATAATTCTGGAACATTTGGCGAACGTTATGTGAAGATTAACAACGAGATAATTACCGAAAACGGAGTTTATACCGTTTGGGAAGGTGATATTGTAATTTTGCATACAAAGATAAGCCCCATCATGGGCGGAAGCGAGAATTACGGTATATTTGTGAATAACAAGTGCGTGAGGACAGCGGCAAACTGCGTAAATCACGGCCCGGACTATGGATATACCGTCACGCAAAACTGTACGATAAATGGTCAGGGCAATGTACACGCAAGGGGCGGCTATGCCAGGATAGACGTCACGACTTAATATCAATGTTTTTATGAATGTAAGAAAGGAACTCAAATGAAGAAAATTGTAGCAATAATTGTAACTCTGATGATGATACTTGCGATGAGCTGTGCGTTTGCTTTCGATTGGAGCAATGTCACTGTGCAGTCTGCGGGTTGCGACAAATACAATGTTGTGCTGTACAAGCTGGAACGTGTTGAGGGAATCAATGGCGACTTCTTCCGCATAGCAACTAATAGCACCACTAAGATTGGTGATACCGTATACTTTGGCGGCTATGCTGTGGGCGAGAACTCTGTGCAGGCGTTTGCCAATGCGTTTCTAATGGAGGACTATAAGCTGATTGATCTGGCTCGTATAACTGAGGTCACTACTACCCAGTTCGAGGAGGATGCCGTTGGTGGTATCACTACCCCCATTTTCTCTGCTAAAGTTATCGGCAATGACCCCACCGTTAAGGTTGTGCTAAAGTCCGGCAATGATGTAACCGAATGTACTTATAAGGGCCAGCAGATTGTTGCTTCTGCCGACGCTACGCAGGTTAAGTTAGGCGATTTTACTTTTGTCCGCAATCTGGCTAATGGCATGGTCAGTGAAGTGTATTACGATCAGAACAAACTGGACAAAGCTCTGATGACTGCCGCCGACTATGAGAAGGCAATAGCGGCTCTTAGCGTACTAAATATTACCATAACTGATGTTGAGAATCTGACAATTTGCATGAGCAATGATAACATCATTAAGAATTTTGGTAATTATTGCGAAACCACCAAGTCTATCTGCTGGGGTGCGAAGTGCAAGGTAGAAATTGCTACTATGGAGATTCCTAAGACTGGTGATATGCCCTTGTGGGTAGAGATACTGAACTTCCTCGGTATCGAACTGTAAGTTATTGAATAATCGGGCGGGTGTCTTATGAGATGCCCGCCTTTTATTTTGCCGCAAAGGAGGTTCCTGTGAACGCGAAAGTATACAATCAAACGATGCGTAATGCGTTTCACGCCAAGGGCTATAAGGGCAAACATATCATTTTTGCCGTTATAGACAGCGGTGTAAATCCTGTGGGCTGGCTCAAGGGAAAGGTACGGTATTCATCCCTATTCCCCGCCACAGACACAAACGGACATGGCACATTTGTGGCTGGGCAGCTCATTGAATGGTGTCCCGAAGCTGCTGTGCTGTCTTACAACGTATTGCCTAATGGCACTGGCAAAGTATCTGACACCAATGCCGCTTTAGCCGACATTCTGAAACGTGTTAAGGCTGACACTTCACATCAATATATAGTCAATATGTCTTTAGGCGGCGGCGGCAGTGTCGTTAATCCGTCCATTGTGCAACAGGGCAAACTCATCTCCCAACTTGTTGATGAAAATGTGCCGGTGTGTGTATCGGCTGGCAATGACGGCAAGGAAGCGAAGTTGGATGTTTGGCCGAGTTGTTTTCACGACCCTGTGTGTGTCGCCGCTATCAACGACAATGGCGCAAAAGCCAATTTCAGTACATGGCACAACGAGATGGATGTTGCCGATGCTGGTGTATCTATTAAGGGATTAAGCCACACTGGTGCGTCTGGCGTATATATGTCTGGTACTTCTATGTCTGCGCCTAATGTGGCAGGCAAGATCGGGTTGATTATGAGTAAGTATTATACCGACAATGGAGATTGGCCTTCGGAGTCTGCGGTGTATGACACGCTCAAGAATAACTGCATTGACCTTTACAAAAAGGGCTACGACCCCTATACCGGTTATGGTTTTGTTTATATGGATGGCTCAGTGGGTGTGCAAGCAACATACGGCATTTGCGCCAAAACAACTGGCAATGTGCGGCTTCGCCAAGGGGCAAGCACTCTTACCGCTTCTCTGGCGGTTGTGCCTAAAGGTACACCCATTATTATTTGCGCCCATAATGCAAGCTGGCACAAATGCACGGCGTTTATCGGTGGCAAATGTGTAGTCGGATATATGAGTACCAAATATGTGAAGGAGGTGAAATAAGTGTACGACGTAACGAAGTTTATAGAATTTGCTTTGAGCCATGCCAAACGTGCGTCTGTGCCGGAAGGGGCTAAACTGCTTGTGCCGCTTAATAAGGTAGGCGTTGCCGGTGAATGGGAATACCTCTTTGGCACTACTGGCATTGTTTGCACTCAGTCAAAACTCGACCAGAAGTGGCGCACATATTACAAGCCTAATGGTTGGACGCTGGCTAACTATAAGGCAGCTACTAAGAATTGGGTGGCCGAAAAGCGTATTGTGTGTGACTGTCAGGGTTTGTGTGACTATTTCCTTAAAAATGACACCAACGCTAAAGGTAACTACGCTCGATATTGCACCGCCAAAGGTTCCACTAAGACTATTACACGCAAATACGTTATTGGCGAAGCGGTCTTTAAGGGTTCTGCTCCCGGCTCTATTACCCATGTAGGTTGGATATGCGGCTTTATGCCTAATGGTGAACCGCTGGTGGTTGAGGAAAAGGGGCTTAAATATGGCTGTGTAGTTACTCGCCTGTCTCAAACTGCATGGACTTATCGTGGCTTAATGACTAAGAAGTTTAAATACGAGAATGTGCCGAGTGAATCGGCCACGCCCTCCACGCCTGTTAAGGATACCACTTATCACGGTCAGATTATGGGTAATGTTTATCTCCGCACTGCTCCCAGCGTCACTTCCTCTAAGGTTATGGTGCTGCGTAAGGGCATGAAGGTTCTGGCTACTCCTTACAATAACGAATGGGCGCAGGTAGCAACGTATGTGAATGGTATATCCCGTACTGGCTACGCCTCGATGAAGTATATAAAAGAGTTATGAAAATTCCACGACTAAATCAAAGATTTGCTACCAAGTGCCTGATATTTATTGCCATTTTCCTGTGTGTTTTTACTGTGCTACAATATGCCAGCTTTATGATTACCGGCATGGAACAGACACAACTTATTGAGTCTGTCTTTACGGTGATCGGCTTAGAGTGCGGCTGTCTGATACTCAAACGTATATGCGATGTGGTATTTAAGAAAAAGAAAACGCAGGATGAAGTGCCTGAATTTGAGGATTTCCCCGATATGAACGATGACGGTGAGGATATAGCCGGTTAGAAAGGAATGTTATGAGTATAGATTGGACTACTATTATTGCGACAGCGCTGGAATCGCTAATACCCCTTATAATGACTGTGCTGTTTTATCTGGCACTGCGCTGGCTGAAAAGCAGGGGCGCAACCAGCGACCAGATACAGTTAGCTACTGAGGCTTGGAAGATATTCCAGAGCTGTGTGCTAAGTGTAAATCAGACCTTTGTTGACGTGCTAAAGGAGCAGGGCGCGTTCGATGAACACGCACAGGAGCTTGCCCGTATTAAGTGCAAGGAGCAGTTTGAGCTACTGATTTCTGAGGAAATGAAGCTGGCTATCAATGCACTGTACGGTTCTCTCGACGCATGGATAGATGCCAACCGTGAGGCAATGGTTTGGCAGGCAAAGCAGGATAAGAAAACTGCATAATGAGAGGAGGTCTGTATGGCCGAACAATTATCCATAGCTATATATAGCGGCATTGGTGTGGCCGCTGTAGTAGCTATTAAAGAAGTCATTATGTGGTGTTTAAACCGCAAGGCCCACAAAGAAGATGCGGAAGCGCAGTCTGCGAGTGACACTCTGGAAAACAAGCTGGACCAACTGCAAACAAATGTTACGACACTGACCACTACCATGGTCGCGTTTGGCGAAGCACAGAAACGGCAAGACGCAGGGCTAATAGAGATGTTGTCCTGCAATATTGACCACTTATGCGATAAATACATTCTACGCAATGGCGTGCGCGTGTCAGAATTGGCGGCGTTAGAGCGTATGTATGAAGCGTATCATAGGTTAGGTGGCAACGGATACTTAACTCATCTGATGGAACGTGCGCGGACACTGCCCATAATCTCCTAAATACAAATAGGGAACCTACTGACCCAAAAGGCTGGTAAGTTCCCTATTTTTTACTCAATATGCTAAGGTTTATGCACACTAAATAAGCATTAACATAGTAAGCGATGACGTGTCAGGTCTGCCAATCTGAGTCGATGGTATC